ACCATCATCTGCCTTACGGCACTTAAATTTTCTCTTCTTAACTTTGCCACCCCTGCCTTTCGGTTGCTTAGCAGTACCACCAAGGGGTGCGTCCAGACCTGCTGTGGGTCCATTCTCATCTGCACCTGCACTGAAACCAGCAGCACCATTAGCGGTGCCAGTATTCATAGTGGGTGCACCCTCTTCCTTCAGTTTCTCTCTCCTCTTACGCTTGGCATAATCCATATAAGATTCACCAGGTTTCAGAGACTTACTGTAGTCTTTCTTGGGTTTGGATGATGAAGCACGGTCTTCACGAGCACGTTGGTTAGCACCAGGTCCACCCAACTTACGATCCTTATCTGGATCGGGATGCCAGAAATCACCACGTTCTTGAATGTTTTCTGTTTCCTGCTGCTTCTTCACCTGACGTGCCAACTCTGCTTGAGCCATAGTGCTACCTACTTCCTTCGCAGTATTCTTGACTGCCTTCTTTGTGCTTTTGCCAACTGCTCTAACGCCTTTGCCAGCAGCTTTGGTAGCAGCTACAGCACCTCTTGCTGCAACTTTACCAATCACCTTTGCGCCAACTGCCGCTGCCTTAGCAGCACCAGCAACGACAGGTGCAATCTCGTCGAGGTTCTGTTTGTTTTTATGAAATTCATCTACCTTTGTGTAAGGAGCATACAAAGGATAGTCGTAATTCTTACCCATTTGAAACCTCGTTATAGTTCACTTAGTTGTTTACTAATGTGTGGATCAATTTCTACAAAGTCTAGCGTTCCACACCCCGCTTCGGGGTACATATTGAGATACAAAACATATGTTTTGAGGATTTCCCAATACTGCTTCTCTAATTTATACACTAACAAAGGTATGGCAGCATCACCGAAGACATTGAACAACACAATTAAGTGGTTCAATATCAAATGATTACGCAATACCCCAGTCTTTACATACCTTCCGAAGAGACGCTTCAAATATTTGAAGCGCATCATATCTTCTAGAAAATCATCGTATGTGACAGACTGGGGATTGTCATAATGTTTCATAGCGAACATCATAAAGTTGTCCGCTGTGAGACTACCAAAATGCATAACAAATTATAGGTTAAAAATCAAGAGACGAAAGTCAGAGTAGCAACACTACTTACGACTTCAGCAGCACCCTTGCTAGAGTTAATTTTAACTCTGTACTGGTTGCCGTCGTTAGCAGCAGTCTGTCCAGAGAGTACGAGAGATGCACTGGTTGCACCAGACACATTAGCGAATCTTCCAGCGGAAGATGTTCTCTTCTGCCACTGATAAGTGATAGTACCAGACTGATCCACAGTTGCTGCGACAGTGAATGTTGCTGCACCCGAAGAAGTGTTCTGGTTAGCAGGTTGAGTACCAATAGTAATGGTCTCAAGCACGTCTGCTGCCACTGTTTCATCAGCAACGTCACCAGATGTACCTACTGCAACTCTAAGTGCTGCAAGTTTTTCTGCCTTATGACGTGTGGTTCCTTCTGCTGTGTTGTATGTTCTATACAACCACCAACCAGGTCCATCGATGCCACGTGACTTGTTAGATGCAATACCATCTTCAGTGGTATCAACAAATACGAGTTGGTAATCAGAGTTGCTGTCGCCACCCTTGATCACATATTCTGCGACTGCTTTAGGGGGAGTTCTGCGGACTGCGCCAGACAGAGCAGCAGCGGTGCTACCTGCATAGTTCTTGTGCAGTTCGATAGAAGTTGTGCTATTAACTTGCTTAACGATGTACGCGACACCACCAAGTTCCAACACATCTCCAACTACTACTGTATCTGCAGCGTTCTTCGTAACAGTGGCATCGCCATTGGTGACGGCAACATTGTTAGAGAAGGTCGCGGCATCAATTTTTCCGAAGATTGCCATTGTTGTTTGTCCTCTACGATTGAGTTTCCTATATGTTATTTATGTAAATGAAAAAGGGACCACTCGGGTCCCCTTTGCATTACTCGCCTTCGCGAGTGCGGACTGCTTTAGTCACTGCTTCAAGCAGTTTGTCATCCATATCTGTCTTAGTCAGTTTGACTGCTTTGCCAAGAATAACAAGGCAGATTTCGATCAGTTTGTCACCGAGTTCCTCATCATCAGGAATCTTAGCGACAGCGGCGTCTACAATTTTGTAGGCGAAAGGGAGAAGAAATGATAGCATAGCGATACACCATATGGGTCTATCTTATATATGCTTATTTCTTCTTCTTTGAGGTATCCATAATGGCACCTTTGCCATACTTCTTCTCGATCTCACCCTTTACGATGTCCAGAGCGGAAGGACCATCCTTCTTCTTGGGCATTGGTTTGGGTTGAGTGCCACCAGACCTAGCGGTGTAGCGACGATTACCAGCAGATCTATAACCTGAGCCATACCTCTCAAGTTTGCGATCACGCATCCTATCGTACTCTTCCTCGTTGATGTGCTCAACTTCTTCGCACTTAGACTCCTTTGACTTGCGCTTTGCTGCTGCTTTAGCAAGCAAACGCTTTCTTGCTGCTTCCTGTTCTTTCTTAGGAATAGAAGTGACGGCACCAACTTTCTGGTCCACATCACCAGGAGCATACCCTTCAGGGTACATTGTCAAACCACGCTCATTTTTTTGCTTTTCTCTATGAGCATCAGCATCTGCTGATTTCTTATTTTGTTTTTTGGTAGTCTGCATCCTCACATACTTACCATCACCCTCATTGCTCTTAGCACCTCTCTTCTGCTTCACACCACGGGCAAAATGATGCATAACTCCCATAGGACGAGAAGATTTACCCTCTTCAACCTGCTCAACCTCTTCTACGTTGAGAGTCTTGGGATAATCCTTCTCACCAGGACGAGCAGGACGTTCACCACGCTTACGCTTGGCGTGGATGTTTGCCCACAAACCTTTCTTCTTACCCTCATCGAGGGATTGGTATTCAGAGAAACTATACATCAGTGCTTGTGCGATGCTTCGAGGATGATCTCAAGATCTTCAACAGCAACGTTCTCGTGAATGTTACCTTGCTCATCAATGAGATCGTAATGAGTTACGAAATGGGTGTTACCATCTGCATCAGGTTCTGCCAACTCCACCAAGGTGTGTTGCTCAGGGATGGTTTGGCAAACGCCATACTCAGCGTGCTCACAGTGTGATGCACAGATATGAGTTTTCTTACCCATTGCTTTAGAGATCGTCTTACGACGATTCAGCAGGTACTTGTCAGACTTATCGTGGTCACCGTCATTGTCGATGTCCTTGTCTTCTTTACCCACAGGATCCAGACGCTTCTTGGATGCTTCTTTCAGGGTTGCTAATTCTGCAGCGAGCAGTGTGCGGATGGATTCTTTCATCAGATCTTGCTTTTTAGGGTTGATAATAATCTTAGTTTTCTTGCCCATCACTTACCAAAGTTAGGGAATGCTTTCTTGAAGACTTCGGATGCTTCCTTATGCTTACCTTGGTTAGTAAGTTCTTTGGACTTGGCAAGTGCAGCTGCCTTTGCCTTCTGAGCAGGGGTCTTCTCTTCGATTTGCATACCGAGACGATCTCTCCAGGAGATGCCTTCGGGATCGCGAAGTGTTGTCTTGTCGTGGTCTGCGGTTTCCTGCATTGCAAGAACGCGGCGGACACGATCGGTGCGTGATTCCATAGATTGTTCTCCAAGTTTACGTGCAACTTTGTCGGATCCAGAGGATACTGCACGTGCCGTCTTGCCGACGACTTTCTTGATGCCTCTACCCACAGCGCCAACTGCACGGCGGAGGAGAGACTTCTTCTTAGTACCACCTTCCTTAGCACCACCAGTAGAAGTGGGAGCGGAAGAGGAGGAACTAGATGAACCAGAGGAACTGGAGGAACCACCAGAAGAACTAGAACCAGAAGAAGATGAGGATCCACCTCTAATAGACTTTAGCAAACCATCAAGTTTGCCACCAGTCTTATCTCCATCTCCTGATTTTGCTTCAGGTTTCTTTGCTGCGGGTTTCGACTTGCTCAACCCATCACGCTTTGCTTTGATTCTCGCTGCTTGGTATGAACCAACAGCGTGACCCGCTGCTTTACCAGCGGCACCAATAGCACTCTTAGCACCAGACTTAACTGCTGCCTTTACTTTAGGTGCTGCTTTCTTAGCAGCTTCGCCTGCCTTGGCAGCACCAGATTTAACTGCTGCACCTGCCTTAGAGGCACCAGACTTAAGAGCAGAACCAACACGACCTGCGGCAGATTTCAGACGCTCAACACGCTTGCCTCTTGCAATGCGCTTTGCGCTATCCTTAGATGCCTTAACGGCAGAATCGTAATAGTCCTCAGAGAGAAGTTCCAGTTCACCAAACATTTCACACGCTTCTTGCAGCAGTGCTTCGTCTTCTAGGTCAACCAGTGCTTCAACAATGATGTCTTCCAGATCTTCGTCAGTGAGACTGTCGAACTCTTCCTGCAGTTCGTCAACCAGATCCCACATCCATTCTTCAGATTCCTTGACACAGTTAGGAACTTCTTTACCGTCCTTCATCTTAGTGCCTTTGGCTTTGTAACCATCCCAGCACTTGCCTGCGCCAACGTTCTTACGTGCTTGCTTGAGACCTTCTTCGATCTCATTTTCTTCACAGCAACTCGCAACAGGTTTACCCTTTGCTTTTACAGAATTCTGAGTTGCAGTGACAGGACCCTCTGTAGATCCCTTTTCTTTTACGGTGTCAATTTTGCCTGACGCATCGGAAGGCTTTGCCTTAATGGTTGCCATATTCCGATTCTCAAGAATGACATCTGCGATGCCGATGAGACGATCAGACTCAAGGTGCTCCTTGATATAACCGTGGATAGCATCACCAGAGAAGTTGTGCTGAGCGTAGTCTACGACATATGTTACACGCTGCACATCCTCAGGAGGAAACGCTACCAGTTTACTAGCAAGATTGATGTCCATTCTTTACTAACCGTTTTTTTCGTAATACTATTTAGACTTTCGGAAGTCGCTGAATTTCTTCACCGACTGACCAGGAGTCATTTCCTGTACTGCTTTTCTGTATGTATCAGTGCCAACTTTCCAATCGTTACCACTGCCATCATCAGCAGAATGATGCTTCTCCTTCTCAGTTACCTCAGCAATGTGCTGCAACCAACTCTTAAACACATAACCTTCTGCGGTCTCGTAGATCACATAGTTTGCACCACGGACCGTGACTGTACCACGGACACCTGTGTCCATATGCTCAACCAGTTGACCAACCTCAAACACATCTTTCTGGAAGTATGCTTCGCGGAGATCTTGTTGTGCAAGTTTAGGAGCAATCTCCCACATCTCAGCAGCAACCTGTTCCTCCTCAGAAATACCCATACCCTTACGGACCTCATTCATCAGGCGCTTTGCAATGGCAGCGTTGCCACCAGGAACTCCTTCCGTGAATGACTCAAGATCACCTGATGCAGCAAACGCTCGCATCTTAGATGCAGACATACCTTCTACACCTTCAGCATCTGGGTCACGATCGCCAGCAGAAACAACATTGAGTTCTTCAAACTCATATGCCTGACCATTATATTTCTCAAGGAGAGATTTGAATTCAGAAACGCGATCAGATCCAACAACCAGAGTAACACCAGTGTAACCCTCGTCCTGAAGTGCCACCATCACATTGAAGATGTTGGACATACCACTGTCATTGACGATTGCATCCGAGTGACTCGGGTACATCTCGTTCATAAACTTAACCTTAATTTCAGGTTCCAGCGGATTCTTCTTAGGATCAACCGTACGAGAAGGATAGATGCGATAATTATCAACACCTTCCTTTGCCACAGCATCCAGAAGTTTCTCGTGCCCAATAGTAGGCGGGTTGAAACGACCGAATGTAATCGCCACAGTTCCTAGACCCTCACCACTTGTGAGATGAGCATCTTCTTGGTCTCCTTGTTCGACACCCGCTTGTGCTGCTTGTGCCTCACTTTTATCCACAGCAACTAGGCGCTGACCTTTTTCAGACTTAGCAACAATGTTGCCACTTCTATCAGCATAGTAACCGTGACCGACGTGTTGAAGTCCACGTTTCGCTGCTGCGTCACCCGCAACAGTCCTTGCTTCAGACAGGAACTCGGTGAATTTCATTATAGTATGCGTGTTTCCTTATATATTTATTAGCCCCAATTCTTCTCTACCGTGAAATTAGCGCGGGAGAACTCCAAACGATCAACAAGTTTTAGGGCAGAACCTGATTTGATCGCTACAAAACCTTCTGGTGCAGTCACTCTGAAACCTTTATCTGTTTTGATATAAGTTCCAATATCTTTGACTGCTTCCAACCTGCGGATGACCATAGTCTTCGCTTGGGTTAAGTTCATATATGAAGCAACAGTCATATATATCGCTTTAGAATTTGCCTTGATGAACTTAAGACCGTCAGATTGGATCTTACGATACTTGTTCTTAGTGCTCTCAGTCTTCTTAGTAGAGATCTCTTTGTCCAGTGCAGACTTATAGTATGCAGCAAACCCAAGAGCAACTTGCTGCGCGGAACTCATCGACACACCTCTGCGGATGTAGGTGTTGAAGTACACTTTGAACATAGCAGACAGCAGGAACTTACCATCTCCAGTCTGCTTAAGAACATCCAGGAACTTGGATGCCTGCTTGAGAGAACCTTCTGCTTTGTTTACAGCAGCATCATAGTCACGCTTCTGCTTATCAGTGAAGGTAGATGCTCCAGTAGTATCAGTGAAGTTAGAAGAGAACACAGCAACGCTATTCACTTTCTTGAAAGCATTAACATTAACACCAAAACTAGCAGTCATATCACGCAGTTCAGGACCACCAGTATAACGAGTGTGAAAAACAATACCGATATTAGCGTTTGCAACCTTCTTACCTATTTCACTCTTCTGGGGAACAGCATAGGTGATAGTGTTTGGTTGGAAGATATTACACACTTCACCATTCACCTTGTGAGTTTTCACATCACCTTTAGTGAACAGAAGATCTCCCTGTACCACACCAGTGATACCTAGTTTGGGAAGTTCACGAAGACAAGTCTTGAGTTTGTTTGCCAGTTCACCACTGTAGAGAAGGTCAACATCCTTATCACTCATACAGATCTTGGGAGTCTTAGCAAATACACCCTTGGTGCCAACAAAAAAATCTTTAGTCTCAGGATGCTGACCACAGATAACAGCGGGTGCACCATCCCACTTGGTAGTAATACGGATACCAGAGTCAGGTTCAGACAGCATCTTGCCAAGTTCACGGAGGAATGCAATAGCGTTCCTGCCTCCATTTGAACCTTGGTTCAGGATGTCGTCTTCTAAGTGTTCTAGGTGAGTGTTCTGCTTTGCCATATCCTAATTATAGCGCGTGATGGATGACTGTCCCCGTAGAGTGGACAGTTTACCAAGGGTCCCCTGACATCTTCAGACTGCTGGCAAGTTTCTCAGACTCGTACTTGAATCTCATCTTCAGGATCTTCTTTGATCCTGCCTTGACACCAATAGAATCGTTACCAACTTTCTCAAACCCAATCTTTTCAGTCATAATCGCTTCCAGTTTAGGGTTGTTGAGAGGATCCTCCACTTCAGCAGTGAATGGTGCCTTCCTACCTTTACCAGTTACCTTAACATAGGGAGGGAATAGTTCTGTACTAGCATCAATCCAACCCCTCATAATATAATCCTTGCGATCTTTCTGTGCCATTGAGTTCAACTTCGTAAGCATAGCGTCTCTACACTTATTCAGAACTTCAGAACCCATCTTATCAGTCTGCATCTGAATCGCTTTCGCTCCTCTGATAGCAGACTTCCTAGCACTAGCAGATGTCGGTAACTTAAAAACTTTTACGACTTCATCTGTAGCATCTTTATTAAACTTTGATAGGGCAATACCCAGATCTTTTTCTACAGTACCAACACCAGGGTTCTTGAAACCAATATCACCTTTACCAGATGTAGACTTAGCAGAGAGACCTAAGAATCCACCTCTAGTAAACTTAACTAGAACATCAGTTGGATTCTTTTTCTGGTCAACGTCTGTACCAGTTACTTGCTTAAAAGAAAACCCAGGACGTGCTGTCCAATAAACATTTTGTACACCACTATATCCATTTTTCCTTGCCCACTTCAAAAATTCTTCTGCCATTACAGCGGCACGACCAATCTGCTGACTACCTTGATCTGCAGTTAGTAGTGCAAGTTTCTTGGTGTACTGTGCCTCAGACGCAGTATCAGGAAACTTATTTTCGTTGAGGGCAAACGCAGTGTAAATCTCATTTACATCTGCTAGGTCTGTATTGGCAGGCATAAGACCAAAAACTTTTACCTACTATTTAGAAGGTACCTGGTCGCTTGTACAGATTCATAGCAAAGCATCGTCTGTGTGCTTGTGTTGGTGGAACTTCGTGAATCAGTCTAGCATCAAAGATTAGCAACTGACGTGCTGTCACATAATAAGGACTGTTCCCATCAAATAATATAGGAGAAGCACCCTCTTCTACTCTAAGGTAACCAACTGCTGCCCAGTCTGCAGGGAAGTGGCAGTGAGGTTTTACATAATCACCTGGTCCATAGTCTGCACCCCAGGTATTTTTCACATCATATTCAACATCAGTGGTTCCATCATTCAACCCACCATACAGTCTACCTCCAGCATTGTAGATGAGATTTGAAATCATCTTACAACAAAGACTGGCATATGCCTCACACAAAGGTAAAGGCAATGTCCAGTCAGTTTGTCTTGCGACAACGTTTGACCCCTGAGGAGATTCTTTTCCAGACTCCATCCAGTTATCAATCGTATGGTTTGCTTCCTCAATACATTCATCGGGAAGAATAAATTCAAAGACGGGTGTACCCCGTCCAACATAAGATGTCATTCGTCTTCTGCTTCTGCTGCCTCTTCAAGAGTATCTAGCATAATGTCGATGTCCTGAAGATTGTCAATACCGACGATGAGTTCAGAGATCTTGTGTCCCACGTATGGACGTTCTTGGCGAGCAGCGAATGCGAGTGCGTTTCTTAGTGATAGTTCTGCCTCTTTCAATGAGTTGGTCACGCTTTCGGACAGTGCCATAATTAAATCCAGTCTGGTTTACGATCAGGTTTACGAAGATAGTTTGTTTTTACCCAGGGTTTTGATGCAATGTATTGTTTGTATGCATCATAGGTTGAGATGGTTTTGTCAAACTTGTACACATCGGGCATTGCCCTTGCGAACTCTTCCGCCATACTATAGCACACGATTGCTTTTCCAGTACGTCTATGGAAAACTTTTTTTGCGTGGAATAGAGTGGAAGCACAGGAGTGTTGCTTACCATAACGATGTTCATACTCACTACTGAGACAGCATCCGTGTTGGATCAACCAGGCAGTGTTGTAGATATTTTTACCTGCCCATTTAGTACAAGGGTGGTTACGGAACGCACCTTTTGCAGTTGCGTAGTAACCACCGTCTTTTTTTGGTAATGGTTCCCAGTCGTAATACCATCCAGAATAGATGATTGCAAGCATTTGACAGCATTCCAATGGCATCTTGACCACGTGTTTGTCAGGTAGAACTTGAGCAGAGATACGTGGGTCTGGATGGGTTACGAAAATGTTCATTAGATGTCGCCTTCGGCACGGTTTTCAGAGCGTTCAACAGTGAACTCTCCTTCAGGATAGCGCGTTGCAAGTTTAACGGTGTTACGATAGATGACTTCTTCCATACGAACACCAAGTGCCATACACGCTTGTGCAGCATACCACATCACATCACCCAGTTCAACGATGAGGTGTTCCTTGTTAGCATTGTCATAGGGTTTGCCTTGGAACTTGAGTTTCTTGACGATCTCCATAAACTCACCTGCCTCAGCAACGAGACCAGACGCAGCAGTATCAAGTCGCTGAATCTTACAACCAGATCGTTGCAGTTCTGCATAACGAGTCAGAAGAACATCAAAATCTTTAGACTCTTCACTACAAGTCATATCACAGAACTTGAGGTACTCGTCAAGGTCAACCTCAAACTTACCCTTTGCTTTGGCATCAATCTTTTCCTTTACTGCTTTACCCTTAGGAGTAGAAGGTCCGTCACCGAAACCTGCGGGAGTAGGATCAACTTTTGCTTTTGCCATAATTAGATTTTGAAACCGTCGAATGAAGTGTTTGAAATTTGCAGAATGTCAGTAGTTTCTACTGACTTGTCTTGACCAGAGTCGATGATATTTTCTTGCTCATTGCAATCATACAATCTCATCTTTGCTCTGTCAATACCCACGACGAATCTCTTGTTCATCGTTGGGTCGTTATATCTATTCTTCAACTGCTTGACCATAATCTGATTCTGTGCCTCAAGATCTTCTGTAGAGATCAAAGCAAACATAAAATCAGCAGTTGCAGGAAGACCGAATGATTCGGATGTATCTGTCAGGTCTACATCTGAGTTTCCATAACCGCTCCTAGTAGTTTGCGTAGCAGACACGATAGGAACATTATGCTCACCAGCAAGACCACGTAGTTCTTCAGCAATGGCTTTCACAAACGTGTATGAGTTAACAATAGCACCCTTGTATCGATTTGAACTACAAATGTTGAGATAATCAACATAGATGATGTCAGGAACGAAAGACTTTTTGATAGCAAGTTCCTGAAGAAGTGCTTTGAAGTGACCAACGTGTGCTGATGCAGTTGGATATTCCTTGATGATCAACCGACCTTGTGTCTTCTTAGTAACCCTTTCGATCTTAGAGTCGAACATAGGTTTAGGAAGTGTCTCAAGTTGTTGAACACTAACGTTCAGAAGGTTGGCATCAATACGCTCAGCAATTTTCTCCTCTGCCATCTCCATTGTGATGTAGAGAACATTGAGTCCTGCTGTGAGATTAGCAGCAGCACAGTGACACATAAACAATGACTTACCAACACCTGTGCCAGCAAGTGCAATGTTGAGTGTCTTCTTAGAGATGCCTCCTTTGGTAACCTTGTTCATCATCTCAAGGTCAAAGGGAATCTTCTCTTCGATACGATGATAGAAAGCAAAACGATCATCAGCGTCTTCAAGGTAATCGTGACCAACTGAGTTATCAAAACTCACACTGAGTGCCTTGGATAGGATACTAGGGATAGCATCTCTACCAAACTCTTTGTGATCTCCCTCAGCAATCTGAATAGATTCCAGGAGTGCATTATAGATGGCACGATCACGACACCACTTCTCTGTGGTATCACACAACCAGTTCTCTTCGTGCGGTTCTTCAACTAGACCATCGATGAAGGTGCTGATCTCTTTGAAAGAAGATTCATTGAGATCTGTGCGTCCTTCAAGTTCAATCCTCAACGCATCCATTGTAGGAAGCGTATCATAATTAGTCAGGTATGAAGAGATCTCTTCAAACAGAACTTTGTTGTTATAGTTCTCAAAGTAATCCGCTGAAATATGTGGGATAACTTTGCGAGTATAGTCCTGATTGAAAACCAGTGAATTGACTACCAGTTCTTCAATCGAATTAGACATAGTGGCAATAAGTTCCTGCGATGTATTTGTCGTTAGAGACAGTTGGGTTCCCAGAATGTGGGAAGGTCCACATTGGTGGGAAGATTAGTAGTCTACCACACTTAGGTTTGATTGCAATGTTACCGAAGTCAGTTTCTCCACCTTCTTCAACATCGTTTAGATACCAGAAGAGTGTGAGGAACCTACGGGCAGACTCGTAGTCACCCACATCAACGTGACGATCAAATCTATCGTCAGTGCCAGCACGATACTTCTTGATACGGAACTGTTCAATAGTGCTTCTTGCTGGGAAGAACTGTCTACAGTCAACATCATCCATATACTTCTGTACATAATTATGTGCAGACTCGATGAATGCATTGTGGATCAGACCCCAATCTTCTAGTGCTGTAAGATCTTCAGATCCTTCTAGTTTTTGGGTAAGGTTAAACTGTTGAAACTGTGGACGACCATTACGATCCCAATCCTCAATATCTTCATCATCCAGTTTTTCAAATAGTCTGATCGCATTTTTACATACAGTATCTGGAATAGAATAGTCGTAATACCTGATTAGATCATCAAGTTCCATAACCAAACTCCTTTTGTGCACACTCGTCTAGTGCTTGCATCACTTCTGGCGTGAAATACTTCTCAGGATTGGCAAGAATAACAGAAGGAAAAACGGAAGATTCCCCAACAACAACCCGATTTCCCTTACGCTCGAAGACTCCGTACTTCTCACCCAGTTCCAGTAAGCCGTAGTATTTGTCAAGACCTCGCTCGTCATAAAAAAGACGTGTTTCAACTTTACTATTCTCCTGTGTGAATCGTGACTTCTTCGCTTCGCATTTAATAATGTTACCTACGATTTCTTTTTTAGAGTCACGCTCCTTACTTTTGGTAAGGAAGATGATGGTGGATGCAGCATACTTAAGTCCACTGCCACCACCCATTTCTTTTGTAGGAACATACGCACCAACTACATCATATGTATGGTTAGTGACGATTAACGGAACGTTACAACGTCCGAGTTCCAAAGTCAAAACACGGAAGATTGCTTTCACAACTTGAGCACGAGTCATATCACGTGTCTCTTTACCTTCAGCAGAATCCTGAACCTCTTTGGTAGTAGAAAGCATACCCAAAGAGTCAAGCACAAACATCATAGGTTTGCGATCTGCTTCCTTCTGTTCCTTATACTTCTTGAGCACGTTGAGTGCTTGTGTACGAAACTCCTGTACGGTTGTGACAGGAACAATAATCATACGATTAGAATCGATACCACGATCCTCAATCATTGCCTTAGAAATGGCGGACTCAGATTCAAAATAAATGACTCCAGCATCAGGATCAGTATCGAGGAAGTGACGAACGACACTAAGAGTAAAAAAAGTTTTTCCAGTGCTGCTCTCTCCTGCAAGAGCGGTGATCTTGTTTGAAGGAAGACCTCCATAAATCGAACCACTAACCAGGGCATTGAAAATATAAGAACCAGTGTCAATGAAGTTAGAAACATCACCTGCAGCAATGCCATCACTAACAATAGAGGCATACTCATTGCCAATATCTTTCACAACGTCGTTGAGGAAACTCATACAAAAAACTCCATAAGGGATGCGACACGTTCTGCTTGCCAATCGATGGTATCGAGAATGACCTGCAGTGGGTCAAGAAAACTTTTCTTGAATTGTAGATCGTAATCGATGGACTTGTCAAGTCCAAACTCTTTAGGCAATGTTTGGAAGAATGATACAACATTCTCATTGATCCTGTTTGGGGTGCGAAGATACAGGAACTTCACCTTCTCTCCCTCCTGAATCAGAGGGTACTTGTGGGTGAGTTTGTTTTTCTTCACGTGGAAGTTATATAGTAGCGCACCCCGAACGTGAATAGGAGTGCCCTTGCTATACACACTAACTGGATTTGAGAATTTGCTGACACCGTTGCAACCTCGTGGGAATGCAACATCCTCGGGTGGAAGTGACTCAAACTTCTTACGGAAGTCAGCGACGAAATCTTGGAGATCGGACTCCTCTTGGTTCATAATCACCTTGAGGGCATCCTTAATAGCAGTCCTGCAAGCAGCAGGTGTTGATGATTTGACTGCTTCAATACCCATAATCTTCAGTTTGGGTTCAGTGAAGCGGACACCTTCGATGTCCCAGGCATTCAGGATGTAGCGTTTCTTGGCAGTCCATATACCTTTGTTGGCAATGGTCTCCCGCTTCATAATCATCTTCTGGTCATACGCTTGCACGTACGTCGCCAACTCCTGATATGAACGTTCAATAAAAGGTTCGAGTTTCTCTTGGCAGATCTTGTCAAGTAGTCCCACAAGTGCTGTTTTGTCGCCAGACTTATGACTAAGAAATTTATCAACAATAGGTCCAAGATGAATATAGATTGAGTCAGTGTCGGATGCAATGACATAATCTTCGTTCTCTGTTTGTAGCAGTTTATTTAGGTATTCATTCATACTGTTTTCAATCCAACGAATAGAAACCTGCCCTGAAAGGGTGATTGCTTCAGCATTCGCTAGGTTGTAATACCTAAAGTATTGGTTGCCAATAGCACCATAGGCAGAGTTCAGTTGGATCTTACGTGCCATCTGGATGTTGTTGAATGCACTGATGGCATCCTGCAATTTAGGATCACCAGTCTTTTCAAACTCTCTCTTGGCATCAAGCATCTTTCCTTTGAAGATCTTACGTTCATCGTAGATCTTCTGCATCATCTCTGGGAGGAATCCTTGAATGTCCTTTCGGAATTGTGCTCCGTTGGCACACACACAGTAATCTCCACTCCCGATTTGTACTTCTTGACGGAGCAATCCATCAACAGAGGCGGTGGGATGACGCCTGTCGATGAGGGTTTCAGGCGAAATATTATACTGCATAATGAGGTGAGGATACAGAGAGTTAAGGTCAAACGAAACCACCCATTCATAAAGACCTGGTTTAGGTTCTTTGACATACGCTCCTGCATACTTGTCATTCTTGCTTGGTGCGTCTTGTTTTGGCGGGACACAGATCTTACGCTCCTTAAGATAGTTGTAGATAAGAGTGTCCCACATACGCACCTGTGAGTACACATCTTCAAAGTTCACCTTGGCATCGTATGCCATAGTGACAGCAAGTTCGAGAAGTTTCATTTTCTTCTCAAGACGATCTACCAGTTCAACGTCAACTACGTTGTATTCAACAAACTTCTGCCAGTCATTTGTATAGAATGCCTTGAAGTTTTCAAACTCACTGTGGTCCAGTTTCTTCTGACCCAGTTCAACGTTGGCAATGTGATCCAGTCGATAGGATTCTTGATTGGTATAAGTAAACTTCTTGTACAGATCAAGATAGTCCAGGATGCTGACACCGACAATCTCGTATGCCAGATTCCTACGACCTTGGATATAGACCTCACGCATATTGACTTTGCCCCAAGGAGACAAACTCTTCATCCACTTCTCACCCATCACACGCTCAATGCGGCGACAGATGTACGGGATGTCGTACAGGTTGCAGTTCCAACCCGTGACAATATCGGGTGTGTTGTCCACCCACCATTTATGGAAATCTGTAAGCATCTCCTGCTCCGTCCAGAAGCAGCGATACTCAGTATCGATCTTTGCCTCACGGGTTCCCCAAGTGATGAACTTGCCAGAGGACAGATCCTTGACAGTAATCAACAGCAGTTTCTCTGCTGCTGCTTCAGTATCGGGGAAACCGTTTTCGCATTCAACCTCAATGTCAATCGTGTAGATCTTCATCGTGCGGAGGTTGAACTTCATCCGCTCAGGATACTTCTCACTGATCCACTGGTATACGAATCGCTCGTAACCGTGAACCTCAAACCCATCCACGTCCTTGTACTTCGCGATAAACTCACGAGCACGACGAGCACCATCTTGTACCACAGGGGACATCTTCTGTCCGTCTACTGACCTCCAGTCGCCCTTCTGAGATGGCACAAACAAAGTTGGTTTGATAACCTCTCGGAATGAGATCTGCTGACCATTCTCATACCCACGGCAGAGAATGGTATCACCGAGCAACGTGACGTTAGTATAGATTGAACTCAAAGTGCCTTCTTGTAGTTGGTAATGGTCTCTTCAGACGGATCTACTATAGTAAGAATCACGTCGGAAGTCAAGAAAATATCCCGTTGGTCAGTGTACTTTGGGTAGTTTGACATACCCTCGTCAGTGACCATTTTACATCCACTGATAAGGTACGAGGGTTCCTCGTCCAGTTCAGTGACTTCACCCATCAAGTGACTGTGGTCCTTGAGGATTACTATTTTGAGTGGTACCATTTTGTGCCTCTGCTAATTTTTCCCATTTGTTTTTAACCTCTGGATGTGGGTTATAGATTGTTGCTACATTGTTTAGAACACATAGCGTTCTGTTGTGCTCGGACAATGGGATCCAAGGAAACATTTGTAGGTTTAGATCGTTGATCTTCTGAGGTGTATCTTCTGTACCTTCCTCAAACAACATCTCAGCAGTTGCTTCGATAGTAATCTGATAGGGGTTTGTCAACATATACCCCAAAGGTGCATAAGAGTTCTGGTCAGGATATGCTTCCTGAACATCAGCGATCACGTCCTCGCCGTTTACCATTCTTACGATTTTTACGGTCATAGGATTTTTCAGTTAGTTGTTGATAAACATTGCGAACAAGGTCACCAAAAGCACGACGCTGCTGAATGTTTTTTTCATCAGCAAGTGTACGTGCATAGTATAGCACCTCATCGACAAATTCGGTAGGGATGTCAAGCGTTACACTTTCGTATTCCTCACACGACTTGGGCGTACAATTTACATAGTGGTTCATTTTCACCTCCAAACAAAAAGAGACCCCCGTCAGGGTGGTCTCTTTAGTTGCACACTATATATCAGTAATCGTCACTGATGAAACTTTCACAAGTGTCTGGGTTCTTCTTACACCAGTTTCTGACATAAGAATCTGCATCAACTTCCATAGTGTAGTGAGCGTGATTGTGCAAGAGTCCTATCACGATCAAAGTCCCCACTAGCAATCCATTAAACAGGGTCACTGGGTGTGTCAGCACCCGTAGCATCAATTTCATAGACCTTCAGTTTCTGGTGATCAGGAATGATCTTCCGTAATTCTATCACCAAAAGTCCATTTGTGAAGGTGACTGTGCCAATTTCAACATCGTCACTCAGATTGAATCCTCTAGCGAAGGTACGAGTGGAAACGCCGCGATGGAGATACTCCTCCTCACTCTTGTTCTTCGCTGCCTTGGACTTGATGAGCAGGACGTTGCTCTCAGTGCTCACTTCAATGTCGTCCTTGTCCCATCCAGCAAGTGCTAGTTCGATCCTCCATTGAACCTCAGATTCCTTGATGATGTTGTAGGGAGGATACTGTCCGCCTGGTGATCCTACTCCGTAGGAATGCAAGCGATAAAATAGGTCATCAAAACCTACAGAATATCTTTTTGACGCATCAAAAATTGCGTCGATGTCTTTCGACGTAAACTTAGTAATGTCCATAGCTCCTTATTAAGCGAGATAGTTTTTTTGTTGTCCCCGAAGGCGACGAGTTATTTATTGATATATCTTCAGTCTCAGAGTTCGGAGTTCCGTACGCTACATTTTCGGTTTTCCGCAAGCATTTCTTTTAGCTAAATAGGCTTAGAACTAACTTTATTAAACGGGTTAATGAAAAAAGCATTACTAGCTTTTGGAATGATTTTGATGGCAACACCCGCATATGCTGGTGGTCTTGTTACTAAGCACTCAGCAAGTGTTCAACTGACTGTTGATGCTGCACGTGCTACTGCCACAAGAATTGGGTCCTCGTTCAGTATCTCAGGATCAAATATTGATACTACGGACGGGTCAACTGCAGGAACAGTTTCTGCTGGTACTATCACCTCTGGTGTGTACAATCCTGGCACTATTGCTGCCACACAGGATACTGCTGGAGCAGCATTCAGTTTCAGTCAATCTTATACACAGGCTGACGCTGTACCCACAAGTGCTACAACTTTGGGTGCTAATCCTAACTTCGGTTCACTTACGACTTATGCGGCAGGCACAAAAGACACCCTGGCAGGTACTGTAACCAGTGCAGGTGTTCTCACCGTGACGGCTGGTGGGGCAGGTACAAGTGCTACAGGTCAATACGTGAGCGAGATCACCGTCATTGACTGATGACTTCTGGAAAGACGATACTTTGGTGTGTCCTGTCTGTGGTGGGTGTAAGTGCCATACTTGCACCTGCCCAGGCGGTCCCCGTGGTCCCAAATTTTCAGCAGGGCTCAATGACGAGCCACACAGAAACAACATCAAAGATAACCGAGACCATAAATTCAATGGACTACTCAACTGGTTATCAATATTCCGCAACAGGTAGTGGTGTAACCGCTAATGGAAATCTGTCTCCAGGGACAGGACCTGTAACTGTAACTATTAACGGAGTGACTTCGCAATGGACTGGCGTGACAAGTACACCTCAATTCACACAAACAACACCAGGAGCAGCGTTTCAATTCACGCAGACGTACAAAGGTCCTGGTTTGCAAAACCATACGATTATCGAAAGAGTGACCGAGGTCACAAGCGTAACAGATACCACAAGTATCTTCTCCCAATAATTGCTGCTTTAGTAGCATCACCTGTAAATGCAGAATCAGTAGGTGGTGTGTCTGCTACTGCAGCTCCAGTGGCAAATAGCTCTGGCTCAGTGACCAACCAAGCTATCCAGGTTTTACAAGGTCCATATATTACTAACACTTATGGGGGAGGGATCCAGTGTCAAGGTGAAACTGTAAACTTCACACCTTTCATCACTGGTAGTGCATCAGCACAGAAACCTTTTGAGGATTTCTATGATACTCCTGTGTACGATATGCGTGACTTAGATGATGACGGGGCACCTGATAATCCTGGGGACATATTATTCTACCAACCGACACGTACTGGACAAAAAGATAACTACAACATCTCTGTAGGTATTAGTGCAACGTGGTCTGTTCCAAAAGATAAGAAACTACAAGCACTTTGTAAGGAAGCAGCACAAGCAAACATTGCTTTGATGCAACAAGCACAAGCAAATAAGAGATTGGATTTTGAGATCGCAAGATTAAAGAATTGCGGAGAATTATTAAAATCTGGAATTCGCTTTGCCCCTGGTACAAAATATGCAAAGATCTGTGAGGATGTACAAGTGAAAGGTGTGAACTTTATGGTTCCACACATACACCCCATCCCTGACCTCCCTAAGAACTAATGGATATTCCCGAGATCAACATCAAGGGTAAGGATATTGGTGAGATCCGAATCCCTAGTGTGCCTGATTATCTGTTGGATCCACCCACAGCGGTCCCGATCTATCCGCCTGTAACAACACAGGTAGGTGTGCCTATCGTAGACATCCCTGGCTGTGTAGAAGCACACGAACAAAATAGTGATAGGGAAAGGAGTGGAATATTATCTGATGATGATCCTAAAGGTGTCAAAGTATATTGTGATGCAGGCGTACCATCATTCAATCCTATTGACTACAACGCAGGTAAGTTGAAGTGGTCTGGTGAAGCAGAAGTTCCACCAGTTAAACCACCAGAAGCACCAGAAGCAAATGCACCCGAGATCCCTAAGGATGCAGCGGGTGCAGTTATCAAGTGTCCTACAGAAGCACAGCAACTAAAAGAACCTGTGGGTACGTTGGTGGATTCTGGTAAGAAGAAAATTGTTGAATATAGATTGATCGGTCAGGAATGTATTCCTATTAAAGAAGATCTGAAAATACCTGATCAGATCATTAAAGCAATCCCGTCAGCAGGACAGGTCACAACTACAGCATCGATTGCTGTTGTGGCAACTGCCGCTGCTACAGCGACACCTCTTTTGTTGAAGGTTGTTAAACCAATAGTCAAACAGATAATCAAGAAGGTTCAAAAACTATTAGGTAAAGAACCTCCCAAATTATCCAGACTTGAGATACAAACTAATACTTATCGTGAGAAAAAAGGAATGTCTCCTTTGAAGTTTGGTGCGAAGAAAAAGAAAAAGTAATTAGCAATCTGTGAATGCTTCACCAACTTGTGAACCAACTTCGGAACCAATGTTCTGACCTAACAGCATTGCCCAACCACCTGCTAACCATCCAATATATGGGATGCTAGAGACTGCTGGGACAGCAATGCCAGCGGCAATGCTAGTTCCTGCCATTGCACCTTGAGACCGTGCGCCAGCGTCCGCCCTGATACACTCTTCGCTTTTTGCAAGGTTCTTTCCCTCAGCGTCTGAGACGTTACCTCCGATATTGCGAACACCATCCATCGTGTATTGGTCACGACGGAACTCACGACGCATTTCTGTTGTAGGACCAAACAGTCCACGCTTGTCCTTATCTAGAGTCAGAGATCTATCAGACTCAAGGACTGTTGGATCGTTTGCTTTGTATTCGATCTTGTAACCATCTCTGGTTGCCTCTACCTTATAGGAAGAGTAGTCTCCATTGGGAAACTGAATTGCAGGGAACTCTGGAACTGAGTTATCTTTAATCAGATAACCCAGCAATCCAATGTGAGCTACTGCAAATAGACTGCCTGCGGCAATCGCAACAGTCTTTAGCGGTTTCATAATCCTGGTACTTGAATAGGTACAGGTCCTTCAGTTGCTCCAGGCAATGCATCAGGAATTGCTGAATCCAACATTCCAGGGAGTGCATCAGCGATTGCTCCTGCTGCAGCCTTAGTGATGCGTTCTCTTGCTTGTTCGGCAAGTGCTTCTCTATTGAGATAAACAACTGTACCAGCACCAATAATGCTGGCAGTTCCTAAGAACGAAATGACTGCTAATACGTTAATAATTTTCTGCATAATCACATTTTGTAAGTGTCATCTGTAGTAATCTTAAGTGGTGCTTGTTCAACTTTAATAGTTTGAACAGGACCAGAAGATTTTGCAGCTTCAATCAGTTTTTCCAAATCTGCTTTAGTGATACCACCAGCGGCAGCAGCGGCAGCGTTAGCACCATTCATTTTCATAGTGCCGTCACCTGATTTCTTAGCCGTTTGAACCCCGAACGTAGCTAAAACCCCAGTAAACACGGAGGCTATGAAGGTCGGATCGAGATCTTGCTCAGGAAACTGAAGTGCTTTAGGAAGATCTACATACGCTAGAGTTAGGATGCCACCAGACCATACTAAAATTCCCAACCTTACAAACGTAGACAGAATTGCTAGTTGCTCTTCCTTGTCTTCAGATGCCTCTTTAAGTTTACCGAAGATACCCTTCTTTTTGGGTTCCTCCTGTTTTACTTCAGACATTTGATTGTATGAGTGGCAGCTCTATTTAGTCTTCGCCAGATTTCTTTTTGCCAATGTTATATTTGGACTCAAGAATCCACTCGCCCTTATCCTTATAGGAGATAACTTTGATCTGATTCAATGGTGCAAGTTCACCCAGAGATTCTGGTGATGCAATATCAACTAGACCCCAATCAGACAATAGTTTTGTAATTCTGTTTCGGCGTTCTACATCGTTAGAAGTTAAATTCGCGTGCTTTCCATCTAGCGCGAACAATTCTTTGAAGTGTACAATGTAATACTTACCTTTCTTATGAAGGATATGACAAGACTGGAAAAGTTTCTTTTCCTTACGTGATGCCACACCAATCCGTGTAAGTGTCTCTCTAACTTTTAGAAAATCGTCGGGTTGACGTAACGAGACCTCAACCATCATATCGACATTCCAAGAGATCTCGTGTTCTCCCTCGGTCATCCTTTGCCTCCAGTATTCATTTTAGATTTAATCAATTCAATCTGATCTTTAGTCAGAATTCGTAACGCATCCCGTGCTTTTTCATCTGAATACTTGAAGTAGTCTTTGATGAGAGCGAGATCTTCGACCTGCTCTTTCTTTTGCCAGGGAGAAAAACGGCGTTTCTTTCTCAGACTATTTAGATAAAACGAATATTGAACATCATTATCGAGATGATGAAGGCGATTCATCTCGTTTGCATAAAGAACCGCATCCACGTGACCCGAGAGACAACGGTTCACAATGTATGCGGGATACTTCCTCATCCAGTCAGGACCACGTTCACGTAGATCTTCCTTGGTGAAGTTTACACTGTTTAGATAATCACCGAGGGGGTACTGCTGTTTGCTCATCAAGAAGTTCTTCAATAGGGGAAAGGTTCTTATAGTTTGTGACCATCAACTCTTTACGTTTTGATTGGTCAACGTTGTATGAACCTGTAGATCTCATAGTATAGGTAAAGTCCCACTCAGTCAAGTTGTATGACTCAAACAATGCACGAGTATTTTCGTTTGAGTTGTATGTGATCAACCAGTTATGCGGGGACTTCTTGCAGGTTTCTGCAAACATATGGTGGTCAAATCCTTTGTGCATAGTGCCTCCCTTTCCACCGTAGAGGAAATCTTTAATATCGTATGGAGGATCCAAGAAACAAAATGTCGATTCTCCGTTTCCATAATCGTCTAAGAGTAATCGTGAGTAGTCAACATTAGTGATGTGCCAGTGCTGAATCATCTCAGAGAACTGAGGAAGTTTCTTAATAGAGCGAACACTAAAGTTGGAGTTGGATGCTTGACCAGAGAAAGAAGAGTTCTCAGTTAGACCTGAGAAGGAGCACTTGTTCAGTACATAAAAATACACTGCCTGTTGAAACTCATCTCTATCTGCAATCACATCCTTGGCAAGAAGGAATACTTCCTTTGCTCTTTCTACAGTATTTGATTCACTCTTGATTGCAAGCAGTGCTTCACACAAGTCTTCACCACGTTCTTGGAGTTGCACCCAAAAATTATATAGGTAATAGTATTTGTCATTTACCCATACAGGCGTCTCTGGGTTCTGTTTTGTAAACTCGATTGCAACACTTCCACCACCCAAGAATGGTTCACGGAACTCTTCGATGCCAGTAGGAAACTTACCCACTAACATCTTTGCTGCACGGGACTTACCGCCAGGGTATCTAAGGGGTGTTTTCAGGTTCTTCATCGTGTACGAGTTTTAGGTTTACCATATTCTGACCGTAAGGTCCGAAGTTTACTGGTCCAGTTGGGATTGCGTTCCAAGCAATATTAGCACGAAACTCGTTACCAAAGTGTGGTGCGGAGAAATGCAACAACCAACTTGGCCAGACAATCAATGTACCAGGACTGTAGACGGGTGCTGGTACGGCATTCAGATAGGTAGATGTAATCACTTCCATCTGATTAAAGGAACGTGCCCAGCAGGGGTCCTGAAACATCGTAGGATGCCCCTCAGAGAGGCAGTAGACCCCAGACCAATAAGATAGGGGGTGTCGGTGTGGTTGATGGCATCCGCCGCTATGAGGGAATGATACGTTACCCCAAGCAAGAGAAACCTCAAACCTCCCATACATCTCATACTCTTCTGCCTTTTGTATCTGATCCAGACACGAATGAATCCAGTCAAACAGAGGTTTGAACTGCGGAAGAGTGTGCAGGTTACCTCTGGTTGTCTGGACTGGTGAAGGAAGATTAAACTCACCCCTCTCAATAGGATCTAGTGCGTCTAAGGTTGGGTCTACTAGATCTGTATTCTCGAAGGTGTAGATTTCAACTGGAAAAATGTTATGCTTTTTCATTTCCTCCAAACGAAGGTTCCATCGTATGTAGACATATGGTTGTTGATGTCCTCATCCTCACGGTAGACTTCTACCGCTCTACGAACTGCCTCACAATGATAATCGTGACCAATGAACAAACCACCAGTCTTAACTTTAGGATACCAGTCATAGAGTTCTTGAAGAACTTGATCGTAATTCAACCAAGCATCTAGAAAAATAAAATCAAAGGTACCATCATCACATCTATCCACAAGATGATGAGCATCACCTTTCCACAATTCAGATCTCTGACTCTCGCCAGACCATTTGATATTGTGCTTAGCAGTAAACTCAACCAACTCCATCTCGGAATCATTCGTGCTATTAGTTGGCACTGCGTTCCACTTATCAGGGATGCCACTATCGTTTGGATTTAGATAGTCTGTGTATGGTTTCCAGTTATCGATACCATACAGTTTCTTGACGTTAGGACAGTTCTGGAGAATGGTGCAATGACTTTCAGCACGAAAGACCCCAACCTCCAAACCGATAAGGTTTGAACCGTGGAGTCCGATGAGATGAATTACAGAACGAATGTCAGTAAGTGCATCAACAAAATTGTACTGCTTCGGATAAGGATGCATTAGTCTTCTACGATTTTAACTTTGTAAACTGTAGACTTTGCGGTCTTCTTTGCGAAGTACAAATCAATCCGCTTCTTAGTGTAGTAGAGAGCAACCAGAACAATAATGAATTGGATACCCTCACCCCAACTCATATTCCACGCTTCGTTGAGGTCCAACGATGCTTGAGCAAAATACATCATAGGATTAGTTTCTTTTTATCGGGTGTTTTGATGGCAGAGAACATCTCTTTGTACTGATCAATAATACCGTCTTGAGTATCAAGCAAGTATACCACGTAAGACTTTGGAATGGTAATCTCAGTACCACCTTTCTTAATGATAGGTGCCCAAGGAGCAAAACCAAGAGTACCTTGTCCGCTAGGGATAGCAACGATAGGGTTCACAATCGTGATACTCTCATCGTCTTCTTTAACAACGTCGGTGACAACATCTTCACCAGACCACATACGAATAACTTTTACATTCATTTGAATTGACACCTCATCATTAGTTCAGTTAAAAACGCCACCAGGTTGATCTCGTGATCGGCAACGAAAGCAGACTTGTACTGGTATTCACCGATGACAAGAACTGCTTCAGGAATAGATTGGGGTTGAAAATGCGTGTAGAGACTATCATAAATGTTCCTCATAATTTGAGTAGGTTCGTGATCGAGATTCTGCACAACCCATTTCTTCATCTTAGTAAACTCCTTATTCTTCAGGAAAGTTACAAGGTCATCAAGTTTAGTGTCAGATACAACACTAAGAATGCCAGTGTCAATCTTACCAATGGAAGAATAACGTTGGAGTTCATTCAGAGTCCGACGAAAGTCGGGGAAATACTTTTGGACTAGCGCCGCCAGAACGCGAGGTTCGGCATCGACTTTGTTTTCTTCAAGGATGGACTGGACACGCTTGAAAAAGTTTGCTGCGAGTTGTTGCTTTTCTTTTCCGTTGATTGCAAACTCGATAACAGAACATCGACTGTGGAGCGGTTCGATGATTTTGTTTTTGTAGTTGCAGGTAAAGATAAATCTGCAGTTGTTGCTAAACTCCTCAATAGACGCCCGTAGGAGGAGTTGAACATCAGGGGTTGTGTTATCTGCCTCATCAATGATGATGACTTTGTGTTTAGCAGATGACGCAAGCGATACGGTTGAAGCGAAGTTCTTCGCATTGTTTCTGACAGTATCGAGGAATCGACCTTCGTCGGATCCGTTGATGACATAATAGTCTGCTCCAAGTTGTTCGCAAAGTGCTTTAGCGACAGTGGTCTTGCCGATACCTGGTGGACCAGACAGGAGGAGATTTGGAATCTCACCCTTGTCCACGAACTTGTTCAGAACACTCTTAATGTTCTCAGGCAGAATGCAGTCATCCACAACACGCGGACGATACTGCTCACACCACAGGAAACCACTCATATCAAAATTTGTTCTTGAGATTTGGAAAGGTTGAAACTGAAGATCACCTTATCAATACTATCACGATGTGGTAGAGATTGGTGGATCATATACGAAGGGAAGAAAATAATGTCACCTTCGACACAGGGCGGAACAATGGTTTCAATTTGTCCCGTCCAGGGATCTGCCACTGGTGAGAAGAAAGCAGTAGGTGAAGCACCTCTACTGAGTTGTGCATAGAACACTGCTGAGTAACCAATAGCACCGTGGTTGTGTGCTGGGTGGCAGGCAGTTTCAGTATACCGCTGACACCAAGCATTGTCTACGGTGGCACCAGGGTGGAGTTGCTGGAACTCCTGAAGAGGTTGCCTCAGGACTTTAAGGAGGTTAGGGAAGTAGTCTGGTTGTACTCCTGCATCATAATACTTGTAGTAATCAGTGTACGCACAGACATCCTGACTAGACTCTACAGGATCAAACCAGTGTCCTGCGTGGCACTCACGGTCATCCCAATCAACAAGATTGAGGAAATCAGACTTGAGAGTCGTACCCCAGTTTGGGACTGGAGCGCGGTAAACAGGAACTTGGAATAGATCATCAAATTTTTGGATCACGAAGGTTCTAGAGCAATGTAATATTCGAGGTTGCCATCAGCAGAAACAAAGTGACTAACTTTGTTCTTAGCAACACTGACTTTATAGTCACCAGGCATCAGTCGAATGTTCTCAACTTTGAAGCAGTAACAGAAGTCAGCAACTTCAGGATTGTGCTTACCAACAATAGCAGAGAAGGTGTTAGAAGTTTCGTTCTTCTTATCACAAACCATAAGTTGTACGTTCTCACCTTTGTTGAAAAGGCACAGATCAGGAACACCCAGGATGCTTGCTGCTCTCATCAGATCGTTGAGAGTGTCGGTGCGAAGTTCAAACTCCACATCGATGTCAGGCATCTCTATCTCTTTGTTCGGCGGAGACTGGATGGTGGATGGGTCTGCATCGAAGAACGTTGTTGTAGTCGCAGATGTCTGATCTGTAACTGTAACTTTCTTCTCCGCACGGAAGTCAAACACTGGAGTCTGATGCAGCGAGAGACAACTGAGGAACTGCCCCAGATCATAAATCGCGACTTGCCGAGGGATGTCTTCAGGAATCTTAGCAATACCAAAGATATTCTTGCCGACAGACATCGTACGCAATTTGTTGCCAGGAGTAACAATGATAGACTTGTTAATCGTAGCGAAATTCTTGAGGATGTTCTCAGTTTTCTTAGTAAGTTTGACAACGCTCATTGAGGATAACTTTCAGTTTGTGCGGATTTATCGGAGAAGTGGAGGAGGAGCATAGCGTAGTGGATGATCTTAATGATGTCCCTCCTTGCTGTGCCCTTCTTATCATAGCGAGAGGCATATTTTAGGATGTTGGATCTGCAGAATGCCTCCGCGTCACCAACAGATTCAATCAAATCGAGGGTTTGGATGTTATCGGAAGAGTAATGTGCACCGTAGGTGCCTGTGATGTAATCACGAACTTCCTTTAGAATCCGTTCCTCGTCATACTTAAACGACATAACCGTACTGTTCACGAAGAATTTTCTTATAGGGTTTGCCTTGTTCTCGCAGTTCTGCTACAAGGCGGAGTTTGTTGTGAAGACTGGTATCGCCACCCAGTTTGAGGGCAGCGATGATGGTTACCAGTTCTTTATCAGAGATCGGAAGATCCATAGATCGTTTAATTGTACACTACTGTGTGAATCGCGTCAACCAAGAAGTTCAGGATTACCGTCCTTGTCGAAGTCGTTATCGATCTTATCATAGAGTTCAAGGAATGCCTGCTTAGTTTCATCATCGAAACGATTGATGCTGTACTTGATGGCATCTTCCTTGGAACCGAAGATAGCGAATGCCTTCACAATGTGGACCAAGCGACGAGTAGAGATCACTTCGTCAATACCACCCTCTTGGAAGGTCTTGCGAATGATGCTTGCCCAGTCAGCAAGGCGACCACAGAAATCCTTATCACCACAGATCTTGCTAAGGATCTTGGTTTCGGTCACGACGGACGGATAGTCCTGCTCAAGTGTAATGGCAAAACGCTCTAGGAATGCTTCGTTGAGAACGTTAGTTCCAACAAAGCGACCGTCATCGCTGCCTTTACCTTTAGTATTTGCAGTTGCAATAACATTGAAACCCTCTTTTGGTTGAACGTACTTACCGATTTTCTTCAAGAAGACACCTTTGCCTTCAAGGACAGACTGCAAACAGAGGATCTTATTGGAGGACAAGTCCACTTCATCTAGAAGCAGCACTGCTCCGCGTTCCAGAGCATCGACGACTGGTCCGTTGTGCCAAACAGTGTTGCCATCAACAAGACGGAAACCACCAATAAGATCATCCTCGTCGGTTTCAATGGTGATGTTAACGCGAATCAACTCCCTATTTAGTTGAGCACACGCTTGCTCCACACCGAAAGTTTTACCGTTTCCAGACAGACCTTGGATGTAAGTAGGATAGAAGATACCAGACTTGATGATCTTCTTAATGGAATTGAAGTTTCCGAATGGGATGTAGTTTTCGTCTTTAGAAGGAACCAAAGAAACTTTATCTACAGCAGGAGTTGCTGCTGTTGCTTGATAGGTTTTCTCAAGTTTCTCAGCAATAGTCAGGTTCCACTTACCGATACCTGCCTTGTGATCCTTAAGACGCTTCTTGACAGTTGCGAAAGAACAGTCGAAGTGCTCAGCAGCAGAAAGCAGTTCGGGAGTGCCGACTTGCTCGCCGTGCTTAGAGAGGAAAGAAACGATGTCTTGTGTAGTGACAGGATGAGGTGCGAACATTTGTTTGTTTTGTTTGTATGTAATTAGTATAGCGTCGGGAGACGGGGATGCGGGGATGAACTGTGCCACTTATGCAACTGTCCTCGCGAAGGAGTTGAGCATACGCTTGTTAGCAGACTTGCCCCTATTCATTTTTTTGAATGCAGTACGGATCTGACTGGTGGTTGCTTCTTCATCCAACTTGTCAAGTTCACCTCCAGTTTCCTGAGTATTAGCAGGAAGAACATAGAGAGCATCATAGGGGGAGTTCTTAATTTCATAGAACTTCTCCTTCTTGAACTTGCTGTGAACAGCGTTGACATCCTCAGTCATATACTTCATATAGTGACAGTTCCACAGATAGTTACGAACGTCACGAGGAGCACAGAGACGGAACCCAAGCAGTGAGACCTGAGGGAACACATCCTTGAGGTTCTCTAGGAAGATGTTGACCTGCTCAAGGGGGTTCTCCATCTTGCGGTAGATCTTACCAGTCTTGCGGTCACGAAGTTGTGCACGACGACCGTACATATTCTCGTAGACACGTCCACCAAGGTAGTCGCTCTGAGAGAAAATAGATGCAGGACTGGACTCACCATCAGTAAGGATCGTGACAGAGCACTTCTGGAGAGCGTGACGCTTCACAAACCCAGGGATGATCGAATGTAGTGCACTGATAGTTTCGATCAATGGAGTGCCTGAGAGGGACAGTCCAGGAGTTGTGTTGAATGAATAGTAACGACCCCAGGTTGCGGTGTTACTGGAAACCGAACCAGCGTTCCTCCAGAGGCACAGTGCTTGACGGTTGAACTCCTTAGTTGTGCATTCTGAGGAGAGCATCTCTAGCAGAGCGAATCCAGAACCGAATGCGATACGACCAGCGACACGATCAAAACGATCATTCATAGATCCGTCCATCTGATTGAATGCACCCCAAGCATATGAAAAAGCAAGAACCTTGAATGGGATGTTTACCTTGCGGCAGAACCAAGTAAGTTGCAACACTTGCTTGACAGTATCCATAAGGCAGTTGGACATAGAACCAGACCAGTCCAGGATGAAGATCATCCCGTGATTCTTACCATCAGGAACAACGTTGATACGCTTGAAGATGTCATCGTTGTACTTGTAAGTGTGGAGTTTAGCAGTGTCAAGAACACCAGTACGAGCACTGCTTGTACGAGCATATGCATCTGCTGCCTTACGACACTCAAACTCTTTGACCAAGAAGTTGACTTCCTGCTGTGACTTCTTTTGGAACTCTTTGAAATCTACAGCAGACTTATCAATGTCAGCAACGATCCATTCGGGTTGATCTTCCCTGGTAAAGTTCAACTCAGATTGCTCAACAATCTTTTTCCAACCAACAACAAGTTGGTCTTCGTTGACAACAGGGATCTCAATATACTCAGTATCGTGCTGATACTTTTCATTGTTGATCAGATCCTTAAGACGCTCAGTGAGTGCCTTGTCCGTGTTTGCCTCTAGTGGATCATTACCACCTTGATTGTTTTCGATCTCAAGATCTACATCTTCATAATCTTGATCGAACTTAGACTCAGCATCATCTGACTCCTCTTCAGAGTTTTCGGAATCAGAACTACTTTCAGTAGGAACAGTCTCGCCCTGAACTTGACCGTCTTCCTGCTGCTCAGGTTTGATGTCAATCTTCTGCTTCTCTTTCTCCTCTTGCTGCTGCTTCATAAATGCATAGACTTCTTCTGCAACAGCAACTGCTTGCTCAAAGGTCTCAGCAATTTCAGTTGCTCTGACGAATGCCTGCTCCTCAGGAGTGAAAGGAATATTGCGATAGTTGCCAATCTTAAAGTGAAGATTGATACGGTCAATCAGATTGATCTCTGCAATCTTGTCACCTACACAGAAGAAGTCTTCATCGTTAAGTTCTTGGTAACCTTTGAAGAAAGTCTTGGGCAGACCTTGGTAACGACGCTTCATCAACTTTTCGATACGAGCATCTTCAGTCACATTGACGAATGACTGAGGGCACTTGAATTTTTGCCACTCTGTAGGAGTGTAGAGAGCGTGACCAACCTCGTGAGATACCAGCAGGTCATAGACATTCTCAGAAGCACGATCCCAGACGGGAAGTGTGAGAACACGACGCTGTACGTCGAACGCTGCAGTTTCACACTGCCTGTGCTCAATGATAAGGTCCTCAGTTGCAAGCAACTTAGCGAGTGTGCCTTTGACTCCTGTGTTTACTGTCATAACCCCTTTGTTTGTATATACAAAGTATAAGACCCCTGGCGGTTGCCTGGGGTCTTGAGTAGACAGTTTTTCAAGTGTCTACGGCGTTGTTTACTTGCTCGGAGTCGTCCCTTACAAGTGCCCTTGCCGTGTCTCTCTTTCTTGGAGTGGTGTTGCCAGTTGGGGATATTCATCTCGCATTGAAAGCAATCGAAATTCTAGGAGTATTTATTCGAGACTTTACAGTTTTGTGTTCCAACCAAGACGGGAACAGGACTAGCGTACGTGGTGTGGCAGGAAAGTGTCTACCCTCTTCAGTTCCCCACATACACATCTTTGAATATGGATTTGGATTATTGAATACGATACCACCGTGCTGATCGGGTATTGTATTGTGATAGTACACCCCAGACATCCTTGAATGTGCGTGAGTGTGTGCTATTTGAAAACTGTCACCTGTGGATGCATTGACCCAAGATTGATGAATTAGTGCAGAAGGTTCACCAATAACATCACAGCAAGTATAGATCCAATCTACTAACTCTGGAAGTTCATACTTCCGAAACAGTTGTAATGAATTCATCCCTTGATGAGAACCTTGTATGATTCCTTGTGATGCACCTTCAGAGACGTGAGATAAAATATCTGGATCGTCAAGTGGTATCGACTCAATCTCAGAATCGATCTTAGGATTACTATGATTGAAAACGTAAATGTTAACTGGGAACAGTTCGACTTTTACTTTAGAAGTTGGATTCAAGAAGTCAGATCTGGCAAATTGGGAAATCTTTGTTCTCGGACGGTTCTGGGTACGCTCATCATAAAACTCACGGTCCATCGTTCTTCCTCAGTTTCATTGGATCTTACCTCGTGATCTTGGTAACCTGGCCAAAAATACAGATCTCCTTCACGAGGCATCTGACAATGTGTGTATGGCCAGTATGGTTTTATCCTGTTGAGTGTCTCTACCTCTGGTGCAGGATGATAGAGAAATAGGTCGCCTGAGTTGCCAACAGGAACATCCAGATAATAGGTACCTGCAATATCTGCTTCGGCGTGGTTATGCCGCATTTGGTAACCACCTTTTGGATTGACATTAACCCAACAGTGCGTAACCTCAAGTTCTGGATCAAATAATTCTTGTTTAGAAAGTAGAAACTCCGCGAAGTCGGGGTATTCTTCGTGGAGTTTCCAGTTGGAATGTATGCTTGACCATCCAGTTCCATAGAAACGTGTGAGGTCGCAACAGAATTCCTCCCGACGTGCTTTGATTTCTTTTTTGAAATCATCGTGTCGGTTGTATTCACCATTGCTAACGTAAAACGGGATGTCAAACATACATAACGAGCATCAGATTCCGATGGAGCTTAGGAGACTCGAACTCCTGACATCCTGCTTGCAAAGCAGGCGCTCTACCAACTGAGCTAAAGCCCCTCAGAGAACGCTTTTGAAAATCCATTAACCTTTTCAAATGAAATTGTCCTTTCAAATTTATCTAGGAGGACATCTCCCTTATGCGAAATGATAAAGAAGTTTGTGTCAGCACCTAAAGACTTGAGGATTTTCAGAAGTTCATCGGTTGCCTGATTATCTAGGCTAGAATCAAACACTTCATCTAGGATGAGAAGGTTTGTCGTTACCGAGTTCTTGATCTTAGCAATATGTCTCCAGGTGAAAAGCAATGAGAGATCAATCTTTTGCTTTTCACCTTCTGAAAACGATGCGTAAGAGAAGGTATCACGGTGTCGTGATTTAATTACCTCACTGAACTCTTCGTCAAGAGTGAAATTGACGTAGGTGTCCATATCAGCAAGGTACTTGTTGATCCGCTGATTGATAACAGGAACGTATTTAGAAATAATCTTAGATTTGATCCCGCCGTCTTTCAGCAGAGTTGCAACAAGTTTTAGATCGGAAGATTCTTTAGAAACACCAGAGCAAGCAATCTCTTTAGTGTTGAAATCATTTTTCAGTTTCTGGAGATACTCTTTCTCTCCCTGAATGTCGGGTTGATTGTTCAACTCTCGAACCTGAGCAATGATGTCAGTGTTCTGTCGCATCAAACGTTGTTCTTCATTGAACAAACGCTTCACCTCAAATTGCATCTCGGTGATGTTCTCACATTCCTTACGGAAGTCTGCAACAAGTTGATTTGTTTTGTCAATCTCTTCTCTCAACTGCGACACAGCAGTATTGAGTTCTTCCCGTTTAGCACCAAGTTCTTTCATCTTAGTGCTACGAAGTTCTTCGCCAATGCTTTGAGAACAGGTTGGGCATTGGTCAGTGTTGCTAAAGAACTCGTAATCATTATCGAGTCTTTGTTTCTTAGAACCAATCTTAGTTCTAATAGTCTGCTGCTTCAGCAACTTGTCTTCTGTTTTCCTGAGGTTGAAAGAACTATCTTCCATAACCTTCAGTTGCTTGTCGAATTCGGAGATCTCATTTTTGATCTCAATCATCCGATCTTCGTTCTCAGCAAACTTCTTCTGGAACCAGTTGATCCTGTCTTGGTTTGCACCAGTCAGTTTCTCCAGGTTTCTTTCCTGAGAGGTGATTGCTTGAGAAGCGAGTTCCAGTTGATGCTGACACTCCTTCAGTGTTTGGTTAGTTTCTTTTACCCGATCCTTTAGCAGGAAATTCATCTGGGAGAAGATTTGAATATCGAGAATATCTTCGATAACTTCTCTTCGATGAGCAGCAGACAACTGCATAAAAGGAACAAAAGTTGAACTACCAAGAATAACAACTTGAGTGAAAGACTTGTAGTTAAGTTTAAGTATGCTCTGCTCAAGGTACTTTTGATAGTCCCTATTTGCGGCATCTTGATCAATAAGGGATCCGTTACGGTAAACCTCAAAGACATTTGGTTTGATTCCTCTTACTACCTTGTACTCTACACTACCGATTCTAAACTCAATCTCAACCTGAGTCTCCCGCTCGTTAACAGTGTTAACAAGTTGTGACTTGGTAATCTTGCGAAACGGTTTGTTGAAGAGACAGAAGCACAAGGCGTCCAGCATAGTGGACTTACCAGCACCGTTAGATCCCACAATCAATGTGGAGTGAGTAGCGGTTAGATCGATTTCTGTAAACTGATTACCAGTCGAAAGAAAATTTTTCCAACGCAACTTCTCAAAGATAATCATAACGGTGGAACTACAACATCATCTGGATTGATAATCACATAATCATACTCGTGGACTTGGCAGTTTTGGACCACCAGTTCTAGTTCGACTTCTGTGATCTCAAGACGGCGACTGAAATCAACCGCCTCAAGCATTAGATTATACCGTTCGGCGTCCTCTTTGTCAACAAAGATTTGTACTGTTTTAACACCAGTGTCGTCGTTGTTGACAGCGTAGATACCGCCCGTTTTATCGTCTAATAGAATATACATTAGAGATCTAATGCCTCAACGTAGAGTGATTTTAGAATTGATGTGACATTTTTCTTGTCAATCGCCTCTTCCAATCCCTCAACGTAAGTTTCCAGAATAGTCATCGTGTCTTCCATCTTGATGGAATCGTCAACGTCTTCTAATTCAACGGTGACATCTTCGATGATTTTTAGATCAGCAACGTCAGCATCATTCAATGCTTTGATATACCGATCAAACCAAACTTGGTTTTCTCTATTCTGGACGACAACTTTGACGTATGAACCCTTCAGGTTTTTGAAGTCTGGGAGTTCTTCATAGTTATCTTTCACGTCATCATACCATAGTTTATTGAAGATGGTATAAGGATTCTTGTGGAAAGAAAGAGTCAGAGTGTCAGTATTTAGGATGTGAAAACCACGGGTGTGTCCAAAGTCATTCCAATAAAGTTGGTAAGGATTACCAAGGTATTGGATGTTACCTTGACGTGATTTCATATGGAAGTGTCCAGAGCAGGTGAGATCAAACTTCTCAAATGGTTCTGGATCCATCCCGTGTTCCATACGAACTCCAGGGACTGCTTCAAATCCCGTGAGTTCAAGGTGTCCAAGACAGACTTTCGCTTTGCTGTCTGCAACAACATTCATACATTCCTTCTTGTTTTCCTCACACATCCAGGGAAGAAGAAGGAAGTCCGTCTTGTCAAATTTGGTATGCGTAGGTTGATCAATAACAGTGATGTTATCAAACTCACCCAGCAAGTGAGACGGTGCATTTACTTTGACGGTGTTCTTGTAATAGATGTCGTGGTTACCCAGAATCATATACAAGTTGACGCCAAGTTCAGCAAGCGGTTTGAACCACATTTGCTTAGCAGCATCAAGAGAAAGAAAGTTGATGCTTTTGCGTTTGTCAAATGTGTCCCCTAAGCAGATAACAGTTTTGATTTTGTTACGCTTAATATATGGGATGACTGTCTTGGTGTAAAACTCTCTGTACTTATCAATGAATACCTGATTGTCATTACGGACGCCGAAGTGTTGGTCTGTAATAAGGAGGATCTTCATCGACTAAGTTCTTCTACGAGTTTACTAGATTTTTCAAGTTGGGCGAGTGCTTTAACGAGTTCAGGAGTTTCTTCCCATTCCCAGTGTTGCTTGTGTTGAGGATTTGTCTTCTCAATGATGAGTTGCTTTTTCATAATTTACCTCCGACAATACCGTCGTTAATGGTGCGTGTGTAATCATCAAGTGATCCATCCTGTAGACACTTGAGATGCCATCTAGAAACTGTCAAGACAGCATCATATGTAGCACCTGTGATAAAGTTGGCACCAAGAATTGGTTCCTTCAAAACACTGGTGTACATACCAAAACGTGTCTTCTTAATATAGAAGGCGTTATCGATCCATTCTACATCATCAGGGATCTTCTTTTCAACCGTCGGATTCGGACCCAGAGAGGTCAGGATCGACTGCTTCTTCTTCACTTCCTGCATTTTGTTTGTTGAATCCAAATGGTCCTACCTTCTGTTTAGCGCGGTCTTTCATAACAGCACCCGAGAGTGCTTCCATAACTTTCAGAATGTCTTCTGCTTTTTTTGTGACGCCAAGACGGTCTGCCACAAAGTTATATTTCTGGAAAAACTCGTCGCTAACCAACTTGTAGTCTTCCACTGTAATAGGTTCGTCCTTCATAGTCAATACCTGTTGTTCATTTCAATTCGAGACTTGATGGAGTTCAATGTAGATGCGTCTCCATCTCCATCAGAATGGAAGACCTGATCGTAACCAGACTTTTCAATGATCTTATCTTTAATATCCATCTGTCGCTTCTCTTTAGCAATCCTTCTTAGGAAAGCATAGTATACAATCTGTGTGAAATATGCAAATGGGTTTCTGCTCTTTGCAGGATCGAAGTTATCAATATACTGTACACAGTTCTCTACACCATCAGAAATCATATCTTCCTTGTACATATAGTTAATGAAGTTAGGTCTATATGACAGGTGTGTGGCGATCTTTAGAAAACAGTCACCGATATATTCATCGATACGAGGTTTCTTCGTACCACGAATTTTAGACAGCTCAACTTTTTCACGGTAAGCAATGATTGCCGCAAGGAACTGTTGGTTATCAACGTAGTGTTGGCTCTTTTTTCTTTCCATTAACAAAGGCATTTACTTGTACCCGTTTCATAACAAAAGTATATCAGAAAACCAAGGACTTGACAAGACCTAATAATTTAATTATACTCAACACTGTCAGGGTTGGAAAGAGACATTAGCTATTATCTGAGTTAAACAGATCTTCTAACATCTTTCTGTGTTGGTCAACTTTACCAAGGAACCCCATTGAGTCGTTTAGATCGCGGGCGTCTTTGGATGCTGCTTTGACATCGGTTCCTCCGCCCAGTTCGGTTCTGACAAAATACTTATACATCAACATCGCCTCGTGGGACATCGGCGCGATGGTGACGATTCTATCTTGAGGGATAATAAAGAAGTCTTCATCAGAGAAGACCATCCATTTTTTCAATCCAACAGCAACTGCTCTCTTCTCATCTTTCATTGTCTCAGTTGCGTGAACCTTTGCAGGGTCCTGCACAAATGCTACGTGTGTACCTTCAGATTCTTCAACTACAATAGTGCGAGCGAGTACCTCTTCACCGTTCGTCAATTTGAGAACGCCAAAGAACTCTTCATCAGGTCTTACATAGTTTAGAGACATACGTTTAGTTTCCTCCTAATTTGATCTCTGTGATTGAGTAGTCAAACTTTTCATCCTTGTAAATGCGGATACGTTCAACCAAGTGATTCAAAGTTGCGTTACGAAAACGCCCATTGCTAATATCATCAGCGAAATCATATAGAGTTGCGCGACCTTTAGAGTCGTGCGTTCTGAGAGCTCTACCTATAGATTGTAAGTTTCGTATTCTTGATTTAGATGGGGATGCAAATATTACGTTGTGTAGGTTTTTAATATTGATACCAGTTGAGAAAGTACCGTATGAAGCAAGAATGATGGCGTTGTCACTTTGCTCACATATGCTGCGAATCTCTTCTCGTTCTTCAGTGGGGACACCACCGTGTACGAAGAAAAGTTTTTTACCTTCCCCACGACTATTTAGCAGGTCCCAAAGTGGGTCTCCGTGTTTTTCCACGTAGTTGAATAGGATCAGCGTGTTGCCAGTTAGATCCCGCGCAAGTCCTGTGATGATTTTGTTGCGTTTTTCGTGAGAGATGATATAGTTCATCTCGTCGTGATAACTATCAAACCCAATATAATCGTGCTTACACACTAGGATATTGATCTTCAGGTCAGACAATGCGCCACGTTCCTGTAGATCCTTAGTTCTGATATTACGATTCACTTGTCCGAATACACCTTCCAGTTGTAACTGGTGAGATTGCATTCCATCTAACGTGCCAGTCAAACCAATACGATGATTGGCATCGTGACACTTGTTCAGGATTGATGTTAGGGACTTTGCTTTGAAGAGGTGCGCTTCATCACCGATAACAACATCAAACCTATTAAAGTAATTCTTAGGCTCTTTGTAGATAGATTGCCACGTAGATATGACGACAGGACTTGTGACATAACGGTCTTGCCCTCCATAGATCTTACTGACGTAATGCTTTGCGTTCCATCCATACTCTTGAAAGTCTTGATAAAGTTGTTCAACCAAAGAGGTTGTGGGAACAATGATTAGAATCTCGCGGTTGAACTGTAAGTGCCAACGTACGAGACTGTAGATAATCAGAGATTTCCCAGACCCAGTGGGTGATAGTAAGAGTCTACGGCGATGTCGAAGTGCGCTATAAATTGATTGCAGTTGGTAATCTCTTGCCTTGAAAGGCAGACGTAGAGATCTAACAAAACCCGCAACTGCCTCAGGTGATATGCTGACATCTTGGTCCCCAGGTGTTCCATAATACTTAGACTCCTCAATGGTATATTCGTAGCCTTTTGTTTCAAGCCACTCAGTTAGGTATGGAAACAATCCCACGTGAAGTTCTCCAGTGCCAGGAGAGTACAAACGGATGTGTCCGTCCCATCTCTTATACCTGCGTTGCTTCTGGAGAAACTTCGCTTCGGGTACCTCAAACTTAAAGTATTCTGAGAGTTCCTGGTGGATATGTAAGTCTGTTCTAATCTTGAGGAATACTTCGTTCTTCTTCTCAATAATCGTCATCATACAGGAAACTCAAACCGCTTTGCATCAATCGCGTTCTTCACTTGGAATCCGCGATTGTTAATCATCTTGAGAATGTTCTCAATGTAATTTATGCAAGTTTCAAAGTATGCGATTTTGAGTTGCTGTTTTTGAATGTCCTCATCACTCTCAAGGAATGTGTTAATATCTCCCTTAAGAACTTTTAGATCAAATGCTTCTCCGTCGTCGTTGCACGTCTTACCGTTGTACCACAACCACTTCTCACGCCAAATCCTCTTGAGTTTCATCTTTTCATCCTCAAGAATCAATTTGTATTTGTTGAAGTATACGAAGTATTTTTGATGTAGTCTGGGTATGACTAGAGATTCCTCTCCCAGATTCATCTCATCAAACAGACAGTCCTTTGCCCAGGACTGCTGCAATTCATCAAGTAGTGCCATAATTTATTTTAGTTTGGCAACTCGTGTGCCATCAAGTGTTTGGATTTCGTATGATAGGAAGTCGAAGGTTGCTTGCGCTTGGAAATACTCTTGATCACCTAAAGTTGCATCAAAGTCGAGTGTACTAAGATCAACAGGTTTCAGATCTTGGAATACAACATTGAACTTTGGATTGAAGTTTGAATCTAAGATGCTCAGAGTTCCATCAGCAAAACGGAAGTCTGATCCCAAATCACGGTTTCGTGAAGTGGTATTAGCTTCAAGTTCAAATTCTGCTCGCTCGGAGAATCTATCTGGAACACCAAGTGCTCTCATCCAGTTATGGAGGATGATATAGTTTTCGAGATCCTCGTCCACAATGAACGTAAGGTTCAACCTACTGTAAGAAATTGTTCCGTCAATGAATGTTTCACGGTACGGGGTAGGCGCTTGAACCATAGACAACTGCATACCAGGTATGCTTGCCATTTGTGCAAAGTATGCAACCTTAGGATACTTTGCCAGGGTAAAACGGAAACCACCTGGGGAAAGAAAGTTTCTATTGCTGATTTGAGTAGCGAATGACATTTGCTATATTAGTGGTCTCCGTACTCTATTTAGTACCGATACTCCTCAATAATGTTCAGGACTTTGTTGAGCATCTCGTGTGCACCGTCGTGGAAGTCTCCATTCTTGTGCTGGTAGTTTCCGTTGTAGAGCATATGCTTGAGCTTGAGGACGCGACATTCCATTTCCTTTCGTGTCATTCCATTCCTTGGCATAGGTACTAGCATCATATCATTTATTTACACAAAAAAAGGACCCCGAAGGGTCCTTGTGTGTTGAATATATGACCAACGGATCACATAAGGTTGTCAACCAGAACACGTCTGTAGTAACGGTTAGCGTTAGCGGTGAGTGCACCACTACCCTGGGAGGTACCTTCTGCGAAGGGGTTAGCAACGAGACCGTATCTGGTCTTGAAGCCGATCTTCGGCTGGAAGGTGTCCTGACCAACGGCGCGAACCATCTGCAGAGGCACGTAAGGGCAGTAGAAGAGACCTGCGTCATATGCACTGCTACCTTTGTAACCTGCCACATAGAAGTGACGGTCAGAAACGTTAGCAGAGTAAGGATCGACGTAGACCTTAATACGACCGTTAAGAGTACCTGCGAGGGTGCTGCTGTTGTCGTCGGGGAGCAGGTTGCTGTTACCAGCAAGTGCGGGGGTGTAGTCAAGAACACCAGCCATAGACAGAGCAGATGCCACATCAGCGGAGCAGATGAGGATGTTGCCCTTTCCACGACGAGTCTCGTGACCGATTGCGTTCATATCTCTCTCAATCTGGAAGAGGAGACCCTTGAACTTCTCAACAGACCAGCGACCGTTGGAGTCAACGTCGAGGTCGAAGATACCTGCAGTTGCAGTGTTGTTCTGAGCGCCAGGACGAGCGATCTTGTAGACAGTTCTAACAACTTCTCTGTTGATCTCAGCGAGAACTTCAGTAGAAAGGATGTTAGCGAGTTCGCTCTCAGCATCCAGACCGTGAACTGCTTTCAGGTCTTGAGCAAGTTCCAAGCTGTACTCAGCTTTCAGTGCTCTGGACTTAGCAGTCACAGTGACCTTCTCGATGGAGAAGTTCATTTCTGCGAACTGGTTACCTGCAGCATCACCCAGTGCTTCTGCCTCGGCGGTAGGCATACCGTCGGAGGTGTTGTAGGTGCCGCTGTCGTTCAGCAGACCAGGGTTGCTACCTGCCTGAGCAGTTCTACCCAGATCAGATGCTGCGTTCTCTGCGGAGAACTCGGTGTCTGCCTCGTTGAAGAATGCTTCAGTACCAGCAGTACGGTTGGTGCCATAACGGGAGCGCATTGCGAAGATCAGACCAGTAGGTCCAGTCATCGGTTGCACACCTGCGATGTCATAAGCAATCAGCTTAGGCATCGAACGGCGAATGAGGCTAATCAGAACGGGGTCGAAACCAGCAACAGGACCAGTTGCAGTGGAAGAACCACTGAAACCAGCAGTGCCAGCAGACATTGTAGGTGCTGCTTCAGTCAGCACGCCACGCTCTTCAGCCAGGAACTTTTCTTGGTTTTCAAGCAGGACTGCGGTTACCGCTTTCTTATAGCTATCCTTGATGGAATCAAGACCTTCGCAATTAAGAACGGGGGACCACTTTTCCTGCAGATGCTCGGATTTGAACATTTGCTTTTTACCTCTTTAGGTTATAGTTTTGGAAAAATTGGTTTAATGACTAATTCACTTAGTCCAGCGACGGAGCGCATCGACGTAACGTGACATCGATTCCGTCATATCGCTATCCACAACAGGTTGGACATCTTCAGCAATCGTCTCTGCTGCCGCTTGGGGCTTGCTAGAGAAATACGACTCTTTCAGAGTCTCGATTTTGCTGCGGAATGACTCTTCATCTTCAAACTCAACACCCTCTGCCAGACCAGCAAGCTTTTCCCTTTCGGTAGCTGCCAGACCCTCAGAGATCTCACTCACAATCCCATTCTTCACGAATGCACCAACCTCACGGGTCAGAGCAACGTTCTTATCGATTTGCTCGTTGAGTTTTGCTTCCATCGAATCTAGTTCTGTCACCATCTCAGAGATGATGTCAGTTTTTTCTTCGGGAACCTCAATATGGTTCTCGACGAATACTTTTTTGAGACCAGCAACAACGCTCTCAGCAATCTCGGACTTCAGTCCAGTTTCGATTGCGATCTCGTTCTTGCCCATCCACTCTTGCACAGCATAAGTCAGATACTCATCGACTTGCTCTGCGAGAGAAGCTTTGACTGACTCAACCTGCTCACTGAGTGCTGTTGCATACTCACCGTGAACACGATCGAGTTCCTCGTTGAGGCGGGAAACAACTGCAGCTTCAAAGATTGTTGCTGCTTTTGCCTTGAACTCCTCACTCAGGTCCTCGCCCTCAGTCAGTGCTGCCACGTCTGCGCTCAGATCGATTTCGATCAGTTCATCACCTTCAGCATTCTCTGCTTCCACAGATTCGTGCTTCTTGGGCGATGCGTCAGAGGGCTTGGTCTTGGGCGCGGATGCCTGGGTCTGAGAAGGAGTCTTCAGTTTGTTAGACTCATCATCAGGTTTGTTGTTTGTAGGGGTAGGACCGCCCAGGTCCTCAACCGATCCCAGCGAAGAACCATCAGCAACGGCACCGTCGAACTTAGCTTCGGTGACTTCTTGTTGTTCTTCGGAAACCATCACTTCTTTTTCTTGCGACATTGGTTGTCTCCTTAGTAGTCTTTGCTATTCTTAGAAATATTTATCGTTTACAGAGTTTTAAGGAACTGAGAAAACGCGGAAAGTTTGCGCTCTTCCAGAACTGCTCTGTTAGGAGCATTGTCAATACTCCTTTTAATCGTTGCAACTTCGGACTCTCTAATGATTCCGTTGTTCCAGACCCACTCTTTACCTTCCATAATTCCGTTCACAAATGCGTCAGGAGCAGAAGGATCAGCAACAATATCTGCTGCTGTAGCGAGCATAAAGTCGTCGGCAACGATCTTTACACCTTCACTGGAGGTTTGCAGTGAACCAATGCCACGAGAAGAAACGCCAAGTTTGACGCCTTCATCGAGAAGATTCTTTGCGATGTTACCCATAGGTGTATCAAGGATGCGTGCACGTCCCTTGAAGTTATTTCCTTCCTGAACCAGGGAGGTGATAACGTGGGAGACACGATCCAAGTTGACGGTAGGACCGTCGGGATGACCCAGTTCACCAAGAGCGCGACCCGTCTTAATGAATGATTCATTATATTTAGCGACTTCGCGAGCAAGTGTACTGATGGGATACATCCGACCATTGCGGTTTTTGATCTCACCTTGAAGGAAAGTACCTTCAATGTACAGACGCTTCTTACCGTTCTTTTCTTCGGTTAGAAGTTCAATGTCTTCAATCGTTTCCGTGATCAGTTTCATCAGTTTCCTCTTCAGGTGTTTCTGTGGGGTTCATCCAGTTACCAGCAATGTCCTTCTTTTTTGCTTCAAGAGCATCAGCAGTCATTGCCTTCAGTGCGACATCGACCTCCTTACTGAGATCCTTAGATCCCGTAAAAAGTTTATTTACGATGTCCATAGCATCTACGCTAGCCATAATGTTAGATTGTCATAACAGTATTATTTAGAATTCTCCGCGTTTGTAGTCTGCGGGCGCAATAGATTCAACTCCGCCAGGACCAGTTTCTTCTTCAGGAACTTCGCCCATAGCATTAGGATCTTCTAATGGCATTCCAGTTGCGGGATCAACAGATGCGGGATCCATCAACTTTCCACTTTCAATTTCTTTTTCAATTTGCTTGTCGATTTCTCTGATCTCAGCATCAGTCTGCTTAAGGATCTGACGGCGGAGATAATCAAGTGAGAAATACTTACCAGCAAAAGGATCCATTGTCGCAAGGAGATTCAGACGTTCAGTCATAATCTCTTTCTCCTTCAGTTCCGCGAAGTAGTTATCCGCGATGAAGTCATACTGAATGTGCTCTGCCATATCTTCCCAATCTTCGATTGAGCAGATACCTTTGAGAACCAGTTGTGTCTTCAGCAGATCGTGGAACAGTTCGGAGAACTTCTTACGAAGGCGAGTGACAAATTTTTGAAATTTAATTTCGTCGCGTGTGATTTCAGCAGCGCGACCCAAATTAAATGTTGACTCAGATTCAAGACGTGACTCAGGAACATTGAGTGCACGGTAGAGTTTCTTTTGGAAATACTTTACGTCCTCAAGCTCTCCAAGATTTTGTCCACCTGGGAGCGTAGTGATTTCAGTACCTCTTCCACCTTCACGTCTTGGGAGCCAGAAGTCTTCGAGCATCGACATAAATTTTCTGTCGTCTCGGATTTCCCCTGTGTCGGCATTGTATACAAGTTTGTTTCTATAACGGGACATCACCTCACGGAGGTATTGTTCCGCTTTTTGTTTGGGAAGATTGCCCACGTCAATGTAGAAAATTCTACGTTCTGGTGCGCGGGACAAACGATAGATCACAAGACTGTCTTCAATCATTCTAAGTTGATTGAGAGCTTTGATTGCCTTGTGCAAATGTGACATAATCACATTCTTGTTCATATCCTTCAGACCAGAGTGGCAGAAGGCAATAGCATCAGGAGCAACCTTGATACCAGCAGTCTCTGCCGCTCGCAGACCTTTCGGATTGTAAACGTAATATTCAGCAGACTTAGGAGCGAGGTTCGACTCCATAGTGCGCGGATCGACAAACTGCTTATCCTTCGGACGCTCCAGCTCGATGACCTTGCGAATCTTACGCGGGTCAATGTATCTAAGTTCTGTGATACCACGACGAGGTGACTTTGTATCGATCACCTTGTGGTAATAAAGTTTCCCGTCAATATACCACCGACGGAAAATGTCGTATGCTTTCTTGTCAAAGTCAAGAAGGCGAAGAACATTCTGAAATTCTTCTCGGATACGCTTCTTAATTGATTGACTTACTTCGAGGTTGGACAGTTCGATGTCCACTGGAGTATCATCCAGTTCACCTGCGATTGCTTCGTTGACAACATCGTCGATAGCGCGGTCACATTCTGGATGAATGGACATTTCTCGGTAGCGACGAATCAAATCGTTTTCGTCTTTGTAACTACCATCTAGGTCGATAGCAGTGCCAAAGTATCCACCGCCTGCTACGGGAGTAGCAGCATCATCTGACTCTTTACGCACGAAAGAAGGGCCAGGAGACTGACCCTTCTTAGCACGCTCAAGAGAATAACCAAATAACTGAGACATTGATATGCCGTGTAATTCCTTATCAGATCTATTTATCTGATTTAGAAATCACTTAGTTTTGGGCATTACCAGTGTTGATGTCAGTATCGTAGGTCCAGTATTGAACTTGGAACTCGACGGTGTACTCTTCAGGAGTATCGTTGTTGCCCCAATCCAGATCAATCGCGCTGATGTTGCTTGGCCAAATACCTTCAAACTTGTAGGTACGGATGACGCTACCCTTGCGATCCATCTGTCTAACCTTTGCCATTGCCTGATAGTCAGCGATGGTGTTAGCGTTCTGGAAGTTTTGCTGGAGTGCTTGAATATTGGAAGACCAAGATTCAAAGAATGCACGGAACTTGAAGGACTGGTCGTTAAGAACAGTCACGGTCCAAGGTTCAAATGTGCGGTCACCAGCGATCTTCAGCATACGACCACGGTAAGGAACCTCAACAACACCCACTGTAGAAGCGGGGATGTTTGCTGCCTTCACAAGGAAGGTACCGAAAGCGGATGCGTCAGCTGCGTTAAGTTGGGATGCACCTGCCGAATTCTCCACTCCATCGAGTGCAGAACCAGCGATACCGCCAGACTGAGGGGTAACCCCGTCCTGAAGGATCGGGGGTGCATAAATTTCGACTTGGAATAGGTTAGGACGTGCAAAGTCTCTAACTTGATCGCGGAAGGTGAAGATCGGAGCTCTTACCGAGCTCTGCTCCACTTGTCCTGGTTGTGCTTCTGCCATTGTTTTCTCCTAGTTAATTCTCTTGAGATCAGTTAGTAACTTCAGCGAAACTAGAACCAGTTCTAGTTGCAGTGAAGGTGAGGGTGATGTAGTTGATCGAGCGGGTCGGCTTCACGAAGATCTCCGCGAAGAATTCGCCACGGTCGATTGCTTCTGCAGGGTTGTTGCTAGTGTCGCAAACAACCAAGAAGTCGATGATGCCACGACGGGACTGGACGGAACGCAGGAAGGGTTCCACAATGTTCTTGAACGAAGCGCGAGTAAACTCGTCATTCAGTTCAAACAGTTGTGTCTTAGCAGCGGACGCGATTGCATCTTCCAGAACCAGGAACAGACGACGGACGTTGATTCTGTCGAATGCGGACTGGTAAGAAAGAGCAGTCTTGTCACCGAAGAGGACGATACCCTGACCAGGGAATGCCACGACGGGGTTGACACGTGCTGCGTACAAGCGATCTCTGTGATCCTTCAGAGGGGAGTAAGACAGTTTGATTGCGTTACGGAGTTGTCCTCTGTTGAAACCAGCAGGAGAGAACCAAGCCTCAGAGTTGAGGGTTGTGCTCAGAACAAGACCTGCAACGTCAGCGTTACAAGGGATGTAACGATACTTGTCGTTGTACTTGTCGTAGATGTACTTGTAGTTGTTATCGAACACCGCGTAAGAGGTGCTGCTCAACTGATTGAAGAAGTCAATCGTACGGTTGACGATGACGTTAGTGTCGGACTGACCGATCACATCGCCACGTGAGGGAGAAACAAATGCGAGGCAATCCTTACGGGTTGCTGCAATGTCAATGATCTTCTGTGCTTTAGCGACTGTATCGCTAGTGTCTGCCATCGAGGGACCCATCAGGATGTAATCAACATCGATGGTTTCCTTGTCAGCAACCAGGTCGTAAGAACCGAGGATCTCGCCACGTGCCAGGGTGTAACCGTCAGCACCACCTTGGAGGTGGAAGGTTGCGGTAGAACCGTGTGCAGTACCGATGATCTCGCGACCAAGGGATGTTTCGTTAGTCTTGATAGCAGCAGTTTGCTTGATCAGGTCGAATGTGCGGGACACACCAGACTGACCGAAACCACCGTTGTTCACGGAGTCAACGTCAAAGATGCTGCCAGTTTCGTGAGAACCCCAGTAGATGTACTGAGAGTTGTTCTTGATAACGTCTGCATAGTAGACTGTCTCGCCCTGTGTACCACGTGCGTCAGTTGCCTTAGACACGAACAGGAACTTCTCAAGGACAGATCCAGGAGTACCAGTCAGTTTGCCGTCACCATCAAGGATGAGGATGTGCATCTGGTCATCAGCACCACCACGGTCAGCGACCCAAGGAGATGTGCCAGGACGAGGTGCGACAGATGCCCAACGCTGACCACCACCGAAATAACGCTCGTCATACTCAGAGCGGACGGAAGCAACGTTTACGTTAGGTGAACCAGAAGCGTTGTCGTCAGACAGGGTGTAGTTTGCTTCGTAGCGGTTTGCGTTTGCATCGTTGATGACGTGCAGTTGACGGTCGATAGACTCGACAGTTGCCTTGTCACCAGTTCTTGTACCACCAGTCTCAGCGGTCCAGAGTGCGATCACATCGCCAACTTCCAGCACGTCAGAAGACAGTGAGTAGTTAACGTCGATCTCAATCTTGCGAGTCAGTGGATCGTATGCTTTAACCTGACCTTGGACAGGGATGGAGACTGCGCTACCATCTTCTGCTCTCCAATACTCGTTGACGTTGAAGTCACCAGTAATGGTTCCAGAGTCCAGAGTTGCAACGATGTTGTAACGATAGATCTTAGCGGTAGCGTTTGCTGCGCTGTAGGAAACATCAGTTGTGCTGCCGAATTCCCACTCAGCAGTGGTAGGTTGTGTGAGAGACAGGATCTGGTCTGCACCAGCGTCAGTCATCACAACACGGAGGGAGTTACCGTAGAGACCAGGGTGACGTGCACCGAACTTCCAGGAGTTGGAACCAGACTCAACGCTGGACTCATACTCTTCAAGGTTCTTGATGAGAGGAGCAACCACACCAGAGGAAGTGGTTTCGTTGATTGTGGTCTTGGAAGCAGTAACAGTCAGTTTGGTGACGGTCTGAGAATCGGTCTGTGCTGCTGCGGTAGTACCGAGTTCGCCACGAGTGACGGTCAGGTCATTACCAGAGATGCCAGAAACGCGAAGAATTTCGTCAGAGATCTTGATGTAATCGTTGATCGTCACACCCAGTGTTGCCACAGAGGTCACGGTCAGAGTTGTACCACCAGCTGCCAGAGTACCGCCCTGGTTCATTGTGGTGCTTGTGCCTGCATCTTCGATCAGAGTGACAGCAGCGCCACCAGCGTGAGAAGTTGCTGCGGTTGCGAGTTGACCACGTTGGACAGTCAGGTCGTTACCAGTGATAACTGTAACGCGAAGAATTTCAGCGTCGATCAGCAAGAAATCGTTCTGTGCGATGTCTGCAGAAGATGCCACTGTCAAAGTGGTGTCCGATGCACTGAAAGTTGTGACTGTAGTCTGAGCAGTATCAATCGCGTTCTTCAGCGCGGCGCTGTTAGCACGGATGACTTTGAGGGTTCCGCCGTAAAGAAGGAACTGTGATGCTGTATACCAGTATTCGTAGTTGTAGTCGTTGGGGCGTCCAAACACAGAGAGAAGTTCTTTCTCTGATGTAATGTCAACAATCTTGTTGACGGGACCCTTTTCAAAGGAACCGACGATCACCGCAACATTATCAAGGGTTGCGTTTGCAACCGTAGTCAGATCCTTTTCAAGAACAACGACCCCTGGCGAAAGTTGGGTAGATGCCATTGCTTAATCTCCTGAAAATTCTTCAAATCTTTTCTAATAATATTTAGAATTACCGATGTTTCAGGAGGGGAAACAGAACGTGAACATTACCAGTCTGGGTAGTCAGTTTCCAGTCTGGTTCTATATCTTCTCCTCTTCCTACTTTTACTGACTCTCTTTATTGTGCAATACTTACACTCGTATGAATATGCTGATGGGTTCGACCCTCTATCAGGTCTTGTCTTATAGAAATGTTCTAGTAAATCGAGCTTGCGAAGACACGTCCTGCACTGTCGTTCTTTGAACAGGAAATGCTCTAGTTCAAACTCATCATCTAGATTCATCTATATTCCCACATAAAGGATCTATCACCATACTCATCAGTATGCCACACCTGCCCTTCTGGATCGACGAATGAGGTCTCTTGTAGACCATCATCCATAAACCCAAATGGTGCCATATCTGCTTCGATCGCTTCACGCTGTTCTTGATACATCCTTGCTCGGATGTCATTATCGTGCAGTTCCTTAAAGTAATCCTGCACTGCCAACCAGGAGAACATTACCAGACACATTGCCAAGTCATCGTGACAACCTTCTTCTGCCTGCCAGGACTGTCCTTTCTGAATGAACGTAGTCAGTTCAGCAATGATGTCATAGTCAGACAGCAATAGTTTGTCAGCTTCAATCAACTGCTTAAGGTTAGAACATCCAACCTTCTTAACTGCGGTTGACATCTTGACTCCAAGTTGTACCTTGCCACCAGAGAATCCTTGACCAACAACCTGACCAGCACGACCACGCATTGCTGCCATCAGGAGGTTGTCATATTCAAGATCGTATTGTATGATGTCTGCAACTTGACCACCGATGTCATTAACCTCCACAAGAACGTAAGCGTGATTATACGCTTTAGCAGTCTCAGTAATAATATCGGGGAATAGTAATGGTTTTATTTCGTTATTTCTATACTTCGCTACCAATTTATATGGTACAGTCGTAGTATCGAAAACAGTAAATGCTGAGTAGTCACCATCGATTCCTCTGGCAACGTCAACAGTCATCGTATAATTATGATCTTTTTCTGGTTGTGTGTAAACATCCAAACCATTACTGCTTGTTGCTGGATCATCGTATGCCATCACACGCAACTTGCTTGGCGAGATCAGGGTATCAACAGATCCCAGGAACTCACATTCAAACTCAACACGGAACTGCTGTTCGGACGTGTTGCGGATAGTTTGTTCTTTCCACTTCTGATCTCTTCCTGGTACCTGAGACCAGTGAACTTCTGTAGGAATATATTCGTTAGTACCACGCTCGGCATCGTGCCAAAGCTTGTAGTACATATTCATCCCGTGTGGGGTAGAGATGATAATAACTTTGGTAGATTTACCAGACGAAATAGTAGGATAAACAGAACTAAAGAACTGCTCAGCAATATTATTCGGAACGAACGCAAATTCGTCCAGAAAAATAACATTGAAAGACATACCCCTGACGGCAGAAGCAGAAGTAGATGCAGCCAGGATACGAGAGCCGTTCTCCAGTTCCACTGACCCTCGGTTCCACGCAATAATACCTTGCTGCATCCACTTAGGAAGATTCTCGTAAGAGAGTTGTAAGCGTCCAAGCATCTCTCTAGCGGTTGCTGCTTTGTTTGCGAGGATTGCGACATTAACGTTATCAGTAAAAATCACGTACCACAAAAGGTACGCTGTAACAACAGTGGACTTACCAGACTGACGAGGTAGTTTAGCAATATTAAATCTATTCTCGTGGAAGTTTGTGACCATCTTCTCTTGAAAATCATACAAGTTGAAGTTGATCACACCCTCATCCAGAGAGACAATCTTGATATAATTTTTGATGAAGTAGACTGGATCTTGGCTGCACTTAATAAACTCCTCCACCTGTTCAGGCGTGAAGTTAGTTGTAGCGTTTGCTTTCTTTAGGTTAGGATTACCTAAGTATACAGATTTATCAGTCGTCATCTAAATGTTCATCCTCATAGGTAGATGGTTCATCAAATAATTCATCCATCTTTAATTTATGTATTCTTTCTGACAATTCTTTGTAATCCTCGTCAGGTAGTTTATCGAACTTAGCAGTCATCAGAGTTCCAGTATCTCCTTTGAGTTCAGAAATTTCAGGATGTGATTTATAGTTTGGTTTCTTTTGATAACCAGCACGTTCCCCCATAATCATCCAACCTTGAATGACCATAGAAATAGCAATACCCATTAGTACCAACCAAGGTACAAAAAAGAGTATATGGTAATCCATTTATTCGACTAGAGTACCGTACCTTCTTCTAATCTCACGAAGCTCTTCAAAATCTTTCTTCTTTGTACCACCGTCATATTCCCAAGCATACCCTTCGGTAATCATCTGCTCGTTCAGCGATACCTCTGCATCTCCAATATATAACCAACCAAGAAGGCGACCATACTTACCCATACCACCAACCAGTTCAGTTCTAATACAGAGTTCATCATCGCCAGCGATAGCTCCCTCTAGTTTTTCTTTCATCCAGTTAGTAGCGTCGATTCCTAACGCCTTCTCTTCGAGATCTCTCGTTCTTTTCTCTGGCGTATCAACGCCTGCAATTCTAACTCTTTCTTTCTTGTATAAGTCAAACCCAAGATCAATGGTGACATCAATAGTATCGCCGTCAAGAACACGGTTTATCTCCGTCACTCGGAAGTTGTAGCAGCTCTTCCTGCTCGGTGGCACCATCGCTCCCATTAGATTCTCGCTCATCAATACCTAATATATAGACGATCACATAAAAAACACAAGCAAGAAGTATCACCAAACACCAAACGATACTCCAAGTGACATCATTTACATCTTCTAATGGGCGAAGGAAGAGATTCACTCAGGATACTCCCAATTTGTTATGAATTGTGTTTTGTGAGATGGTCCCCAAGTACCAGCTGTGTAGAGATATGGTGTTGTTCTAATCTTACAGTTATCTCCAACACACAGAAGATCATCTACAATACGCCAAGATTCAAGAACTTCTTCTGCGTGTACAAAGTGTGACTGATTTCCTGCCATCGCTTCATACAGAAGTTTTGTATATCCTTGACTTGCATTCTCCATTGGATAATCGTGACTGAGAGTTGCTAGTTCAACACTCTCATCAAGTCCAGGTTTCTTAATATCAATACGAATATCAAGGTGAGCATTTGGTTGGAAGCGCATTACGATACGATCGTTTGCTTCGTGTCCATCAAACAACTGCTGAGGTGGAGACTTGAGTTTTACAACAACCTCCACACAACCATATGGTAGGTTCTTTCCAGTCATATAATAGAAAGGAACTCCCTGCCATCTCCAGTTGTCAACATAAATGTCACCCGCAACGAATGTGGGAACTTCACTGTTTGAATCAACTCCATCTTCTTCCCTATAACCAATGTATTGACCTGGGATAAGATTCTTACCAAGGCGCATTGCAGCAAGAACTTTCACCTTCTCACGACGGATTTCTCGTGCATCTAGTTTTGATGGTGGTTCCATAGCAACCAGAGAGATAATCTGAAGCAGATGATTCTGCAACATATCTCTGATAACACCTGATCCCTCATAATATTGAGACCGACCTTCACAACCGATAGTTTCAGTTGCATAGATCTGGACCTCATCTATGTAATTGCGGTTCCATAGAGGTTCCAACAGAATGTTGCTAAACCGTGTAGCAAGAATATTGTTGACAGTATCTTTGCCAAGATAATGGTCAATGCGATAGACTTGTTTTTCGCGTAAATATCGCTGAACCACAGACTGTAAATGATCAGCAGATTTATAGTCGTGCCCAAAGGGTTTCTCAATAACCACACGGGATGTTTCGGGGTTATCGAGGAGTCCTGCTTCTTTGAGATTGATGATAGCATCTTCATATCTCTCTGGGGGTACAGATAAAAAGTAGGTTACATCTTCTGCCTGAGGTAAGCACTGTAGAGATTCAACCTTAGTCAGGTCAGATGGTTGGTAATCGAGGTGATGCAAAAATTCTTCTGGATACTCACCAAGAGATTCCTTCCACTGCGTCACAGTAGGTTCTCTCCTGGCAGTACCAGTAATTAAAAGATTGTCTTCGAGAAGACCTCTCTCCCAAAGTTTGTGGAGTGCAGGGATAAGTTTCTTCTTACAAAGATCACCAGTCGCACCAAAGATAACTAATTGTTTAGTGCGCTGTTCCATTTCCGTCATAGTCGTCTGAGTCATAGTAATTATTTTCACCTTTTCGTATCCCGAAATAGATGGTGGATAGTACAAAGGGTACTGCTGCCCAAAGTAAGACATCAGAGAATATCATTGTTAGGACCTAATCCAAGGGACGCAAGGTAATCAATCCACCATTGTGGATTTTTATTATACTTCCAATTCGGAACAGGTTTTCCCTGCTCCGAATAGTATTCTTCGAGTGCACTATCTATAGTCTGTGCGATCTCCATATTCATCTTCCTCCGAGTCAACATCTTCATACGGGTTCTCCACAAAGGGTCCTCGTTTTCGTAGAGGTTCTTGTCTGACATAATCCGACTCAGCATTGATAGCGGACATCCACACTGCTACTTTCATTACTATGTAGATAACCGCGAGGGGAACAAAGCATAGAAACAGTGTGAATTGTGATTTCATCTGACGTTGTGACCTCCGAATTTGAATCGCATTCCATTGAGAACTCTGTTTGCAAAGTTACCTAATCTTCGAGAGTTGAACCTCTCAAATAGTGCAGTGCTAAGGACAGGAGTGGGAACGCCAAGATCCACAGCAGCGTGAACAGTCCAACGCCCTTCACCACTGTCTGATACTCCCCCATCAAATCTGCTAAGCTCGTGATCGCTCCGTAGTACATCAGCGGCAAGGTCAAGTAACCAAGAACCAACAACGCTACCACGACGCCAAAGCTCAGCCACCTCAGCAGTGTCAATGTCATAGCAATAGGACTCAGGGTCTGCCATAGGCGCAACCTCAGCGTCTCCTTCTTTGACGTATCTTGATCCTGCATTTGCCTCGTGGATAATGTTGAAACCTTCGGCATACGCCTGCATAATTCCATACTCTACACCATTGTGAACCATCTTCACAAAATGACCTGCTCCAGGCGGTCCACAATGCAACCAACCGTGTTCACTACTGGACTCATAATCATATGGGTCTGTACGAGCGGCAGATCCGATGCCTGGGGCGAGTGCCCTAAAGATAGGAGCGCAGGCGGATACTGCAGTAGTTGCACCACCAACCATAAGACAGTATCCACGGTCCAGACCGTAAACACCACCAGAAGTGCCGCAGTCAATATATTGGATACCCAATTTAGCCAGACGCTCTGCCCTTTTCCGACTGTCCTTAAAATTGCTATTGCCGTTATCAATAATAATATCTCCTTCACTACAAAATTGTAGTAGCTCATTGATTGTGTCCTCTACGGTTTCTGCTGGTACAACCATCATAAAAATGCCTGGTTGCTCAGAGATGATTGTCTCTCCAGACTTCTCCCCATAAATGGATTTCTTTTCCTTGACTACTTGAACAAGGCTTTCCAAAGAAGTGGTACATCCACTGATATAACCCGCTTCATATTGTTTACAAGCTTTTTCATAATTGTTTCTGTAACCGTGAACTTCAATACCTGCTTTGATCATACGACGAGACATACCCTCGCCCATACGACCCAGACCAATCATTCCTACTTTCATTTTGATTCGTTAATAAAATACTCTGGTAGGGGGCATCCCTTGAAATTTTGAATCTCGTCCACAGCGAGAACGAACATAGTTACAAATCCTAAACAGAATGCAAATAGCATCTGTGGGAAGTTATAGTTACAGTCGTTTGCTGTAGGATCTTCTGGCTCATCATCGTGTGGAAATCGCATCCGCATCAGATCATCTCCATTGCTTTATGTAGTTCCGCCGAATGTTCGAGTTCATCATTCAAGATCTCAAGGATCTTTTCATCAGGACCTTCCAAAGCAAGATACTTTGCATAGGTCTCTGCTGCGTGAATCTCAACCTCTTCTGCTAGATGATAAGCATACTTTGGAGCAAGAAGATAATAGACCACGTTACTCCAATAGTAGACAAGAACCAGATGATAAGCGAAAAAGCGATCAATCCAATGATCAGCTCCTCCACGTCTCTCCATTTCTTGTAAATGTTCTGTTTCATTTACCGTTTGTTGAAAGTGTTCTCTCATTAGGTAAAAATGCGTCTCGGTCCTTAGACCTAGAGACTCCCTAAAATGAAGTACACTTAGAAAGGCAAAGTATGGTGCTCGTGCAATTACCTCAAGCACCCAGAAACGTTGAAAGTATCGACCTCTATAAAGAGAATCGATTATGAAAACTGTTAAATCGAGAATTGCTGTGTTGACTTTTTTCATTTGTGCTTCCTCACGAAAGGTTCCCAGTGTTCCCAACCATATTTGTGCACTAAGTGCATACCAATGATAGGAACGAAAACTAAAAGGAAGCAGAGACTACCTAGAAAGAACTCATTGTTCACTAGGTGTCTGACGACAACTAGCATTTTCTACATACCCCTTGAATGAATTTGACATATCACGGTACCCAGAGCCCACATAGATCTGTCCACCAACAACCGCTATGGTTGCAATGCCCCAAAAAATGTAATACCACTGGGATTTGATTTGATGCTTTTTAGATTTTTTACACATTATGAAAGTTGATCGACAATAGGTTTAATGATGTTAATATCTATCCCTGCAAATGGTGGGATTTTGCCTACCATTCTAAGCATTCCATCGAGAAAAGCAGCGAACACAATGGCACCTAACCATATCGAAATCAAAGATGCGTTACGGTTGTGTCTTGTGATCGCTTTATCGATCATATACTGGGCTTCCTCTTTACTGATATAATGAGGGGGATCCAGTTTTTCAAATCTGTGAGTCATTACTCTACGTGAACAGTACCGATCATACCCGCACCTTTATGGGGGGCACACCAATAAGTATAGTCACCAGCGTCACTAAAGACAACATCAAACTCTTCACCAGGCAGCATTGCTAGTGCCTCGTGATCAAGTTCTGGATGATCTTCCACAATCACATTGTGAGGTGGAAGCATATTATTAACGAAGTGTACTGATTCACCTGCAGCAATAGTTACCTCTGCTGGTTCAAATACAAGGTTACCATCGTAACCCATCTGAACATCTACAGCCCAAGCAGGTGCAGAAAAGAAGAGTGTCGCTAGAAGTGCAAAGAAAAACTTCATTCGATAGTTAGAAATAACTAATCTATCTATATCTTCCTGATAGATCTGTAACGAGGATTTGTTTTGACTTCCTCACTAACCATCTCACCAAATTCTGTAACACATTCGCACCATTTTTTTCTCGCTTCTATGGTTGCTTTAGTGTGTTTTGTCTCTATATTTTCAAATAACGCAAACCATTCGCACCAGAGGGAAGCACACTGATTAGATTTTGTTTCAAGGTGCTCCTCTCTGTACGCCAATCATTCCTCACTGCTACTCTCTATTCCACCACTGCTCTGCGCCTTCACCATATTTCTCACCAAAAGTATCAAGATCTTGTATTCGTTTATCCCAGGTATCACCACCTGTGGATCCCTTCATAGGATTGATACATTGGTTATCTGCTAGTCTGTTGCAGACGAGACCAGCAAGATCAAGTTCATTACCCTTTACTCCTGTACCAGACCAACGGTGTTCACCATTGATCCAGGTTGCGCCACATTTCGGGCATTCCTTTCTGCTCATAAACAGATCGGACAGCTCTTTATCAGCGGTCATTAGGATTGTTCTCCTTGATTAGTTGTGTGTATTTGGCGGTGTCTCTAAGCAAAGATCGCTTGAGTTTCCTTTTCATCAGATACATCCTAAACCTGATCCAGGAATACCGCAACTCTAGATCCACATATGCGAATAACCTCATCGTTGCATCATACCCTGCTACAGCGAACAGGATGGTTACAAAGACAAGGATAAGGTATACACCTGCCATAGTGGTATCATCCAGATACAGAAATTATACCACTATTTAATAAATTAGCACTTCCACTTTCTAAGTGCGAGTGCTTTACGTGTTGGTTTCCCATTTTCGTCCTTCATTGGACCTTTCATACCACCCATACGGGCACAGAAAGATCTCTTACGAGGACCACCTTCGGGTTGAGGTGCCTTCAAATCTGAACCAGGGTTCTCTCTTTCATAGGACTTACGTCCTTTCTCATTCAGACCACCAGAAGGATTCTTTCCTTCTTTGCGCTGCCAAGCACTTTCCTTGACATCAGCAGCTGCTTTTCCAGAATACTTTCTCTTTGAATTACGTTTCGCTGTATCGTCAATCTCTTTCATTTTAAGAGCGTGACTCATTTTTCTACGAATAGACGGTCTACCAATAGGAGGATTAGTCCTATCAATAACACGTGCAACCTTTAGGGCTACACCCTCGTCAAATTCGTGGAACTCAGCGAAAGTCTTCATTGTTCTTGATTATGTTTTGGGTTAGAGGGGCAGTTCTCTTCGTGCTTCTCAATCCAAGTTTTAGGACGCCAATGTCCTTTGGGAGAAGTCAGACCGCAATACTGACACACATAAGTGCCATCTTCACGTCGTTCAGCCATAGTGAAATTTCCTGTCTTTGGTTTTCTTAGGTAGTTTAGCAGATCGTACCTTCGTGGATGACGTTTCGCCATACCCTTCAGGATGTTTTCCGCCTTTTGCCTTACCGATGGAATCAGACTTAGCCTTACTTCCTTTCTCGGTATAATGTAGTTTAGCATCTTTTCCAGGCTTTTTGGTAATCACGGATTCTTGACCGTGCTTCCTACCCAGACGACGCATCACTTTACCAAAGCGGCGTCTCGACATCTTATCAGGTTTGGACGTGTGATATGAAACCTCACGACCAGTTTTACCGTCGGCATACTTGTATTCACCGACGCCTTTCTTGTGTCCGATACCGTGCTTCTTGAGATCTTTCTCAAGACTCTTACGCTTTTCACGGTTCTTCTTCTCGTCAGAACCACGGTCAGCAGAAATGTGTCCAGTATCTTTTTTCTTTGCTTTGTCCATTGCACGTGCGAGACCACCCTCAGCAATGAAGGTTCCGAACGGCATCAAGTAGGACTGAGTTTGCATCATCATATCCGTGCTACCTCCTCTTTGGACAGTCTTTCTTTGTAGTTGTAATCTTCTCAAGTTGAGCATCAGTTGCCTACGATCAAGCATCTGCTTTTGCTTCTTAACTTGATTACCAGCACCACCTTTTTGTTGCTGTTGTTCTGGTTGATTTTCCATCACTGACGAGCAACTTTAGTACACTTGAGACCATTACCATCGATAGTTTCGAGTGCATCTTTCTCAAGATACATAACACCGCCTGCTTCGATGCTGACAGTACGCGAACCCAGTGCAACATACTTGGTGCCATCACCACGGGCGCTAACAACAGCAGCGTCATCAATCGTCAAAACAATGGTTGCTCCAGTGTCATTCACAACACGTACAGCAGTTGCTTTGCTCAAGTTAGTTGCACTACTGAGAGTCACCTCAGCAGCCATTACTCTTACTCTATCCATTTCTGATTACAGGGTGGTGTGTACTATTTATCATTTTGTTTCTGTTGTTTCAGAAACTTGGCAAGTTCTGCTGTGCTACCAACGAACATAGTGTTGTTAGTGACATTTTGTGCTGCCTTACCTTGTGGACCTTCTTCCAGTTCCTGCATCTTTTTCTGCAGGTCGATAAGTTTGTCCGTAGTGTCAGCAATATTTTTAATCATATTGCCAGCGACTTCATATGCTCTAGGAGAATCGGACTCTTGTGCTAACTCAAGAATACCGTCAACTGCCTCTTGACCCTTTTCGATTAAAGAGTATAAGTTCCCACGAGTATATTCATAGTCTTTGGAAACTTGTTCTGATGTTGCAGCAGGAACTATCTCAGCAGTTTTTTTCTCTGCTGGTACGATTTGGGTTTCAACATCAAGAGCATCTTCAATACCCTCATACTTTTGAAACTTATTCGTCGTTTCCTGTGACTGGGTTTCTTGAGAGTCCATCTGTAAATTCACTGAATAGTTCATTAAAACCAAAGTTGTCGTCTGGATCTGCCGTAATGGGATCAGGCGTGACGGTATAACGTTGTTCACGAGGTGCAGTCCTCTTAGAATCCAACGCAGTATCAACGATTGCCTTCTTGATAAGCTTATCGGTTGTATCGGTAACGGGACCGTACAGATAAGTCTTAGCGGTAAACGACAGTGTGTAGATCAGAGTTCTACGTGTTGTATAGTCTCCCTCATAATCATCTTCATAAGATACTGAGTTGAGAGACACTGGGAAATCCTTTGATTCTCCAAGTTCAGGAACTAGGTTGATCGTGATATTGAAGAATGGTTGGAAGAACGGAAGAATCTGCTCTAGAATTTGTAGACCATCATCTTGGTTCTTCGACATAATTGCCAGTTCAAAATCCACATTGTATGGAACTGGCATAAAGGATTTCTTAGTTTTACCGTCCGACTGAACGTGACGGAGCACCTGTGTAGGTGAAACTTTTCTGGTTGCATCGTAAGAGAATCCAGAGATCTCAAACGAGATTCTGGGCAAGGTAATCTGAATAGCGTCTTTAGTTGTCAGATCACCAACCTGTCTCAAACGAGCAAGGAATTTTTCTTTAGGACCATATGCCAAAGGCACCTTCATAACTTCAGTCTTGGATCCACTTGTTCGTTTGATCTCAATGTTATTGAAGAGTGTACCGAAAGCAACTACAGTCTTTCTAAAGATTTCATTGTAAGAGTATGTACCTAGCATTAGTTAGCGCCTCCGATTTCACCGAAGGGATTGGATTGCGTAAAGTCAAGAATGGAATCTGCCTCAGTCTCAAATAATTGATTCTGATCGTATTCCGAATTTGTATTATTTAGAGTATTGTAACTGCTAGTGGTCCAGGCAGCACCAGAAGTCTGACCTGTGAGAGTCTCGGGAATAGTAAAGATGCCTGTTCTGTTATAGACTTGCAGTTGTCTATTTGCACTATCGAACGACTTGACTTCTGCCTGAACGTTGGATGTGCCACCAACAATAGTTTCACCAACAGTAAATGTACCAGTACCACCTTCTGCAAAGTTGATGGTAATGGTTTGATCCAGATTGCGTTCGATAACATCGATTGCTTCGACGCCAGTGTCGAGATCCTCGCCGCTGTACTCGTACAGCTCACACTTGAGACCCCAGACGTGAATCTTGTTTAACTGATAGAAAGGTTGTTCGTGCTCAACATATTGAATCTGGAACAACTTACCTGCCAGCGGGAAGTATATAAGGTCACCTTCATTAGGTCTTCCTTCTACAACCAGGGTTGTATTGTCATCAACGAGATCTTGGAATCTCTTACGTGCAATGATGAAGTTTACCTGGTCCGAAATACGAACACCAAACTTGGAAAAGAGATCTCCATCTCCACCAAATCCCTGAACGTTTTCTAGATACGCTTCAATTTGATATGCTGAGTCAAAAGAAGACAGAGCATCTTCGCCAAATACTTGATCCTCACCCACCAAAGTTCTGGGGATATAATAAACGTCTGTCCCGAACATCTTAATTTGTTCGACGACAAGATCCTCCACGAGCTGCTGCTCGCCAGTTGTACCTTGAGTGAAATAGGAATTAGTAGGCATCTTATCCGATCATATCTAGGGGTGGCATTTCGTATGTAGCGCGAAGTTTCTCTTCCAGTGCTTGCAGTTCTTCAACAGCATCACTGTAGATCTTTTCGCCATTGAGGGTAACACCACCAGGAAGTTGTACGTTTTGGAACTTCGTCAGGTTGGTACCCCAATACTTTTTGATCAGTGCAGTTGCATAATCTTTGACCCACATAGTCCCGTAGATTTTGGACCAATTAGCAGGATCAAGTGCACGCACACAATCGATAATGATATATTCATCTTCACGGATGTCGGATAAAACATCCATATCAATGTACAGACGATTGTTGACTTGGTTATATCTTGTAGGTTTCATACCTTCCAGAAGGAAGTTGATAGTCTCCAAGTGTGTCTGAATCATAAAGTAATGATAGAACTGTGTTGATGTGAAATCAAACAAATCATTCAGTCTCAACTGGTAACGAATGTCGAACATATTCTGAGTACCTTTATCTTGGAAAGAAAAGATACCGTTGACAGAAGTTACGTGGTCGGGAACTGTAATATAATTGTTCTGTGTAAAGAACTCATTACTACCAACAGTCTCAGTGGTATTTGTCCTAAACGCATCAATCTCTGCCTGAGAGAATTGGTGCTTCAGGAAAACTTTCTCACTACCACTGTAGTGGAACTCTTGGAACATCTCGATAGTGTAATCGAGAGCATCATCAACTTGATCATCAGATACATTAACTTCCAAGACTGGTTTACCCAATCTACGGAGCGCATACTCCTTGAGTTCTGCTTTGCTTGTTGGATTAGCCATTAGTTATCAGCGAGTGAGAGCGGCAAGTGCTGCCTTGAGTTGAGTCACAGTTGTGATAGAAGCATCATTACCGATCGCGTTGAGAGCGGTGAAGAGATCATCAATGTCAGTATCATTGGTGTCTGCCTGCGTGCCCTGTGCAGCAGTTGCATATGCAGTGCTGTCAGTAGCAGCGGCACTACCCAGAGTGGGTTTGCCAGTCAGGTCAGCATAAGCACCAGAGAATAATGTAGGTTTGCCAGTCAGATCTGCATATGCTCCAGAGAAGAGCGTAGGCAGGTTGCCAAGATCATTGTAGGATCCAGTGGTTGCTACGGTTGCCAGGTCACCTGGTTGTGTAGCGGAATCTGCCAGAGCACCCTGTGCAGTAGTAGCAGCGAGAGCACCGATACGAGCATCAACACGAGCCTGTGTGTAATAAAGGTTGGTGCCTTCTGCAAGATCACCAGTGTCCTTAGCAGCGAATCCTGCATCAACTCTTGCGTCAGCACGAGCTTGTGTATAGTAAAGGTTTGTTCCTTCAGTAAGATCGCCAGTATCCTTAGTAGCGAGACTTGCGTCAAAGCGTGCCTCAGTATAGAAGATGTTCGTAGAACCTTCTGTAAGGTTGTCTGTATTGATGTCTGCGGGAACTGCGGACAACGTAAGCATATTGCCTGCGTCATCATACGTTGCCGAAATACCTGTGCCGCCAGTAATCAGGTTAGCAACACGATCATCAACTCTCTCCTCGGTGAAGTAGAGGTTGGTAGATCCTTCAGTCAGAGCATCAGTATCGTGGTTTGCGATAGAACCAACCTGAGACTGGAAGAAGGTAATGGTTCCAGTAACGTTCAAGTTACCCTGAACCTCAAAGTTCGTCGTGGAGACGAAGTTCGTAACACTCAGAGTGTTAGAGAACGGGTTGTAAGTGAGGTTCTGAGAGTCAACAAACGCACCAGTGTGACCAGTGTTTGCAGCAGCAAACATTGGATAGAAGGTGGTGTTGTTGTTCGTATTTGTAATATCAATGTTGTCTGCATTAGTTGCAGTACCTGTCACATCACCAGTCAAGTTACCAGTGATTTGACCAGTAACACCCAGAGTGCCACCGATAGTCGTTGCTTGTGCAACGTTCAGAGTACCGTCGGTGCTGATGTTACCGTTGGTTGCAGTGATTGTGGTCTTAACACCACCGCTGCCACCGACCATAAAGTTGCCGCCAACGTTCAGTCTCTTGGAGATGGATGCACCACCAGCAGTGTAGAACGCAGCAGAAGTGTTGTTGTATCCAGTAGAGTCGGAAGACTTCAGGATACGCATAATACCGCTAACGTTAGTGGTAGAGTTCGAGTTGCTAATAGCAATCGAAGTACCGCTAAAGTCAACATTGTTATCAGCGTTAAGAACGCCAAGTTCAGTTGTTCCAGTAACGTCAAGAGCACCAGCAATATCTGTGTTACCAGTTGAAGATGCAACGACAAACTTGTTAGTATTGATGGAGAAGTTACCACCAAGAGTCAAAGTAGACTGGAGATCCGCAACACCAGATGCTGACAGAGATGTCAGAGTTGTTGCACCAGTGACACCCAAGGTACCTGCAACAGCACTGTTACCAGTAGGTCCGTCAACAGTGAAGTTACCAGCACCAACGTCGAGGTCATCACCGATGAATGCTTTCTTGGTTACTGCAAGACCACCAGAGGTGAAGATAGAAGCACCATTGTTGGTTGCGCTAATTGCATCACTTGAATTATTAAAACGTGCTTTCTCTGTATAAGTTTGAATGCCTGCATAGTTGACAGTTCCATCAATGACGGAGTTGCCATAAACGCGAACATCACCTTGAGCAACCAGATTGCCACCGATAGATGCACCACCCGTAACTCTAAGAGCACCGTCACCACTGTAAGAACCAGTTGTGGTTGCAGCAGATGCGTTAGTAATGGTGGTGATTCCAGTAACACCCAGGCTGTTATTGACGTTAGATGCACCACTGACATCAAATGTGCCACCAACTGTTGTGTTAGAGGTCACTGCAAGGGTGCTAGACAGCGTTGTAGCCGCTGTTACGCCCAAAGTGCCACCGACGGTTGTATTGCTGCTTACAGCGAGTCCTTGTTGGAGGGTTGCTTGTCCAGCAGATGTGAACGTACCTGCAACAAGAGTGTTACCAGACGAAGAGGCAACAGTAAACTTATTAGTATTAACTCTAAAGTCGCTGGTAAGATCGAAGTCACCAGTTACATCAAGGTTGCCACCGATTGCTGTATCATCGGCAACTGAGAGGTCATCTCCCACATAAAGATCCATACCGATGCCAGCACCGCCGCCAACGATAAGAGCACCAGAAGAAGAGTTAGTTGCGTTGGTTGTATCGAATAGTTTGATTGAACCTGCATCGATACCTGATCTTGTTCCTGAGAATGCTTCACTTGAATTTGTTGCGTTATGATAAAGAGCAAATCTTGAGGCAGAATTATCCCAACCAAAGAAACCGATCTTTGCGCTGCCAGAATAATATCTAAACTCAATACCTCTGTCCTTAGCATCTGCCTGAGAAGGAGCAGTATCGCCACCCAGAGTAAAGACGGGATCATCCAGAGTCTGAGTTGTGGAGTTAATAGTTGTTGTAGAACCATTAACAGTCAGGTTTCCTTCCAGTACGGTGTTTCCATCAACTGTAAAGTCACCATTAACAGTAGCGTTGTCAGTAAAGGTAGCATCGCTATTAACTGTCAATGTGTCAGAATTGGCATTACCAATAGTGACGTTGTGTGTAAATGAGGTCGGGTTGTTAAAGGTTGCCTCACCGTGGACTGTAAGGGTACCAGCAGAGTTAGAACCCTGACCCACACGTCCAATCTCGGTGTTACCAGATTCACCAAGGACACTGAATTCAACAGTATCACCAGAATTCAGTTTACCGATGTATAGGTCATCACCAATGTGGAGGTCGGTAGCAATACCAGCACCACCATAAACTCTCAGGTTGGAATTACCGTGAGTCGCATAATTAGGCGTATAAGCAATGGTTGAACCTGCACGGATTTTATATCTGACTCGCAGATAGTTCTGGGTGCTGAAGGTTTCAGTTGCGCCAAGGTCTTTCTGGTTGAGAGCACCGTTAAGATATAGATCTGAATTGAAGAGAGTGTCACCTTCAATGTAACCACCACCATCAAAGCGGAAAGCACCGTAATCGCCCCCAGAGATGACAAAATTGTCATTGGCGTCAGTGGAAATTGTTGGATCATCAGTATCTTCAAGGTGAACGAATTGGGCAACATTCAGAGTGCCTTCGATGTCAGTGTTACCATTGGTGCTACTGATTTGGAATTTGTTTGCTGTTCCATTGGTAATTGTAAATGTCTTACCAGTGGTATCCAACAGCATATTGTCGTGGAACGTGGATGCAGCATCCACATCCAAAGTGCTGTTCAGAGTTGTAGCAGCATCAACATCAAGAGTGCTGTTGAAAGTTACACCACCATCAACATCGAGGGTGCCATCCGAATGGGTGTTGCCGTTATCAGTATCGATAACAAACTTCTCAGCAGTTCCATCAGTGATGGAGAAGACAGTATTGGGTCCAACAACTCTTACGTCGTCTTCAAACGTGCTGTCAGAGTTGACAGTGACAGTATCGCTAGAAGCATTACCAAGAGTCACGTTGCCTTGGATATTCAGGTCACCCTGAGACAAGACATTACCGTTGGATGCAGTAACATAGAACTTGCCACTGTTTACATCCACATCACCAGCAATATCTGTGGTGCCACCGATGTAAACGTTTTCAGAAATACCAGCACCACCAGTGACCACGAGGGTTCCAGTTGTGGTGGAAGTGGATCCAGTATTTGTTGTCAGTGAAAGTGCACCTGCCTTCAGGTAAGCATCAACTCCACTAAAGACTTCGTTAGTATTGGTTGCGTTATACAGGAATGAATAACCACCTGTACCACCGTCAAGACGAGTTACACTCTCATCCCAACCATAGAAACCAACTCTTGCTTGTGAATCATAGTAAGAGAACTCAACACCACGGTCCTTACCATCATCAGTTGTAGGAGCAGTGTCGCCACCAAGAACGATGATGGGATCATCGACTGTGATTGTCGTCGAGTTTACAGTTGTGGTTGTACCATCAACTTGGAGGTTACCACGAATCTGGACAGTACCAGTGATACCATCGTCATCCTCAGGATCCAGAACCAACGTACCGTTGCTAGTACCAAGGTGGTTCTCTTGGAAGTAGAAATCTTCTACTTGGACTTTTGCTGCTGCGTCTGTCGCTGTGAGGACAATTCCATTATCCGCTGTAACGTTAATAATTGCAGTGCCAGAACCAGCGTTATTGGATACAATGTCAAGTACCCTATCAGTCGCAGAAGAAACATTGTGATGAATTTTAAGTGATCCAGCGGTACGCTCAATAGTTTGAAGCGGAGTGACACCAGAACGGTCAAGAATAATCTTCTCACCACTGATGTGGGATGTTACATTGATGTCAACATCACCAGCACCACTGTTACCAGTGTTGTTAGCACCAAACAGCAGGTTACCAGAAGTGTCATTTACCTTAATATAGTTCAGGTAATCAAAACCAGTGTGAGCATTTGCTGTTGTCAGCTCATCATCCAGTTCAAAATGCTGAACAGTATTACCATCAGTAAAGATGATTCTATTGTTCTCTAGTTGAGTATTGTCAACACCACTAAGAGCGATGGTAACGTGACCGTTTGCATCGACATCAAAGTCTTCTTGAGCAAACGAAGCAAGACCTTTCTGCTCAACAGCAGCGTTATTAAGGAATCTCCAACCGTTGTTATCGCCACTGTTATGTGTCGGTGCTGCTTGACCAGCAGTAATACCAACGTATGCTTGGTATACCCTACCGCCTTCTTCAATAATATCGTAACGATTATATGCAGTTCCAGAGTTAAATGCGGGATACTTACTGCCTTCAGTTGCCGTTGCAATGGGTACAGTCAGGGCAGCCGTGAGGCGACCATATCTATCGACGGTAAACTTAGTAGCATTAACAGTTTCGCTACCTGTACCAGAAGATGTCAGTGCTTCAGTATTATAGCTACCGACAACAACAGTGGTATCTGCCAGGTCAATGAACGGGTTCTGAGTAGAACCATCAGGAACTGTGAAAATAATACGACCGCCACCACCAGTCAACTGTCTAGTAACAACGTTGCCCTGAGATGCACGGCAAAGAATACCAACAGTTGTCAGAGTTGACAGTGAAGTCAGGTCATCATCTAATGGTTGAGCGTCAGTGATACCGTAGTCAGACAGGGTAGACGCAAGTTCTGCACCAACAACACGACCCTGTGAGTTAACACGAACTCTAGTATAGAGTGCTTCAGCGTTAGGATCGTTGGGGTTATAGTGAGGCAGTGTCGTGATCAGCGACAGATCGGTGTTCAGGTTGAGGTTGGCAGAACCATCAAAAGAACCAGAACCAGTGATCTGACCTGTTAACTGAATCTGACGTGCGTTTGCAAGACGAGTCGCGGTAGAGGCATTACCAATCAACGTAGCAGTAATGGCACCTGCTTGGAAGTTACCGTCAGCATCACGCTTAACAAGAGTGTTTGCAGCGTTAGACTCTGTTTCTAGTGGTCGCTCATATTTCAATGAGTTCCACGGAGTAACGCCATCACCGATTTTAATACGTGACGTGTCGATCTCGATTCCGAGTTCGCCTTGTGCAAGGATGGGGTTGATGTTTGCCCACTGCTGAGCACCATCACGCCTTAATTGAATTCTATTTGCCATTTGTAATTCAGTTAATATCCGCTGGACGGACAGAATATGCCTCTGTGATATTTATACGCAATAAAAAAGGACCCTTGCGGGTCCAAAGGTTATCAAACGTCCGCGTTATCAACCTCATCAGGTTGTGCGAGATACTCTAGCGTCTCGATTGCACCCAGAAGCTTAAGTGCTTGATTTTCATTTGCTTTGATTTGGTCTACCATTTTCTTGTTATCTTCAAGAAGTTGCTGGTAGCGTGCTTTGAAATCACCAAGGAGTTTTTCCTGGTCAACGTTTTCAGATACGTCAGCTGTCATTACGATGCTCCAATAATTTGTGTAGTAGGGATTTGATTTCCGACAAATCAGATTTTAGCACATCCACCTCGTCTTTCAACGAGTCGATCTGCTCATTCCTCTTTTTCCTTGCTTTAGCAGCAGTTCCAGGAGGGGTTGCTTTTGTATTTAGAATAGCACCAGATGAGGTATCCCGAACCAAATCGGGATGTCCCTCAACGTGGAGAAAGTTTTTCTTAGAGGTCACTCAGAGCCATTACGCGAAGGTTTCTAATATTAGGAACGTACGCTTGGTTCTTAGATGTCATAATAATCTTGACCTGTGCAGCAGTAAATTCTGCATTACTTTCAAGACTATACTCTAGATCGCGCAGGAGGTAAGATTCAGTCTTCTGGACTGTCTTATCCTCTTTACCGTTTCCGTTAAAATATGTATAACCGATCTCATCGAAGGCAAGCGAGGTGCCAACGGGGAGAATCCTGTACATAACGTAAATCTCAGTGTCAGGATGACGCCAAGCTTCAAATTGAACCTTCAAAGTATTTGCAGCATTCAGAAGATTAACCTGCTTAGTAATGTAAACAGCATCATTCTTGTCACCAGCGTTCTTCTCAGCATCAGAACTTGTTTGTGGAAGTTCGTTGATTCTATTGGAGGTGGTGATCAAAGAGCAACGATCAGTATCAATCACAGGAGTAATTGCTTCGTTCTCTGTGCTCATCAGCAGTTCCATAGTCAGTGACTTAGCACCACTCAACTTAGCATCTTCATTCACCTGGGAACAAACCAGTTTGGGGAATGTGAGATAGTTGTCTTCGTTCGCGATAACGTCAAGATAGACGCCATCGTTAATGAAGGATGCATTATCAGTGTTTGCACCATCTTTGATTGATGTTGCAGAAACTGCGTTGAATCTAGGAATAACATCAGTTTCAGGGAAGTTGTTCATCTGAATCTGAGGCAGGAATTGCTCAAACTGGATGTTCTGAGTTGCAGTAACATTAAATCCACCGTTGTTAATTCCGTTAGTGGAAACGGATGTAACTGCCAACTTGTAGCTGTCCAGAGTGGGTGCACCAATCTGGGTGTGCAGTTTGTTAATCTCAGTCAGAGGAATACCGTCAAGGTTGTAGCATTCAACGATACTGTTGGAAGAGTGGACAAGAGCAGTAGTTCCTGCCTTACCACGTGATCCAGAAGGAAGTGTGATGATCTTACCGTCATCGGAGATATTGCTATATTCAATAATCTCAAAGTGACGTTGACCAACTTCGGGGTCGCGAATGATGATATAACCAGGGTTGCTAGTTGCAACACCCTGTCCATTGATGATTGTGTGGAATGCAGATGCATCAGCAACGTGCAACTGGAATGTACCAGACACACCATCAGCAGCAGTAATACCGTTTGTATGGTATGCAGAGTCAATAATTGTGGGAGAAACCTCAGAGATAACTCCTTCAATCTTCACGTTGTTTGCTGTATCGTGCATACAGTGGTTTGCGTGATGCACGGTGATCTCAGTTGCTTTGTTAAAGTAAGAGATCGGAGCAGCAGGATAATCATTGATGTCATCACCACTGGTAGCAACACCGCCAGCAGCAATAGTACCAGAACCAGTTGTAACAGAATCGATTGTTTGAGTGACTGCATCACCAGCAGTGAATGTTCCAGTCACGGACTTAATGGTAACAACACCAGTACCAGAGTTCCATTCAGTCACGATACCAGATGCACCCTGACCATTTGTAATACTCTGATCTGTTTGGAATGTACCCGTCACACCAGACAATGTGATGTTTGCAATAGATCTAGAAGAAACCAATCTATAGATGAAGTTTTGTCCAGATGCAACACCTTCACGGAAACTACCCTGAACATCATCCAAGATGATATAAGCGTTAGACGAACCTTGGACACCTTGGACAACTTCGCGAACAATCGCAGAAGGAACAGGTGAAGTATCAGTCTGAGTAATCTCAGCACCGATAGTGAAGTTTGCAACGTGATCAGAAAGGATAACCTTAATCTCTGGTTTCAGAGTTTCAATCGGGTTATTGCGAAGCTGTGAAATCCCAGCGTTGCCGAGAGCGAGCTCAGCGTTATTAAACACAGCAGTACCAGTTGTGTTCGGTGTAAACTCCGCTTTGTACAGCACAAACTTGAGGTCTTCGTACTGGTCAGCGGTCCAGGTTGATGCGTTCTGTGACTTGAAGAGGACACCTGCATATGGTTGCTCAGAAATCGTTCTGTCGCTTGTCACGTCATCTTCACCCATTCTGGAGATCCAGAGTTTATATTCGTTAGAGTCAGACAGAACAACGAGACAATACTCGCGGTTCTCTGTGACATAGATGGGAGAAGCGAAGTTGAATCTGGTAGCAACTGTGCCATTTTCAGACAGATTGATCTGTGAAGGCAGAAGAGTTGTATCCGAGAAGGCAAGAACCTTCGTGGTCGGATAACCATTTGCCATCTCACGAACCTGAACGGAAACAGGAATCTTCTCGTCTCTTGTGTTGAAGTACAAATCGCAACCAGTCAGGAATGCACCACCCTTAGACTCAACCAAGAAGGATTGTGCCAGGGGATCGTACCAACCAGTATCACGAGTAGATGTGCTGCTGTTATCAACCGTACGGTTCTGAGTAACAGTATCTCTAACCAGTTCTGCATTTCTAACAGCAAGAATAGTTTGCTGCTTAGTTTCCAGAATACCCGATGCAACGTAGTTTGCGTTTGCAGCAGAGTCAACCTGACCAGGAATACGAGAGTCATTCGCAGAAGTTGTCAAACGAATAACACGAGTACCAGTCGCAAATCTAGGGTTGGTGCTTACAGCAGGATTCGGAATCCACATAATACCTTGGAGGTCACCGTTGGTGTTTGCCACCAAACGCTTCTTCTTAACCACGGCACGAGCACCAGAGGTTTGACCAACAAGAATTTCAGTCTCAATAGGGTTGCCGTAGAAGTCGCCTTGGACAGTCTCCGACATAATCTTGGTGTTGATATTCAAGAGAGGTGTCGTCGATGCATAGGAGCTAGGCAGCTCAGACTTATCATACGGAGACAGACCATCGTCAAATCCATTGTTAGGATCGACAAGGATGAGTCTACATCCAGATGTCTGACCAATAACAGTCTCTCCAGTAACAAACGGGGTATCGTTTGTACGAACGTCATCAACAGGATTCTTGATAACTTCGATCAGTTTTGGAGTTGTATAGAAGTTAACGTCAACGTTATCAATGAAAGAATAGAATCTGGTGTTGGGCTTCAGACGCTGAATTGAAAATGCAATGTTTCTGGAGCGAATGAACGGAATCACTGTTCTTTCGATCGTGTTATCACCCAGTGACTGACGGTCAACTCTAGGCACAACACGTGTTCTCAAACCAGTTCTAGTCTGGTTACGAATGTTAATGTTAACAGTTCTAGTAATTCTTCTAATAAATGGCCAGTTACCACGACGCATAAACTGAGAAGTTGTTCTAGAGGAGTTGGAAGACCAGTTGGTTCTCCAAGCATTCCATTGAACAGGAGCAAAACCAGTGTTCTGGTCAGCACCAAGACGGAGCATAGTCGCTGTAAAGTCTCCTTCCAGGTTCACAACACGGTCAGGAGCACGACGAGTATCCACCCAGTCATCAGAAGAGGGGAACAAGTCAAGACGACCGATGTATGCAAACACGTTGAACGGGTTGACGTTCTCAACACGGGATGCATAGGGTTGAACGATGAACTGAATCTGCTCATATGGAAGAGTCAGAGTTCCAGTTTCGTGCAGAGTAACACCAGTTGATGCTGTCTCGTTGAACTGCAACGGAACGTTCGTAGTGTAGTGAGAAGGACGGAGTTCTCCTTTACCAAAGTCGATAGAGCAAGCAAAGTCTTGCTGAGTAGTATCAGCAGAATCAAATGATGTAAAGCTATCAACTAGGAATCCATTCTTGAACTTATCGAAACCATCACTATCCTTAACAGATGTGGTGCTAGTTTCAAGTTCAAGCAGACTCAAAGAGGTGTAATATTCGAGGTTGTCAACACGTCTTTCGATGTGACCAATGTCACGCATTGTGAAACGACGATTGTTCTCTCTAACAATATGGACGTTCTCAGGTCCATAACCATATGCTTCGTGATAGAAGGTTGCCAGAAGCATTGCATTATCAATGTCAGCAGGAATATCTTCCGACTCACCAGCAATACCTTTAACAATCTTAAATTCTTGCTGGTCAGTCAGGAACATCTTGTCGATTCTGCCAACAAAATAATCGTAGTCACAACGGAAATCGGATTCGGGTTTCGGAATATCGATAACCGTAGCGTTGTTTGCAACACCACCAGATGAGAAACCACGATCTTTGAAGTCCAAAGATGCACAGTTTACATAATACGGGCTACCAACAGTACCAGAACCAGATAGAACAGGAGTAACAGCAGGTCTGAAATCAAGGACATCTCTAAGTTCACGGGTTTCACCTAAGATCTTAACTGAAGGAATATCCTTGTAGTTGATACCAACATAAGATTGAGATGCAAAATAGTCACCCGTTGCTTCGTGGGTGAATCTATCAAACACAATCATCAACTTACGAAGTGGTTTGGTTGAACCAGCAAAACGAATCATCTTAGAGATGTCGTAGAAATGACCTTGCTGGTTGGGATCAAGGAAGAATGTATCGGTAATATTTCTGGAACCGTTGTTAACAGAACCATCGGCGTCGTTAATCAGACCAGAAATGACATTACCATTAGCATCAAAACCACGGACAGTTTCACCCAGAGTGAAGAAGTTGTCATTCTCATAAACAAAGTGGCAGACATAAGACACTGGGTTGAAGTTCACAACACGTGCTTTTGCCTTAGAAGTCAAACCTTCAATGATAGTACCCTTTTGGAAGATGGTTGCATCCTGCATCGTCAGATGAGGAATTTGCGCTGCATTGTCATCCAGAGATTCATAAACAGCGTGAATCTTGTAAACGTCAGTAGAACCGAGAGAGATCTCATCATCTTCGATACGTGTTCCATACAAGGAACCATATGTCAGACCATACTTAACGTTATCAGAAGAGTTTGAAGTTCTTTCGACCTTCATCACTTCCATCTGGGTTGCGTTCTTAAGTTTCTTCTCCGCTTGGTTCTTGGAGACAGAAGCAATCAAACGACAGGTAGAGACACCAGACAGACCAGAGACGGTCAGAGATGTTCTAGGAGTACCAGTAGAGTTGAATGTAATATTGGATTCAATATCAATCAAAGTGCCTGCTGTAGGAGCAAGAGACACCAGTTGATAGTGATCCTTATCATATGCCAGGAACTGTTCGTCAGCAGGCAGAGAGATCGTAAAGTCATTTGCACCAGTAACAGTGATGTCATCAAAGGAACGTGCAACGATTGCAGATTCATCACTAATATTGTTGATCGATTCCTTAGGCATCTCGATCATCAGATCAGCAGTCTCTTTGTCATAGACTTGAGCACGCTGTCTCACCAAGAATGCATAGTCACCAGCTGCCAGTCCGTTACCGCTGTAACTAGCAGTGGTTGCGTTAGTAATTTTGTTGTCAATATTTGTACTGACAGTGCTAATTAGATTGATTTGGAATGTATCAGTACCATTTGCAGTCAAGATGTCACCAGGACGAATGTCCAGAGTGAAGTTAGACTGTGTACCAGTCAATGTACCAGTAGCACCGCTGCTGCTGATGTTGAAGTTACTACCAAGGATAAGTGTCTCACTATCCAAGATAAAGTCACCAGCAAATGTAATAGAGTTTGTGTCAGGGTCTCTACCAGTGATACCTTTAGCATCAGTAATCTCAAACGAGAACATATCGTTGAGTGTACCGATTTCAACTCCATCACGTTCAATAACTTCACCTGCACGGAAGTTACCATACACCTGATAGACATTAAACATCTGTCCACCAACAACATCTGCCTCAACAAATGCCTTTGCCTTGGAGCTACGACCACGAATAACGTGACCTTGGGACAGAGTAACAGCAGCATCCATCTTGAAGATGGTTAGTGGCTGAATATCAAACAGGTATGCTTTGAATACAGTTGAAGTGGAGTTTACATTAGTACCACTATGGTATTCATATGCTGCAACACGTGCTAGACCAATAACACGACCAGATGCGGTCAGAGCATTATTGGGTGCAACATCACGGAGCTCAACAACCTGATAGTTTGCAGTAATACCAGTACCATTGATGATGGGAGAACCCTTCACGTTGTTCATCAGCATATAGTTGCCGAGTTCAAACGGAATAATCGAGTTCTGGAGACCAACAGTTGTTCTGGGTTTGATCAGGTCAACATATGTGGGTGCAAGAGTTTCAGACTCAAAACCACGGACATATGCTTTACCAGGACCAACCTCAACACAATAGTGTGCTTCAGAAGATTCAATACCATCAGGTGAATTCACACCAGGCAGATAAACACCATCATTGACACCATCATTCTGGTGCTCTCTAACACGGATGTCAAAGTCACGAACGGTATAATCACCAGATTCGTCGTATGTTCTTCTAGCAAGTTCTCTTGCCAGTTCGTTATATGCGCTTCTCTCAACGAATGTCTCGATCTGAGACTTGTTAATTCTTAAAAGTTCGATGAAATTCTTATCAGTATCATCATCGATAACTTTTTTGACTAGACTGGTTCTAATTCTAAATCTATGAGCACCAGGTGCCGAATAGTTAGAAGTACCAGTAGCGTTATCGTTTAGACTCGGATCGTCTTCAGGAGTAACGATCGATTCAAAGATTTCTAGACCAACCCTATAAGAAGGATCGTTTGTATATTGATCAAGAATAATGGTCTGTTCGTCAACATCGACGAAGTAACCACGGATGAAGTACACACCCTTAGCAACAGATGCAGTCGAACCAACAGCAGTAGCATTAGTTGGGAGCAACTGAGAGAAAGGAGTTCCGATCTCAATCAGGGAGTTGCCATAAGTGATCTCATTATCACAAATCAACTGCTCGTTATTAACGAAAGTGTTGATGTCACTATCATCACCACCAGAGGTCAGATACTTAAGATACAGTGTGATATATCCACGCTCAGAGGTAGCAGCAGGGATAGAGAACAAAACCTTTGCTCTAACACCTGTTGTCAGACCTTCAATGATCTTACCATCGAGTTGTTGTCTATATTGCTCAACGTCAGAACCCAAGAAGGATTCCTGCAGCAGAACTGCCTTAGCGTCCAGATCGTAACCAATCTGACCAGGGATGACCATACTGCCATCCTTGAACATATGCGTACCAAACGATTCAATCTGATTCTGCATCAGAGATTGAAGCGTAGTCAGTTCACGCGCCTGAATGGGGTACCCAGGACGGAATAGCACTCGGTAAAAATTGTTCTCCTTATCGAAGTCGTCGAAATATGGAGAGATGTTCAGATTGGTATTCTGAGGCATTGTTTTAGAACTCTACTACGATCTTAATGTCTTCAATTTGGTCGCCAGCACGGGAGATTGCTCTCCTATTGTCTATGTAGATAACTTTTCCTGAGTCCTTTTTCACTTCAGGTTTGGCGTAACCAGAGGTGAATGACATACCCAAATCATACTCAGTGTTGTTAATAACACGAGTTGCTTCACCAGGAACAATCGGGAAGTTAATATCTGGATCGGCAGAAGTACCAGAACCAGAACCAACGACGGTGTTACCACCATCAAACACGGTCTTACTACCAGAAATTTCGGGGAAGATACCGTCAACTCTGTTCTGATAGAACTTCAGAACTTTTGTTGTGGAGTTCCAGGAAACAACACGACCTCTAGCAGTCACTTGCTGACCACCAATAGTACGAGTCTGTGTAATAATTTCGTCTGTGTTAAACGAACCTGTGAAATCTGGGGAGAAAATCACAGCGTTAGTAGCAGAAAGCGTAATAGCATCTGCCAATTCTTCTGTACCATACTTGAGGGGGTTCAGAACCAAACCGATACGTCTGTAGTCGTTATCAGTCGGGAAGTCGCCCGAACCTTCATCGTAGGTAAACTTAGTGTTAATCATCACACGGAAACCACCAAGTTCAACTTGGGGACCTGATCCGTGACCACCTTTCGGGGGAATGATAACGTCGATAGCACCACCAGATCCAGTACCAGCACCGATACCGTTCACTTCATCGATGATGACTTTACCGAAGGAGTAGTTAGATCCACCTGATGTAACCGTTGCAGATACGATTCTACCGCCGTCAACAACGATAGAAATACGACCACCTGTACCATCGCCCTTAATCGGTACGTTCTCATAGGTACCATTATTATATCCAGAACCAGAAGACTGAATAACAACGGTGTCAATCTCACCACCAACAGCGTCAGAGATAACAGCGGTGTCACTCAAAACTGGCATATAGTCGCCAGAGAAAAACTTCAGCACCTGTCCCACAGGCACAGTGAACATATACTTCCAACGATAACCATCTGCGGTGGTAATAATAGAAGTAGATGTACCAGTAGGTTCAACAGTAGAAGGTTTACCGTTGGGATCGCTAGGAGATGTACCGTTGTAGATACACTTGTAGCACTGATACGAAGAGTTCACCACATAGAAGTCTGCATCATATAGTTTGGTAGCACCAGAAGATGCAGTTTTGGAGGATGAATAGTCGTGACGATACATATCGTACACATAACCCAAACCACCAGTGGTTTGCTCAGGGGGAATCCAGTCAATACGACGAATAACCTGAATAGCATCGTTCGCAAGAACACGCTTCATCGAGATCATATCGTCAAAAGAATCCGAAAATTCTTGGAATGAATCGACTGGGGTAGGAGGATTATTCTCGTTATCCCATTCCTGAGGGCGTCCAATGAACACATACAGGCGATCACGATTCGCACCAGCAGCGATGTCACTCTGGTTCTTATCGGGACCTTCCAGAGACTTGATGAATTTTTCCGCAGTAAAAATTCTAAATTGGTCAGTAAGTAGTGCCATTGAACAGAATCTACCTTCTCTTTATTTATAGGGGTTAGTCGGGTTCGTTTCTGACGAATGTTGGGAAATTGATCTCTTGGATCGTTCCCACAACACCAGATGATCCACCCGTTATTAGTTCGTTCTTGTTCCAAAGGTAATTACCTGAGTTTGGAACAATGGATCCGACAGTCAATACCTTGGTTGCATAATTCCAACCTTCAACTGTCGCGGAGATACCTGTAATCGAACCTGTTACAGTTTCACCGATGGTATAGTTACCAGTGGTTGGTGCAAGAAGTCTGAATGTAAACTCAACTGTTGCATCGTGTACATCACCATCACCCAACTGTCCAGCGATGGACACTGTGGGTGCAAGAGGTGGGTTGGAACCATCAGACATTTGGTCACCAACAGCAAACAGAGTAGTGTTCTGTCCACCAACTGTCTCTTCAATACCATACAGAGAAGATGCGATACCACCATCAAGGTTGATCTCGCCTTCAAAGTCTGTATTTGTGTTGATCAAATCGGGAATACCATCACCAAGTCCTTGCAATTCCGCAATATCTTCAAACGATCTGTCTTGGATATAACTGATAGGAACCGTTAAAGTGACGATTCTTTCACCAATATCTTCCACAGTATTGTGTGGTGCAACACCAGTGGCAGACGCTGAGGACACACCACCAGTGAAGTCAATAACCTGTGACTTGACCTGGGAAGATCCACCATCAATAAAAGCAAGTTCATCAACCTCAAAGACGAGGTAGAGTGCTCTCTGAGATGGAATCCAGTCGTAAACACGAGCAATCTTGTTGGATGCACTCTCAGTTGTTCTAACAACCCTGTCGCCAACGTTGAAATTGTACTGAGACACCCCGTAACTGTCATTTGCCAGTGAGTCCAGAGTTACTTTCTGATCGTATCTGAAGTTAAGAGCACGGTCGCAACCTGTGAACGAGGTAAGTGTTTTACCCGTATATCTAATAACCTCTCTTCCGACAAGAATTTTGCCTGAACCAGGGTAAGGAGTAGTCGTCTGTACATAGATGGTAGTGTCGTTTTCACCAACATCTCCCAACAAACCAGTTACATTATATAAATTTGAGTTGAAAGATTGTCTGTTCCTAGAAGCTCTAGTGAGGTTGGTCTTTCTAGTAAACAGAACCTGGGGGTTAGATGAATAACCGCCGCCGCCATCAAGAATATCGATGGATTCAATAGCGCCCAGATTCAGGTTGGCAACTGCTCTGGCACCAGAACCACCACCACCATTCAGAAGAATGACAGGGGGAGTTTCATAGAATTCACCAGGGTTGGTGACTCTAACTTGTTTAACAACACCGAATTCATCAACCTCAGCAACACCAGTAGCACCTTGACCGCCGCCACCAGAAACAATGAGGTTAATATCTCCGAGTTCATAGTTTGAACCTGGTTGTTCCAGGGACAAACCAGTAATCAGACCTGTAACTGGACGTAATTCAGCTCCAGATCCGCCACCGCCTCTAACAACGGCAGTTGTCTCATCATTAAAATAGAAATCACCATTAGACAAAACTTGTATATACTGAATCGATCCAGCAGGAGCGATAACAGTACCATCAGGTGCTAACTGATCAGTCTCGTATAGAATTGCTTTTGCTTCAGCACCAGCACCGTCACCAACGGTACTGATGTCAATTCTAAATGGATCGTAACCTTCACCTGGGTCGAGAACTTTAACTGCAGCAATCTGACCATTCTGAATGACTGGTTCTAAGATTGCTTCGCGGATTGGTGTACCGCAATTAGCAATTTTTAATTCTGGTGGGTCTGATGCATTATACCCACTCCCACCATCGTTTACGAAAACGTCTTTAACGCCAAAGATGGAATTAAAGACGGGTTCAATTACAGCACCAGATCCAGGAACAGTTCTCGGCATTTATCAACGAATATCAAGTGTACCATTCATAGCAGAGTGTGCAGTACACTGATAGTACAGTGTAGTTGGAGCATCGTGAGGAACTGTGAAAGTCTGAACACCAGACTCAGAACCAGTGATACCAGCAGTATATGCACTTTGACCCAGACCAGTAGTGGACTGGATTCTCAATGGGTGAGCACCGCCACCTACGTTATTCAAAACGTATGTAAATCCACGATACAGAACGATCGTTGCATTACTCACACCAGGACCAACAAACCCAGGACCCTGAACTGTGTAAGCAGAAGATCCACCTGCTGGGGAGAATCTGAAGAGTAGTGCAGGAGAGGGTTGATGAATAGTTGCGTTATCGTGACCTTTGATGATGGATGCACCTACAGGAGCATTACCCATCTGACGACGGAATCCTTGGTCAACGTCTTGGAAGTTAGTACCATCGTTTGCGATCTGCAACTCACCGTTGGTATCGATCTTGATACGCTTAGTTCCAACCTTAATCTCAGCATCTGTAGGGAGAACTAGGTTATCGTCGGTGTCAATAGCGATCTTCTTGGTTCCACCAGAACCGAAACGAATTTCAGCGCCAGTAGGAATCTCAAGGTTGCCGCTACCATCAAACTTGATTGCCTTGTTAGCATCAGCACCAAAACGGATGTCTGTTCCAGCAGCAAGATCGAGGTTACCGTTTGCGTCAATAGCAATCGTCTTGGTTGAAGCAATGTCACCAAAACGGATAGAGCTGTTAGCAGGCAGTTCTAAAATGCCATCACCATCGATGGACATTGTACGACCAGCACCAAAGGAAAGCGGTTGACCACCAAGATCAATCGCACCACCTTCATCAAAAGAAACGAGGTTGTTGACAGAAGTGATATGAATATCACCAGTAACATTCAGTTCTTGAGATTGGTTTGCACCTGCAGCAGTAACACGAATAAAACCACGTGCACCGCCATTCTCAGCAGTAAAGTCTACAAAATCTGCTACAAACTTAGCACCAGAAGGATCAGCGAACTCCAACTTAGTGCCAGCCTTCATTGCACTAAAACGAGTGCGGAACTTTTCCTCTGCAGTTGAGTTCTCGGAAGCAAGCTTAGAAGCAACAGTACGAGTAGCACCAGTATCAATGCTATTCACAGTATGAACTTGCTTTTTCTTTCTCTGCAGTTCTTGTGTTGTTGGGTCAGAGGAAAGCGCGGTATCACCCAAGTAAATGGTTGAATCGCTCAGATAGATGTCACGAAACTTGAGTGTAGAAGAACCGATGTCGTAAGTTTCGTTTGTATTAGGAAGGAAGTGGGTGTCAATAACAACGTTACCCGATCCATTGTTTGACAGGTTCGTGATAGACGAACCTCCACCTCCACCGCCTTGTAAGTCGTCTCCAGGTTGCCAACGTGCATTAGCATCGTTCCATTTCAGAACCTGACCGTTAGTGACTCCACTAACATCAATGTCTGTCAGGTTAGAAACTGCAAGTTGTCCTTCGGTGAAGACGCTGCCATTCCACTTCAGAACCTGATTGGTAGACGGAGAACCAATACTAATCTGCAGGTTGGTGTTATCACCCAGAGCGGTGTACAACTCATTGATGACGTTATTCAGTTTAATAGCGCCGTCTCTGAGGGTATCTCCAGTTCCGTCATTAGCGGAAACGCCAATATTCAGATTCTGCTTAGCCATAATAGGGGGGTTTTTCTACAGTTTTATTTATGTAAGGTCAAACTCATAGCTGGTGCTGTCTAATCTGATAGAAGTTGTTGTAAAACCAGGGTTTGTATTGTCTCTATCAAATGTGACTGCGGTAACATCATATCTTCCATTAGTATCGTCAAACTTGAGAATCGATGTGTAATCAATCTGTGACTCACTACCAGTGACAGTGAGAATAACAAGGTTTGATGCCAAAGGAGAGTTTTGTGCTTGTTGGGGAGCACCAATAGGTCCAGTGAGGATACATCTGTACCTATACCCCGTCATATACGCCAGAGCAACAAATGAATATGTTGATGAGGTTGCACCACTAACGTTTGACCACGCAAAGCCACCGTCAGTAGATACTTGCCATTGATAATTTATAGGTCCGTTTTCAGGTTCGACGATTGCCAAGACCGAAAATTGTTGAGTACCACCTGCTGCAATAGTTGCATTAGTTGGTTGATTATTGATAACGAGAGAGGGAGGTTCTGCTGGTCCACCACCTTCACCACCGCCTTGTTCACCACCACCCGATTCTTCCTGACCAATACCTTGGTTTGCAGGAATGTTCAGTGCCTCTTTCGATGCAAGACCAAACATATATGGGAACTTAGGTTCCAAAAACTTGTTAGGTCTAGTGGTAACGACAGCATTATTTGCCATACCAGAGTGATTTACACAGTAATAGTAAATCGTTGCTGGAGCATCATTAGGAACAACAATTTGAGTATATGCTCCTGCTTGTCCAGCCTCACCAACTACAGTAACTCCATTGGTATATTCTTGCCCACCAGCGTGGGTACCATTGAGTTGAGTAGAAAAACGAATGGAGTGACTAGCATTTGATGCATCACTTTGATCAAACTTGTAAGTGCTACCACGAACAAACTCTAGATCAGGATATAGATTGCCATCCAAACGGTATTTATTACCATCACTTTCACTTGTTACGGTTACAGTATATGTGATGTTCTCAGATTCATCTGGGAACACTGTGACAAAATAAGCAAATGTTCCTAAGGGGAACTCAGGAGTTTTTGCAAACCTTCCGTTAAATGAATCTAGGTGTCTTCCAGGAATAGACTCGTCATACACAAAATCCTGCATAAAGGATCCTGCAGGGTATGTGCTATAAGAAGGTCTATTTACTGCTTCAGTTTCTCTGAGTTTATACCCAGGTTTCATAATCTGCACAGCAGATTCATTATCATTTGGATCGGAGTATCCATAGGGTCCATAAACAGGATACCCATCAAAACAATAACCAAGAATCTTGGAGTGCCCATCAGGGTGACGAAGGTTATCACCTTGGAACTGAGTCAAACCATAATAATCATTATATCCAGCAATCACCTGGTTTGCTTTCCAGCAATCCATAAAATGAGCATCGTGATAGTGGTATTGCCCCGATTGCTCAGGGTGACCACCACATTCATCCTCACCAAAATTAACCTGTGGATTGTGTCCAGCAGCAATCCAGTTAAATCCCGCTGGAGGATCTCCACCATCACCAGCACTGGGATTAAAGAGTGCAACACCATTTGCTGCAATACCAACAATACCTAAAGGTACAGTAGATCCTCCAGATGTATTATCACCGCCTCTATCTGTAAAAGCGTGACTAAAGGTATAACTTGTAACTGAGTTTGGGTTATTTGCATTAGGGAACGTTCCGTAACTGACTGGTGTTGGTAATCCATCACCCGTTACCGTTAGGATGTCTGTTACTGCGTTGTAAGAACCTGTTGCTGCCATAGCAGTTACATATTAGAGAAGTTATAGTCCATAATCATTGCAAACAAACTCGATTTCAACTGCTGAAGATACACTTGCTCTTCAGCAGGTCGAGCAGGAGAACCAGGCCAAATCTCAATTAAATATGATATAGAGTTGTGAAGAGCACGAATTTCATCAATGCTCATCGACCACTGGATGGTGAATTCTTCGTCCATAATGCTATTTAGTTGTCGTCAAAGATCTGGTCTGAGGTGAATCCTGGGATCACGGTTGCACCGATATTGATCGTTAGGACTGCAGAGTTGGAGAGCGTTGGAGTTGCGCCCGCTGCAGTGAGACCACATCTGAACTCGTCACCACCATCACCTTGAGTTGTAGCACTCGTAGTGTAAGTTGGGCTAGTTGCGCCTGGGATGTTAGTCCAGGAAGTTGTTCCATAGTCCTTCTTCTGCCACTGGTAAGCGATTGTACCGCCTGCAGGGTTAGTGGAAGCGACCACGGTGAACGATGCGGTTTGTCCTTGGTTGACAGTTGTGTTAACTGGTTGAGATTCGATGACGATTGCCTGTTCGCCCTGTGCCTCAGTTTCGCCAGGAGGAACGTAATTCGGATCGTAGATGTCAATACCACCGTTGAGAGGAGCACCAGTAGGTGCGAAGAAGTTGTCTGCAACAGTCGTGTTGACTGCAACGGTAGGTTGAACATAACCCTGACCTGCGTTCTTCACGTCAATGCGTGCGAGACCAACAAGTGCCTTAATGCGTGCACCAAAACCAGAGGAGGAAATCACATCAACCTGTGGGCGTGAACTGTAACCATCACCAGAGTTGGTAAGAATTGCCTTGGTAACGCGACCCTTTTCAATCTCTGCCAACGCTTGACCGTTACGACCGCGAACAGCGCCTGAGTATTCAAACGTGATCAGGGAGTTGGAAGATTCAATCAGAGCAACCTCTCTATTCTCGTCCTCACCTTCGATCTGCAGAATGTCACCCGATTCGATCGGAGGAACGACGGTTGCCGCGATAACGTCAACGTCAGAACCGATGTAGGAGAAGGCAACGAAGGTCGAACCTGCGCGAGGAATCTCGGAGAAGATGATTCTAGAACCAACGATCTCGAAACCAATTCCAGGTTCCTGAATAACACCGTTCAACTGACAGATGATGTTATTCTCAGGTCTAATCGTGTTGGACTGAACACCTTCAGTCAGAGTCAGTGAGTAGAACACACCACCCAGTTTCAGGTTGAAGGAGTTCCTCAACGAGTCGAAGTCGAAGGAGATGTCATCCAACTGTCTCAGTTTACCCACGTAGACGCCGTGGAACGTGGAGTTGATAGCAGGTGCTTCAGTGAACTGAATGTTGTCAGAGAATGCCGTGTAAGCGTTGTTACCGCCAGGAGGTTGGAGGATACCATTCACGAAGATCATCATATGACCTGCGGGATCTGGGAAGTAAGGAGTTCCGTTCTCAGTGGTCAACTTGAAGTTCTGTTGAGAACCATCAAAACCACGGAAGAATCTCTTCACGCGCCCGCGTAAGTATTTCGCCCCACCACAAGCACCTTGGAATCCAAAGTCACCAATAATCTGAGAGTTCTTCTGGAATGTTCCCCTAGTATCTTCCAGGTGGATAATCAGACGAAGACCAACTTGTTCAATCTTCGCGACCTTACCATATGCAGAAGTCGGTGTGATTGTAACGTTAGAGATCGCGCTGGTGTAAACACTTGGGAAGTTAGAACCAGGAGGAATCTTGGCAAGTTGATATGCAGTATTGTTTGCAATAGCAGTCAGGTCATTACTCAAATCGTTAATGATACCAATGTATCTGTTCGTCTCGTTAGCGAGGTAAACGTGATTGTTATCAGTATCGTGCTCGGTAACCACGAAGGTGTGACCCACAGACTGACCTGCGTTTTGGAGTTGCAGCACGTCACCGACCTCGAATGTGTCTGTAACACCAGTATCAGTGGTCAAACTTGCATACGTGAAGCGTGTGATCTCTGTAGAGTGCAGATACTCACCAAATCCAGGAAGAATATTAAATCCTTCAATATCAATGATCTGATCGGTAACAGAACCGTAGATAACATCTCTCTCCTTGAATTCGCCTTTGACAGTTTCGATGTCAAATGTAACGCGACCAAGTTGGTTAGCGGTAAGAGCACCGTCATTATTACGGACGATTAGTGCATTTGCCTTACCAGAATCTTCTTTGGAGTAAATGATGTCAGTTGCAATGAACTCACCCTTGTCGAAGTTGACCAGGATTCTATCGTCGGGAATACTTGTGATCGATGCTTGTGCACCGCTAGTAGTTCCCTCAATAACATCACCTTGCTGGAATTGACCACCATTGACGATGAGTTTGACGTAACCCGTACCAGTTGCTCCAGTAGAAGCGAGCAACGTTGAGGTATTTCCAGTAGCACCCTGAACAACCACAGTTTCACCAAGAGTGAAGAAGGTTTCAGTTGTGACATTAACTTCTGCGTGCTTAACCTTGTACATAACCTCTGCGAGGTTGTCCTGAATACGGATAACCTCACCGTATGCACCCGAAGAAGTGCCATAGAAGATGTCAGCAGGTTGAATACCACCAGTGATAGGAGTAGGAATGACACGATCACCATATGTAGTGGCAATTCTGTCAATACCGCTCTCACGCAAGCAGACGAGAGTGTGAATTTGACCTGCAGTTCCAGGTGTCAGACTTGTAATCTTGTGACCATCGATATATTCTGCCAACCAAATGGTATTTGCAGTCGTATCGGGGTGAATATAATATTGCGTGAATGTAAGTTCAGCAATATTGCTACCGAGAACTTGATAATTGACTCTATCGTATGCCTCAAACGGATGACCCGCAGCAGTGATAGAACCGTTGGTATTGACTGCAACACCAGCGTCGAAGGACTGCTTAAGGATAACTGTCGGAGGAGTAGAACGCAGCAGAGCAGTCTGAATAAAATGATCAAGTTGATCGATCTTATGCTCAGCGTAAACAGTTGGGCGAAGTTCGCGATCCGTGTACGTGGGTTCCTGATTGTAAACACCAGGAGTAGTTGCTCTCTGACCAATGATTTCCTTACAGAAATCTTTAATTGCAGTTGCGTGATAGATCAAATAAGTTCTGAAGACGCCAGGGAATGCAATAAAGTTACCCTCAGCATCGAACCAAGAGTTAACGAGTTGCAGGGTTGCAGCATTACCATCGGTGAGCAAGTCGTAAATGAATGCTTTACGGATAGCACTACCGTATGCTTCATCACCACCATAACCACTATACTGCTGAGCAGTCTTGTAGTATGCCTCACGGTTGATGTAATTATCGTTGATAATGAGCAGACGTGCTGCCTGACGATACATCTCACCTGCTCTACCCAGAGTATCCTCAAGAAGATCGAAGAGAACATTGGAAGCAGATCTAACGTTGTAGCAAAGACCACCACCATTATTCAGAGTGTTACCAGTTGCCTTGGTGGTTCTAACGAGACCACTATTTGTCAACCAGTTGCCGCTACCTGCTGCAGCAGTTTCAACGACGTTGATCACGTAAGAGAACAGGGTGTCAATAGAAGCAGAAACCAGAGCACAGTCACCGTTACCTGCCATATCATAGGTAATATCGATGTCACGTCTGAGTGCACGCTCACCAGTAAGTGGCCACTCATCAGGAAGTGTTCTCGTCACACCATTCAGATAAGCCTGAGGGTTAGCAGTTTGCGTGAACAGGTTGATAGGAATACCCATCAGTGTTGTAACTGCTGCTGCCTCATTCTGGCAAGTAGGGTTAGCACTGTCAGTTGTGATTGTGCTGTCAATCGCTTGAGTTCCTTCTGTTGTACCGTTGGTTGTAACAGACTGATTTCTGAGAACCTCAATAGCAATATCGCGTGCCTGTTCCATAATGTACTTGGTCTCAGTTGCCTGAGAAAGCACGTGAACAACTGCGTTAGCGTTGCTGATGTAGAACTCAGTTGCGTAGTACATCTTGTTGTTGCCACCGTGCTTCAAGTTGAAGATCAGAGCATTCAGGATGTCAATAACGTCGTCAACACAGTTCTGATAACCACCAGGGATGACGAGAGAAGGATAGTTTGTGATGCCACGTCCAACTGCAGTTGTAGCAATGAATCTAAGGTTATTTTCAATGCTATTTGCAGAATCGTAGAAACCATTTGCAGTTGCATTGTTATCATAATCACCGCGAGGGACGCCACCGCCACCGCCGCCACCAAGAGCACCACCGCCTCCAGTGGACTCCTCGAAGGGATTAAACCCAAGCTTGTTGCGGATCGCGAGAATTGACATATCACGTGCCAACTTATAGGCGTGAACAGTCTCTGCAGATTGATTGGTAACGTGCTGCAGACCCATCTGAGTATCCAGATAGAGTGCAGATGCGTCGTAAGACTTCTCGTTTACTGTGAATCTGAGGTCGTGGCAGACTGCATTGATGTAATCAACCAGGTCATCTTCACAGTTGACCTTACCACCAGGAACTTTGAATCCATTATGCTTAAACGCAGAGGTCTTCATAACCAGATCAACCGCTTCCTCAGCGATGATACGTGCATTTGCCTCTAGGATGTTTGCAGAATCAAGTGCACGATCGGTACCAGAGAAGATGTGGGGATCGGGAGGATAGAAAGTGCTCTCAGTAATTTCAGCACCATCAACACTGTAGTTGACAGCAGGATCGTAAACCTTTCTGTATGCGGGGAGGTCAGTGTACTGATACTGATAGAAATCGTTAATTGTTTGAGCGTTAGTTCCAGTCAGGTTAGCAATGTTCTCATTACGACCAACCAACAGGTTTTCCAGTGCTTTACCACACAGGAACTTCACATCTTCAAATGCATCCAGCATAGGAAGAAGTTCACCTTCAATGTAGTTGATGTCTTCTTGACTATCCAGGTAAGAATCGATAATACCTTGGATATTGGAGTTACCACCAGTAATCAAGTCACCAGCAACAGCAGGGATAATGTGATCTCTGAGATCTCGGATGCACTTCTCTCTGTTGGGGATAGTGAGTTTGCTTTGCTGATAGAACGCAATGTTGACAAGCCATTTCTCTTCCAGCATTGCCACTGCCTCATCAGCAATAGACTTACGGTTGAAGTAGAGAAGGTCAGCACCATCACGGAATCTGTGACCAGTTGGAGCAATAACATCCAACATATTGTCAATCAGATCAGTAATAAAGGTTGTGATTTGAGAAGACGCTGGTGAAGAGAAGTAGTTGGGAACACGAATTCTGTCGGTATATTCACCAGTCAGATCATCTTGGTTTGCAGTGATAACATCAATACAGATCTTACCAACTTCACGCCAGGTATAGATGGACTGGAGAAGTTCACCATTCACGTGCTTCAGAGCACCAGATCCTTCCAGGTATCCACGACCTGCAACGATAGTGTTGAAGTTGCCACCATAACGAAGATCGTTAATGATTGCGGGGATGATAAAGGAGTGAGTATCACGGAGACACTTGTCGGTACCTGTAGTAGCGAGACCAACGTCTCCAGGAATAACAAAGTCAGGATACTTTGCCTTCATACGACCAACTGCTTCTTCTGCAATCCAGAAGCGGTTCTTATCAATGATCTCAGCACATTCACGATAATCATCGCGAGAAACATCAACTTCCTCAGTCATAATCTCACTACGCCACAGTTCAACACCGTCAGCAGTTGCAGAAGAGATTATGGTCTGACCATAAGTCGCGTAGATTGCAGTAGTTTCCATCGGGAACGGTTGACTACCGTTAAGACCGAATGTGACATCAAGACCTTCGTATATTGTAGTGTATACGGTGGGGGGAGTAAAAGTAGAAGAATATGCAGCGGATTTTCTGATGACCATTTGGTCCAGATGTCCGTCATAGGTTTCACCATTGTTCCAAGCAGCACCAACCTTGAACGCTGTATCGCCATAGTCGTTATTGTCGGTATAATCAGAACCGACTTGCGTACCGTTCACGAACATCTTAGTAACGTTCGATGCACGGGAAACAGCGATGTGATACCAGGTATCGATGGTTGTGATAGCACCAGTAGCAGTGATATGGTCACCAGCACCAGTACCATAACGGAGAGAGGTTCCACTCATAAAGATTGTTGGTGCAACGCTTGAAGATGTGGGACGAGCGTCGATAATTCTTTGAACACCAGTTACGCTGTCAGGGCGAATCCAAGCTTCAATAGTGAAGTCGGCAGTACCAAAATTGACTCTTTGGTCAGCAATCATATCAATTTTGCTACCAGATCCACTGAAATCAAGAGATCCAGGTCCAACACCAAATGTAATGTTGTCTACGGAGACGTTTGCATAGGTAATCTTGGAGTTGGTGATATACTCATTTCCAGAGAACGAACCAGTAACACCCTTGGTGTAGATCCACTTGTTACCAGCATTTGTACCGATAATTTCGGCGGTAGCACCAGAGGTGATACCCTTCATCGTGTCACCGAAGTTGAAGAATCCACCAGAAGACTTATTACTATAGTTGTGCTTGATAGAACGAATAGTTTCGTTATCTTCAAACGCATAAGGGGGTTCAACACGAGTAACATTACTGATAGACCACTGATAGGTTGCAGGATCTGCACCTGTAGGATCTTGCAAAGAATCTGTAATGATCTTAATAAAGTTGGTAACAGCAGATGTCTGACTCACGCAAGCAGTGCTGCTACCGATAGATGTTCTACCATCAGCATAGTTTGCTTGAGGTGCAGTCTTGGTATATGCTGCTTCAAATGCTGCCAAAGTTCCAGGAGATGCTGTAGTACCCAGAGCATTGATGGGAATATCCATCAGAGTTGTAATTGCAGCAGCAACTGCTTGACAAGTCGGGTTAGCAGGATCGGCAGTAATAGAAGTGTCAGTCACTTGGTTCCAACCGTGGGAACCTTGCTTAACAACAGCTTCGTTTCTCATAATGCTGATTGCCATCGCCTTTGCCTTGGTGAAGGCATTTACGGTGTCATCTTCATAGCCAGCAACGTGTGCACCTGCCATATAGTAACGAGTTGCATCGTAAACGAAATCATTACCACCGTGTGCCAAGTTATATGCCATCGACTCAACCATATCCACGATGTCGGACAGGCAGTTAACATCTCCACCAGGAACTGTCAGAGATGGATTCTGCACCTTAGCGTAGTGCAGTGATTCGTGTGCGATATACCACTTGTTAGCAAGGATCAGTGTACGAGCGTCAGCGTGACTGTTGCTAACAACTTCATATTCAGGAGTTAGAGTCAGATCCTTCCACTGAGTCAGATTTGTATACTCAGTATCAATATTCTCCATTCTGATGCACTTCAGAGCAAGATCTCTTGCTGCGTTCATTGCATAGATGGTTTGAGGAACTGCACCGTCAAGATGGTAGATTGCCTGGTTCTGGACATATGTGTTAGCAATATCCCAGATCTCAGAGTTGCCATCAAACTCAAGTTGCCAAGCAGCTGCGTTGATAACATCAACGATGTCATCCATACAATCCTGATTACCACCAACACTATTGATACTAAAGGAGGGGTAGAAATTCAACATATCACCCACGGCTTCTTCAGCAATGAAGCGTGCATTCTTCACCAATGCGTCAGATGCGTTCTTAGCACGAGTATCAGTAACTTGCTTGAGAGAAGAGTTGCCGAAGTAAATCTTCTTCAATCTGATATTGGTTCCAGGTGCAAAATCGGTACCAGTCAGCTGATCGTAACGAATTTCTTGGTTGCGAACAGACTCAAAGTCAAGGAAATCTTGGTTATTAGGAGTCTCAAGATCATTGAGTTCTGTTGGGTTAATAACAGTTTCACCAATGTCGTCAAGAATGACGTTCGGGAATGTTGTTGAGGGAACTCTCTGGAAGACAAGAGCAAAGAACGAAGATGCAGGAGACAAATCAACCTGGTCAATAACCTGATTGCTAGTATCATCGGTATATGGAGCGATGACAGTAACAGTTGCGGCAATTTTAGATCTGGAAGAGTAGATAACATCGTTGAACTTGATGTTAAATTCACCAGTCTCAAACTTATCAGTACCAGAAGTACGAGAAACGACCAAATCAGTACCAATAACACCACCAGACAAGTTATTTTCTTCAATAATTGCAAAGTCGCCCTTGAGGTTGGTGATTCTCTCACCTTGTTCAAAGATCGTCTTAGAAGTAACGGGGTTTACAGTTGCAAGAGTGGAGTTGAATCCAGTTGCACTACTCAGAATTTGTTCGTTGGTTTGGAATGTACCTTCAATATCAAAAACATCGATGTAGTCAACACCAGAATCAATAACAGTTGCGGTTGCCTCAGAAACAATACCTCTAACAGTATTACCAGTCAGCGGGAAGATACCACCAATATTGCTGAACGTTAAACGGGTCAGAGAAATTTGAGAATATGTAAGTTCACGGAATTTAATTCTAGAAGGTGCCTTTGGAGGTTCAGAGAACACAATAGAAGGACCAGCAGTAGAGAATGATTCTTGAGGTGCCTGTGCAACACCGTTAATCAACACAAACATCTGAGTTTCAGTTGCTGTGATAGATTCACCCTCAACATTCAGCGGGAACTGAGTTTTAATACCATTGAAGTCACCAGAAACATCATCGATCTTCTTAACGATAGAGGTTAGAATTTCCTCAGAGTTAGTAAGTCTCTTCTGTCTGAAAAGTACCTCAGTGTTATTGAACTGGGTATAGATCGGTTGTGCGTTAGCAAATGATGTAATTTCATTGATATTAGTGAAGGAGTTGATATTAACTTCCTTGATCAAGTCGGAAATAACTTTACGACCCGAAATATCCTTACCACCCGTGATTGCTAGTTCACCGAAGAGGTTGAAACCAACAGGGTGATTTGTTTCCAGAACAGACTTTCTCCAGTCGTTAATAGGTGTCTGAGACTTAATAACGTAAGAGAAGTTCTGATAGAAATAAGAATCTTGGATCTTCTGAACGATTTCGGAGGGTTTACCCACGTCATCGATAAACTGACCAGGTGTATTAGTCAGAGATGCAATGTTCAGAGTACCGCGAGCAATAGACAGGTTATCAACCAAACCAGATGCACGAGACACCTGACCAGTTACACGCTCACCTTCTTTCCAGATACCATCATAGTTTTCAAGTTTCAGGATACGAGGACCGATCTGCCAACCTTCGTTAGTAGAAACATAACCAGTTGCAGATGCAAGTTCCAGCGAAGAACCCTGATAAACAAGTTCACCTTCAAGGAATCTGGAGGTTTCAACGATTGCAGTCGCTTGACCACCGAACACTTCGGTCAACAGAACCTGACGACCTTCACCTTGAGTCAAGAATGTGATGAAAGAACCAGATTCTGCATCAAGTTTGGTCAGTGCAATACGAAGTTGGTCGGATTCCAAAGAGTTTTGCTCACCAGCGATTGCATAGTAAGTCTGATTAGGGTTCAAGCTAACCAAACCTGCAGAACTCGGTTTCGGCAAAATACCAACCGTAGAACCAAGATCTTCTGCTCTCAACTGCACTTCTGCACCAGTTGTGATGCCGTGCGGGAAGTTGAACTGCAAATAACCCAAGTCAACGTTGACAACGTAGTTAAATTCAGACTTCAGGGTAACAGTCGGTTCGGAAGAATAACCAGAACCAGGGTTTTTGATGATAACTTCAGAAAGTCTGTTGTTCTTGACGATTGCTTCTGCTTCTGCACCAGATCCACCGCCACCACTGATAACCACAGCAGGAACGGAGGTGTAACCAGAACCAGGATCGGTGATCTTGATTTCTGACAGAATAGCGGTATTAAACAGTTGAAGGTTGACAGGGAAAGTAATTTCGGGTCTCAGAGTATAGTCGTGAGAATAACCGAAACCAAATTCGTTGTTCTTCAGCTTCTTAATCTTACCGATGCTCTTACCTTGCAGGAACACCGATGCACCCGAACCTTCATCAGGAATCACAACTTCAAGTTGTGCACCAGAACCTGCAAGCAGGGGTCCAAGGATGCCAGGAATAGCATCAACGTCGATAGATGCAGTTTTATATCCTTTACCAGCAGACGTGAGAGTGACATCGGTGATAACACCAGTGAAATCTCCATCATCCTGAACTGTAATGTTACAACTTGCACCTTCACCATCACCAGTAATAGGTACGTTGTAATAAATACCGTTCACATATTCAGTACCACCGTTGAGAATACGAACTTTTTCGATCTCTCTGTTCGATGCGATGTCTGTAACGATGGGAAGTTTCTGGTAGAAACCACCTGGGTTGACAAGCTTGATGCTTGCAATAGGTCCAATCGCTTTTGGAGAGGTTGTAGAATAGAGGGAACGTGGGTTTCCAAACTCATTATTACCAACGGGAGCGATAGTCTTCTCAGGTTCAACGAGAAGTGGGAAATCGAAGGTAGTTCCTTGAGTTCCAGTTGCAGAAACTCTAAATCTACCAGAATAAGGACTCTGGATAACGTCAATAAAGGATCCTTCACCAACAGGAGAGTCTGCTCCAGTTCTAGATGGATCAAAATAGTATGAAATGTTGGTAACAGAGTCTGTAACGATGAATTTAACCAACGGAGTAGGCGAATCATCGTCAGTTAGACCAGGTGTACCCTCTCTAATGATGTTAATAAACGGATATTCCAGTTTGTACTGATTATCCTTAGAGAAAGACAGATAATAACCGAGGTTTGATGGATCATCCAGGTCAAAAATGTACTGGTGATAGCGAACAAACAGCAGTTTGGGGTGCTTGGCGTAGATATTGACGTTGGAAACAGAAGAACCTGTGCCTGAGAATGTGGGATCCTGAACAGCAGTTGCTCTCAAACGGAATGTAAACTCTCTAGAACTAAAGACTTCTTCAACAAAGAAGGATCCGTTGTAGTCATTAGTGGCAAATCTCTCTGTAAAGATGATTTCATTTGCCTCAAAGTTGTGTCTGCTGTTAGCAGAGCAGTATACAAGGTCCGTATTTGCAAGAGCAGAAGCAGGAATAACGTCTTTGTCAAGTGTAGCAATCAAAGAGAACTTCTTGACACCGATCAATCCAGCAAATGTAGCAATCTTGCCAGTTGCATCAACAGTAAATTGCAGGTTGACTGCATCTGCGTCAATGGTGTCGCCCTTAATAAAGGTGGAATCACCATAGATTTCTTCAATCTTAATAGTATAATCTTCTGCAGCAAATGCTCTCCACGAAGTAAACGCTCCCAGAGTGCTGCCATTGTAAGCAGTATTTGCCAGATCAACGTCGAAACTGCCAGAAACACTGGTGAAAGACCAGTTGACATTACCATCGGTCACAATACCAGTGGTGTGCTCTGGTTCCAAAGGACCAGAAACGCCTGTAGAAGTTGCAGTGTAAACCTTACCAGCATTGTAAACAACATCACCAACAGTATATGAGAAGTTCTCAACCCATTGAGGTGTTGTAGTTTCAACAGTGAAGTTACGATCAAGAGTATTGATGTCACCTGCCGTTGACTTCAGGAGTTTTGTGGTGTCAAAGTTACCAATAATCTTACCGATCTTTGCATAGTTTGTTCCAGCTTCAACGATTGTTCCATATGCAGAAACAACATCGCTTCCACCAATCACAGAATACTGCTGTAGGATAGAACCTTTAGTGAAAGATGCAGGTTGATTGAATGTAAGCGTCTTAACAAGGTCAATACTGTTATACTTTGCATCACGCAAGTAGAACTTGGGAATGACAGTTGCAGAAAGTAGAAGCTTCGTACCACCCTGTGTAGGAATAGTTGCAGTTCTCTCACTATACTTCTCTGAAGTATCTGTAAATGTGTAGATACCAGGAACGTGAGTGGAGGTTACATCAGAATAATCAAGAATCTGAATACCTGCAGGACCAATAACCCAAGGATTGATAGTAACGGGTTGGGTATTAAACGTATAACCACTCTCAGCGGCGGTTACAAGAGTGTGACCTGTCTCAACATCATCAAGGTTAAAGGTGCCAAGTTTCGTCTTGTCCTTATCAATCTTGTAGAGGAATGCTTGAGTTGCGCTGTTTGTACCAGCAACAACTGCAGCGGTAAATGAATCGTTATATTTGAATGCTGGGGTGACAACAAAGTTATCAACCCATCCCATCCAGGTATTGGTGGAATTCGGTGTGGATACAGGTCCAAGGGTTGCATCCTTAAGATTGACATCAACAGTTGTGCTCAAAGTTTCGAGAGCAAGTGTACCGTTAATGAAAACACGATAACGATAGTTACCAACACCAGGACGCTCCTTAGTGAATGCAACGTGAACGAAGCTTTCACCATTGAACGCTGCACGATAAGTTGCTGCAGCAGAATATGTTGTGGATCCTCCAATATCAATAAACACCTTACCATTATTGGCATCTGATTGATCAGCAATAAGACCACACTTAACAGTGTTGCTCAGAGCATCAGAAACAGAGAAGAACTCAGGTTCAGTGTTATTTGCAGTGTAGGTAGCTGCAGGCATTGCGAAATAAGCTTCAGATGCCCACTCAGTTGCTACATCAGAACCATATTGAAGAACAAGTGAGTTGAAGTCTGTGATCTGAACAGAAGATGCACCATCTTGCTTTTTAGAAGTATCGATAGTTGCAAAGGCAGGATCATACCAAGCCTTGTTCGTACCAGTTTTCAGAGTGTCATTGTAAGTTTCATCAAGCAGATTATCGGCAGTGTTCCAGTTGAAGATTGCAAGTTGATCTGCTTCAACCTTATTACCGATAACAACTGTGTCGCCAGAGTTATCACTTGACAAGTCAACAGCGTGATAACCAATACCACTACTCTCACTTGCAGAGGAAGCACTGATAATGTTGCCACTATTCCAAGAAATCTTCAGAGTTGTGGACTGAACATCATTAAATGCCTTAGTGACAGAGACTCCAAGGTCAATGTTACCAAACACGTCGAACTTAATACCAGCATTGTGGCATCCATCATAGGTTCCAGTAGGAACATAAATCTTGTGCTCAACAGGTGTAGTGTAGTCATTATTATCAAACTTGACGTACAACACACCATAATTCTTGTCCTGAGCATTCACAGCAGTTGCTGCGACATATACAGCACCATATTCATCAATGGTGAAGGTGGGGTGCATAAACTTGTATGCGCCACTCTCAATTTTCTTTGCCCACTGCAGTTCAACAGTTGCAGTATCGTAGTAAGTTTCACCAAGAATAATATCACTTGCACCAGCAGGATCAGAAATACCGATGAACATAAAGGTGTCATTGGATTTCCATTGGAGATCCACCAGATGCTCACTACCACTTTCAGAAGCAATCTTACGCTTCTCCATAATGGTGCCGTCAATATCCAGCAGTGCTACCCACATATCGTCGGGAGCAAGGGAGTTTGCATCGGTATAACCACCAATCATCACCCTACCATCTTGATCTAGGGCAATAGATGATGCATAGTCACGTCTGGTGCTACCAGAGATACCAGCAATATCACGTTGCCACTGGATAATACCATCAGGGTTGTTAGCATTATCGAAACCAGATCTATACTTAGCAACAACAACGTCAGGATTGTGTGTAAGGTTAACACTGTTGGGGACAGTCTCACCAACAACATAGATGTTGTGGGGATTGCTGTTTTCAACATACAGTGCTTTCCATTCCAAACTCTTGGTCCCTGATGCGGGAACAGTTGGGAACAATGTACGCTGCCAGAGAAGACGACCATCGCTGTTGAACTTAGCGAGGATACCAGCGGTATCACCGTCAGACTTTACAGTTTTACCACAAACATAGATTGTCCTGTCATCTGCAACTTTAACATCAGTGATAGTAGTTGTAGATGCATTTTCCTTCAAGAAGGACAGGAAGTAAGTTGCTTTCTTAAATCTCTGTGGGTGAGAGACACGAATTTGAGGGGGTTCGTCCTTATCGTATCCAGAACCAGAGTTAATAATATTAACAGTGTTAACAGCACCCGCTTCTGTTCTTGGGATGTCAATTCTAAAGTCTTGACCAGTGGAAGAGATAACCTCATATGTGGGAGGTAGTTCTTCGGAGTAACCAGAACCAGCTTGAGTAACAGTAACAGATTCAACACCAGAGATGACCTTAACCTTAAAGGTCTTGTTGGTATCGTCGATAATAGGTGTACTTTGGACGATAACTTCATCGCCAACACGCAATTCGTGCTCATCGGGAGTGGTGATACGTCCATAAGGAGTATCATTTGACATATAACTGGAATAACCAGAAATTGTCAGACCCTTAACAGCATCAACTTTTGCAGATGCACCGAAACCTTCAGTGCCCTCATTATCAAAGTACAGTTTGTCACTGACTTTATAGGAGATACCAGGGTTCTCAATAACAAATCCGTCAACTTGAGCATCCTCAAACTTGGTAGTTGTTTCAATGTCAATGTCAACTTCAGAACGAGTAGAAACTCTAGGATAGTAATCAAAGAGTTGCAGGACAGGTTCTTCAGCAATATTGATTGTTGCGGTAGATTCATCACCATCAATGATACCGTTTCTGTTAGTATCTTCGATTTCAAAGATTAGATCAAGACCTTCTTCTGTAACAAGAGTATCGGTGTCTTGGTTGGGTTGACGGTCAATATCAATATCAACATCCTCATATGGATCACGGAAGCGAACCACATCTGCTGGGATATTAGTCTGAACAGCATTCTGAGAGTAGTTCCACTGATCGGGAGAAGAATACAGTTGAGGACCGCAAACATACGGGAAAACTGGATTACCGAAGTCAGATGCATCAATAGAAACAAAGTATGCATACACACCCTCGGGGAACTGTGGTGTTTTACAGAAACGACCGTTATATTGGTCTAGATCGCCCTCTTGGAAGACATACTCATAGTCATCAATGAATGAACCCGCAGGATAGTCAGTGAGAAGTGGACCATCTGCACGCACAGGGTTTGGATTTGTTGCAGCATCATATACCAGTGCATCCTTAACCTTGTAAGAAGAACGGATTCTTCTAATGCCAGAAGACTGGTCGGTAGCATCGATATAACCATATGGACCATAAATCGGGTTACCATCAAATGCCCATCCAAGAATTGGGGAGTGAACATAACCAGTAGACAGTTCTTGGAGTTGACCAGTTGACTGATTTCTGAACACGTTGTCTCCAAGAACGTATCTCAGTTGCTTAGGATCGGAAACGTGTGCATATTCACCGCCATATTGGGTGTTATATCCAGCAAACACGTAACCACGCGCTGCGTCAAAGTTCAGAGACAGTTCATCTTGAAGGTTACGAGTCCATTCAAAGACATTTGCAGAGAATTGTGCTTGCTCACCAATAGATTCAAGGCGGATGGTAGTCATTCCAGTGGAATAACCAATACCTCTGTTTACAACAGTAACGCCAATAACCTTACCTCTATCCTCACCAATGGTACCAATAGTTGCTCTAGCAACAGCACCATAACCATCACCATTGATAACAACTTCAGGTGCAGTGGTATATCCTCTACCAGCAGCAATGATAGCGATAGAAACGATACGACCATTGATAATAATTGGTTGTGCAACAGCACCTTCACCCGAATTCAGTTTAATTTCAGGAGATAGTGTGTACGAGCTACCAGAGTTGGTAACAGATACGGATTGAATCGGACCACGAACTGATGCTGTTGCAGTACAACCTGTTCCACCCCCACCAGAAACAGAAACGGTGGGTTGTGATGTATATCCTTGACCTGGCGATTCGACCAGAATTCTACTAACTACACCATTGGTAATAACAGCGGTAGCAGTAGCGCCGAATCCACCACCACCCACGATAGAAACAAGAGGGCTGCTAGTGTAACCAGTACCGCCAGAAGTAACTTCGATTTCATAAAGAGATCCATTGACGACAACAGTTGCTGCACCACCAGATCCACCGCCACCATTGACTTCAATGACTGGTGGAGATGCTGCGTCATAACCCTTACCAGGATTATCGATGGTGATACTCGTCACACCACCGAACTTAATCTTGCTATTGGATTTATAGGACCAAGCGGAAACGCCGTTAACCCAAGCACCAACAGGACCAAACTTGACATCTTCACGCTTAGAAACTGTGTTAATGACGCGAGGAATACGAATCAGTTTGCGCTGGTTACCAGGAAGCAGTGCAGATCCAAGGAAAGGACCAACCTCATAGTTGGGAATACCAGATGAAGCAATATATGAATACTGCTCATTGAAGAAAGTGTTCTGGACGTTAGTGGTAAAGTCCTTAATAGCGATGTTGATACCGCTTTCTGAGGACTTACCTTTGTTCAGATCAACTGAAAGAAGGATATTACCTTGGGGAGCATTAGGTGCTGGTTGTGGAATATTGTATTCAAATACAGTATTGCTCAAACGAGATGTCACCAGGAATGTGCCGTTGAACACTGTTGGGTTTGCACCATAGATGGTAACAGAGTCACCAACCAACAAACCGTGGTTATTGGAGCAAGTAACAGTTGCAGTTTGGTTATTGAGACCACCAGGGACAATACCAGTAACCTGAATCAGTTTCTTAACGTTGTACAACCAAGATGTGATTCTTTGATCGTCACTTGTAGAACCAAGAGACGCAACATTCAGTTTGTCACCAGGCAGATAGTAAGAACCTGTGTCGGAAAGAACCGTAGACTTAGCGTCTGCAATACCCAGAACGCGCAGTTTCAGTTCATTTGTCGCACCCCGATTGACATAAACAAAGACATCGGAGTAAATTTGCGTGCCAGCATCCCAATCTTCTACAACACCGTTCTTAGAACGAGTACATTCAATGAACTGGTTGAGTGTTTTTTCCTTATATTGAACAACTTCTTCATCATTGATACGGATTGTTCCGTTTCTTTCTGGCCAACCAATCGTAGAGTCAACCGTAATAATACTTTCTGTAGTGTCAAGTGCCTCAACCAGAGTCGTCTTATACGGAATAGAGAACTGACCTTGCAGAGTTTCTTCAGAAATTGCGAGTTCATACACGGTGCCTACACCAGTATTGATCGCAATCACGTTTTCAATCAGTGCAGATGCCGCGCCAACAGTCGTATCAACCGCATCTCGGTATTGGAACAACTGTGAATCCAGCAAATCACGCGGATCACCACTCAAAAGTTCCGCACGAAGGACGGTATCGACGTTCCAAGTTGCGGCAGATGGTTTGATAACCTCATCTTTCGGGTATGAAACATCAACATTCTCCGAGAACAGCATCTTGAACAGATACTGTGTGGAGATTTTCGTACCTTTTGAAGAGTAGAAGTCGCTGATCGTCTTAATGATCTGCGGAGCATTTACTTTATTATAGTCAATTTCTGCATTTGGCAGATACTGATTGATATATCTACGATAAAGTTCCTTGGCAAACAGGTTGTCAAGGTTGTGAATAGTCGAACCAACAGCGTGAGAAGACTGAATTGTGTCGGACTCTTTGCTGTAAATTTGGTTTCCTTTCTGAGAATACGCTGAAACAGCGGAAACACCACGCTTACAATTTACAAAAGCAGAGGGTTGATAACCAGATCCAGCGTTATGAATAGTGAAACCAGTAATTTCACCAAAACCAACATCACAAGATGCCTCAGGTGCAGGAGGTGCAGCGATGAAAACCTTTGGAGGTTCAGTATCGGAGTAACCCTCACCGAAACTGGTAATGTTGATGTCGGTGATTTCACCGTTAAAGATGGTAGCAACTGCTGTTGCACCAGTACCACCAATAGGATTATTAGCAACGTCTTTGCGGTTATCGACGATATACACAGAAGGTGCATCGGTATAACCTTTACCACCAGTCAACAGTTCGATGTTGGTGACTCTGCCACCAGTAACATTCACATCGAGAATCTGTGCGCCAACAGGATCAATGATTTTTGCTCTAGGAACAGTTTCGTATCCTTGACCACCACTGAGAACTTCAATTCTGTCGAGTCTACCGTCAGCATCGAGGTGTGCCATAACGGATGCAACGATTGCATTTGAACCCGTTGGAGGATCGATGTATACGAGAGGAGCAGTAGTATATCCACCACCACGATCAACAACAGTGAAAGAATCTGCATCGATTCTTCCATCTGTCAAAGTGGGACCACTGATGATTGCACCACCAGGATTCGTGAACTTAATAGAAGGAATTCTGTCATATCCAGAACCAGAAGACAGAACATTCAGCTGAACGACACCTTCAATGTCATCACTAACAGTTGCAGTGATTCTAGCAGTTTTACCTTCGGGATCTGCAGGAGCATCGACTTCAACCAATGGTGGGTTGTTTGCGCTATAACCTTGACCAGAAAACAGAAGACTAACATTCTTGATACCATTGACAAGTGCCTCTGCAGTAGCATCGCTACCAGTACCAAGGTTTGATGCAATAGTAACCTTGGGAGAGAAACTCATTCTGTATCCAGAACCACCATCCTTAACGATGATGTCTTCTACTTCACCATTTTGAACTTTGACGACTGCTTCGGCATCAGCACCGAATTCGGGAGCGATCAGTTCGACAGATCTAACATCAACTGTCGATCCTGCACCAAGAGTTTCTTTGAAAATGATCTTGTCTTCAAAGATCGTGAATTCTTCAAAGGGTCTCTTCTCAACTCTATTAACGACAACAATCGAAGCAATCGTTGACAGTGGTTGATAAGGTTGAGTATTTCTTGTAAGATGGAACTGATTAGAATCAGCAGCAACAGAAATAGGGTCCAGAGAACGGACAGGAACGCTTGTATAACCAATCAGGTACCTGATAGTATTAAGAGCACCAGTAAGAGCACCTGTAGGCGCTACAGGAGGGTTTACAAAGCGAATACGATCACCCTCAACAAAATAGTCCCTATTTGGGAACTGAAATTCATTATTGACGATAACCAGCAGGTGATCAGCAGATTGTGGCGAAACTGGGTCACCCAACAGTTTCAGATTAAATTCTGTGGTAGAACCGTCGAACTGAGATGAAATCGGTTCAAATTCTTGAATCTTACGATCAAATTCTTCTTTATTAACACCAGGAGTGAAAACAACGTCTGGCGAATGTGTGATCGACTCGTAATATATGATCTCATCGTCGATCTTGAGTGTGCCGTCCTTCTCAAGGAAGTAGTTTACGTTTTCGGCAACAATAGTATTTTGATATGGGTCAACCGCGCTCAGAACAGCAGATTCCGAAGACAGGAAGTTAGGATCAAACTCACCAGAACCGATGTCCGTATATCTCAAGATATTGTTGAGAATATCGTACGGACGACCAGGTTTCTCTTGCGAACGGTAATATTCGGCAAGAAGATTGACAAACTGTTCGTTGTCTTCCTTAATGAATGCAGGAATTTGATCCTGTACTCTCTGAGATACGGTTACTGCCTTCATCTGCTGGTATAGGCTATCTTATGGGTTTATTAGAAGCAGGACTCGAACTCGGGGAGTTCAAACACTACTGTCGGATAATCAATGATATTTAGTGGGGTTCCGTCGAAGTTAATTGGAGTGAAGTCGAACGGATCGAAGGTAGGAACGTTAGTTCCGTCAATGGTATAGTCAATAGTTTGAACGGTCGGGTTGAAGATCGCAGGATCAACACCTGTGCCAACATTGATGTTGGAAGAAGCGGGAAGAACCGTCACTGGGATGCGATTTGTACCATCAGGTGTATTTGCAACGTTAATAGGACCAACGCAGACGATACCGTTCTTGTAATCGACTGTGCCAACGTTGCGCTTCAAGATGACTTCTTTTTCATCGAGTTTTGTCACCATAATCAGATTTCCGTACCCATCATCACGAAGATTCACAGGAAGCAGAGCAGATGTATCATTTTCAAGCAGAACTGCGGAAGAAATTTGACCAGCAGTGAGAGTTGTCTGAAGATTCAGGAGATTTTCCGTATATCCCGTGGAATAGAACGTTCCACTCTTGACAGTCGAGTATTTGGGAATACAACTTCCATCTCCAGATCCATCACCCTTGTCTCCACCAGACAAATCGTTTGGATTTGCAATTTCATTACCAAAGTCGAGACATTGTGTGAAAGTTTGTCCAAAATCAAATCCTTCCACGTTCATACCCAAAGTCATATGGGTAACGTTGCCGCTAATAGAAGGATCGGAATCATCAATCATTGATTGATAAGCTGAGATGTCCACACGTCCATTAAAACGTGTTGCTTCCGCCTGACTGTTGTATTGATCGATTGCAGCAAGAATTTTGGTAGCAATTTCATTGTTTGACAGATTTGTCTTGTTGCCATCGAAGAATGCCCAAGTTTTGGGACGAATGTACAGTGAAGTTGGGTCAATAATCACTGGTTCGATCGATGCAATCGAATATTTCAACAAATCAGTCTTAATTCTCTTCTTAGTGCTACTATTCAACGATGCACCAGACTTTGTACGGATAGCGATATACACTTTTCCGTAAATTGGCGGATTTAGACGTTCTCCACCGTATGCAGTAACAGATCTTGCCTGAGAATACACTTTTTTAGTGATGAACTCATAATCAGACTCTGTAACCGCTCTGTTCTGACTGTTAAACGCTCTAGGAGCGTTGAATTTGATGCTCAGGGTAGATTCTACGTCTGCACCATCTTGTGCGCCGTCTACGGTCGCCATAGAGAGGTTGGCAGCAGGAACTAGGCGTCCTTCAGAGTCAATGACTCGTCCAACAAAGTTAAATCTCTTACAACCATTACCAGCAGGTCCTTCCGTACGGACATAGGACATTCTGATCACCTCACCAGCAATCAGTTCACGACAAATGACACCATCGCCAAACACAACGTTGTATCTTTGGTCATCTGCCTCTTCTAGGAAGTAACCACGAGTGGTTCCATCCACATCAACGATGTTTTGAACAAGGTTATAGGTGTCAATCTCTTCAGATGTTGCATTAGGAGAGATAGAAACACGCAGAAGGTCTGTATCGACCTGATCAGAGGGGATAGGATATGATCTCTGCTTAACATCAGTAACTGTGTACTCATAATCAAGACTATTGCCCTGATAAATCACCACTTTCTCGAAGGTAGCAACACCATCAGCTTGATTTACGGTCACTGAGAGCGCCTGTGGCAGCGTAAAGGTGAAACTTGCACCAGATGTACTAGAAACGAACACATCGCCCTTCTGGAGTTCCACAGACTGGGGATATGCGGTGCTAGAACCAATAACTTGTGTCTGTACAGCAAATCTGACACACGCTTTTGGCGCTTTTATGGATTTTGGTGTATAATTCAGTTGCTTTGCAATCTTGACAACATTGTCTCTAATAGTTGCCGATTCCAAAAATGCCTCGTTCATCGCCATATTGGCATTGAACGCAGCGTAGTATGTGTTATATGATAGAACGTCCAGCAAATAAGACGCAGCGGAACCTTCAAAGTCGTAATCAGTGAACTCAGTACGAGTTCTCAGATAGGATCTGATTGATTCACGAATCTCTGTAAAATCTAGAGATGTAAGATTAGATGGTATTGCTGCCATTTTTAGGTGGGCTCCAGCAGGAAGTCTACGGTTTGTACAAGGGTTTCACCAATAATTGTGTAATCAATTTCAACTTGCAGTTCGTTTGCACCTTCATAGGTCATACGAACTTCATTGACTGTCACTCTAGGTTCAAGTCTGATAATAGTATTGATGATTTCTTCTTTGAGCTCTTCGATCATAAAGACATCAAAGTTCTCAAAAAGCATTTCACGAAGTCTTGACCCTATGTTTGGTTGAAAGGGTCTTTCACCATAACCAGTTAAGATTAGATTCTTAATCGATTGCTTGATAGCATTCTCATTTTTAACCACAGCAAAATCCTCGGTATTAGGGTTTGCCAACATCCCAATACCGAGGTCTCTAAATTCGCGAGATAAATTTCGTTCTGCCTTAAAACGGTATGCCATTAAGTGTCAAGTTGTTCGACGTAATCATCGAAACCTCCTTCACCGCCACATTGTTTAGATAAACGATCCGCAGGGGGATCGTTGGGTTTCTTTTTTGATCTGTTTAGGTATTTATCAGAGCGGGGGTCGGTTATTAAAACCATCCCGCTCTTAATGAACTCTTGTCCCTGGTCTGGAATTGGTGAGTTAGCCATTGTTATTTAGAACGTATGTGGGTGGGTGAAAAGCACAATACTCGTTGAAGGTGATTTTCATCTCTTTGTTTGTGAGACCGCAATGGTCTGCAGCTTTAGGAAGGTTCCACTTTGCAGACCACAGCATCTCCATTGCTTTACGTGTCTCTGGACGCACTATTTACCTTGCCCCCTGTAGCGTTTCTTCGCCTTATTGCCACTAGATGCAGCGTACTTGGTGTGCTGTCCTGATCCCTGCCGCGTCTTTTTGGGTTTTGTCTCAATGAGTTTCTGTCCAGAGAGACCTACTTTTGCTCGTGCCATAGTGATTGGTGTGGTACTCAGTAATTATATCACGAATTAGCAGGAAAGCACATTAGGAGATCCGTATGCAATAACACTTGAACAAGGGTAACTTGCGCCAGGTGCTCCGATTCCAAGCGGATCAAGCATTCGTGCAATGGGAACTTTGAATGCATACACACTCATTGTTGTTGCTTCCGCAAGTCTAGCGTGTCCGACACCTCCCATATCCTCCACAGAGAGCATACTACAAGTCGTAGGAGTGGGAATGATACACATTGCCTTACCACAAGGGCAAGAGTAGTTAATAATATTGGTACCAAACGATGTATGTGGTGTAAACATATCACCGAAAATCATAATCGGGAGGAAGTTCACAAGAACTGTCGCTCTCAATGGGTTGATTGCAGTCAATGGGATCAGTGGCATTGGTGGCCACATACAAGTCTTATCCTTCACAATAATACTGAGAGGGATAGGTGGTGTACCACAAGACTGCCACATATGAATAGTCGCAGGAATCGGAATACCGTGTCCAGAGCAAGGCAATCCATTGATTGAGGCTACTGGTTTGTTAATTCCTAATGCCATTAGGTCAAATCACACTCATCAAAGTATGGATTTCCATAATTGTCCAATGTCGTTGACAAAAGTCGCGTAGAACCAGTTGCCCAGTTCTTCCAATGCATTGTTCCATTTACGGGTCCTAGTTCTATATAGGGACCATCCTCTGACAATTTGCCTGAGTCAAACGCGATTGTTGAGTGAATAACGTTTCTCAGTGCCCAGTTTCCGAATCCACAACTTCCAAAAAAGTCATTATTGTTACAAGGATCGGATGCGCTGATGCCATTTCCATTAGAATCGTATCCTCCATAAACATTCAGCACACCATCTGCAACAAAGTTGTGCCAGTTGTCATTAGGAAACTTACCACCACTGCAATTAGCGAGTGTTAGTTGAGTATATGGGACATTATTTTGACCAATTTCTACATCATTTGCATCAACGAGGATTTGGTTGAAGAATAAACCTGTGTAAACGTTAATATTATCTCCAATCCAAGTGCTAAGTTGTCCCAACTCCACGTTTGATGTTGATAGAGTAGCACCAGGACCATTAAAGTCGAAGGTATTCTCATCACCAGAGGTCGGTACGAACTCATACTGCCCGTTTCCTGTGCTGTAGCAGCGTCCTTTTACGTTTGACCCTCTAGTACAGGCGTGTGTCTTGTAACCGCCCGTCACGGGGCGTCCAGCGGTCAATGTGGGTTTAGGCAGCCACTTCAACCAAGCCAAGAATCTCTGGTTTACTGCTTCACTAACACCAGTGACATCACCTTCAATGGTCATTGTCACACGAATAGTTGCCTCTTCTTTCTTACTACCGCAATACTTGAATGGCATCCATCCATAAGTTCTCTCTTTTCCGTCAGTATCGAACGCTGTATATGGACAAGGAACATCAAAAAAGCGTTTTACCATATAAAGATTCGCTTGATCCATCTCAATACAGTCTCCTCCGAAGATTCCACGGAGACCTTGAGTCATTTTAGCGTTGATTTGACCCGTATTCTTCGTAGAATTCTGCTTTGCACTAGCAAGAAACGCATTATTTTGGTTCCAATTTGGGTCTTGCTGTGAGACATTACCCCAAAGTGACTCCAAATCGGTAAAAGTGTTGATGTCGTGCCAGTTTTCACCGATATTTGGGTTAATACAGATCTTAGGAATGACATTTTCGCAGAATTTTGTCTTCTCTTTGATGTCAATATCCGTGCTTTTGATGTATCCAGTCACATAAGATGTCTGAATTGGGTTTTTTAGTGTGCCAAGTGCTTGTCCAGCACTCTTATACATCTCATCAAAACCAGCTCTTACATCTGGATCAGGAATTCCACCCGATTTAATGGATCTTTGAACCTCATCATCAGTAATATTTGCGCTCTCACCAACAACAATGTCCTCTCTAGTCTCGGTTTCACGCTCAACAACCTGCACATACACCTCTTCACCAGGTTGATACCCCGCGCCTTTGTCGGTAATTGTGACAGATTTGACGCAACCCTCTTCATTTACAGTAACTGTACCCTTCGCTTGGCGGAAGTTACCCGTAAAATTGTCTTCAGTAATGTATTGTTGTGTCTGAATGTTGCGTGCAACCTCTTGTGCTGCACGCTCTGTGGAGTCAAATTCGTCTGATGACTCAAGATTGATCGCATAATCAACCTCAAAGTCGTCTTCAAACGCTTCTGGAACGTTTTTTGCCGTATCTGAGAACCCTTCTTCGCGCACAATATCGGGAATACCAATAATCAGTGACGGATTTACATAATCTTTGCCCGCATTTATGATTTCAATGCGCCCAATCTGTCCTTTGTTATTGATAATTGCCTTCAGAACTGCCACATCCAGCGTTCTTTTTGGAATCAGTGCCTTATTATCGATCTCTACACGGTAATATGACAGTTTTTTGGGAAATTCATACACACCAAAGAACGCAACCTTGTCTTTGATGCCATATCCTGCCAAAACAGAAGCAGTTGCACCATCATCTGATGTGATATTCTGCAGATAAGTGAATTCATTGCCCTTTGCTTTACCCTCTTTGAACAACTTCATATAACCACACTTCAATTCATCACCGAAGTATCGTACTTTCATAATTGTCCAGTTGTTGAGAGACTCCCCAACACGGAAAGCACCAGTAGCAGACGTATAACGGAAGAAGATCATCTCTTCATCTGTACCAACAGTCCAGAATGAGTCTCCTTGACTACCGTGTTCAGTGCTATCCACTGTCATTGAGGTTCTCTTGGTTACCCAAGCGTCTTGACGCATCTCATAGTACAAGGAGTGGTACCTAACATTAGGTACACACTCTGTTTGACTTCTTTGAGGGCAACACGGAGCATCTGTAGTAGTAAAGTTGATACCATAGATGGGTCCATTGAACGGAAATGACGTATCATACAGATAATAGACAAATTGACCCTCAAAACAGTCGTGAAAACCAAGAAATCTTGGCATTGCCGCTTTGACAGCACCATTTTTGCCGTAAAACCACTCAAAGTTGGCATTTGTACTGATTAGTTCCGCATTATTTGGATCACCCCACCCTTCTTGAGCAGGAGTTGCCTCTGGTTCGTCGTGATAACGTGCTTTTGACCAAGTTTGGTTGTATTGATACCACCCATTGCGGTCAACTTCGCCAGTATTGTACGCTTTACCCGATGTTTCGACTCTTTTACGGTTTCTAGGCGCTCCACCAGTCCAAACATAGCAGAAAATGCCTTGATAGACGTACTCACCCTGCCTTACCTCCCTTGGAGGGATAGGTCCACCAGATAAATTGACTTCAACAGCAGGATTGATGGTGTAAAAGTCATCAACATCACCATCTGCATTCTTTCTATAGTGATAGAGTGCCGTTGGCATCTCATTTACGAAACTTACTCCCGCACTGGTCGCTGCAGCAACACTTGGGAACCCGTATCCAAGCAACTTCTGTCCACCAGAAGTAGAGAGATAACTATTTTTGTCGCCACCATTCCAAGCAACATACACAGGAATAGAACCAGATACGTTGCTCTTGTTGAGTTGAAAATAGTCTTGTCCACTACGAGGTTCAATATTATATCTCTTTCTTTCTTGAGGAATGTCTTTAGGAATCTTTTCCTTATGATAATAAAAATGATCCTCCCAACGACCACTGTAGAAACGATAGACCGCTCTACGGTCTGCATCGCAAAACTCTACACAAGTCTCGGTAGGATCACCAATATAGAAGACTTCATCCCTGCCAAATGCATATGAACCTGGTCCAGAGCCCTCAATCTCAATCTGATAACCACTTCCAAAGGAGGGGTGTTCATCAGATGTATAGGTTCTATCATAGTCTTCAGAATCTACAGGATTCGGATAACTACGACCAGTTTCAATAATGTAGGCTGGCATTAGTCACTGTTAAGTTTCTCTTCCAGTGTATTTATTCTGGAATAGAGATCGTCAAAGATCTGACGTAGGTTTGAATACTCAGTGTGACCTGGGATCTTGTACTGAATCATATCAGCACCCCTCTGGAGGAACGCTTCTGTCGATTGACTACGTTCCGCGAGAGTCTTGATGCTCTCAGCGATCTTGCCAAATCTCCATTCAATCTCCTCCTCATAGGATTCAAACTCTGGAACAGCAGGTGGTGTTTGGGTCATTTTACAAAAAAGGTTTCGAGGGTTGGGGTTTCTTTGGGTTTTGAAGTCGTGACACGTGCCTGAATAGGATTACCGTGACTACCTCCACGTGCAATCAATGCCGCACGGTTGTTATCGCCCCCAGTAGTGCGACGAAGTTTGAATACTCTATTGTCAAGTGAGTTCTGTTCTTCACCACTATGATCGACTTCAAACATAGGGTTCATCCACAGTTTGCCTTCCTTAGGCATAGAGTGCCATCTCATTGCTTCTAGCATCTCTGCAGGAACATCAGGATCCACCTCATAGATGGGTGCCCAGGTGTCAATGACAAGTCTATGGATAGGTAGGTCCTTCTCTTGTCTTTCAGATGAAGGAGACTGTTTAGTCTTTGCCTCATCCAACCAGATTGGTTCCAGTAAACCCCAGTGCACTACCTTCAGGAAGAGTTTCCAGTGATAGTCTTCAACTGCTGCGTTCTTCCCTTTATTAGGTGAACCGAACTTCTTCATCTTACCGTTACAGACACGGTTCTCGTCATAACCCCACCGATTACCCGAACGATACAATGGCGTACGGTTATGGCGGATATGACTAATCACACGCCCTAAGTTACTGACGTGATACCACGGTAGGATAATCTCCTTACCGTATTCTACTACACGCGCTAGTTTCCACTTCTCCCCAGGTAGGGACGTAACTAGCTCTCCTGGTACTGTATATGCTATATCGAGTATATCTTTTAGTTCAGTGTTTTGTCTAGTGCCTTTTGGTTGTATGAAGTTTGGATTGTAATCGTAGTCTGGATCGAAGTTTGTGCCAAATGTCATAGTATGTTTAATGTATTAGTATAGGGAAAACGCTCGCGGGGGGTGCCCCTAGAACCGTTTTACTTCCCCTTATATATCAGAAATAATTCAAATTTAGGACAAAACGAAACTTCTGGTCAGTTGTAGATGTGCCAGCGTGTGGTGTATCAACAGGGAAACGAACAAGTCGGTTCTCTACCGAGTTCACCTTCGTACCGTCCTTGAAGAAGGTATAACCATCGCAGGTATTCAGATAGAACACCGCAGTGGTTGCCCCCTCAAAGTCGTTCATACCATACTCTCCACAGTCTGTGTGATAGTCATACTCTATCATACTATCTGTGTGATGGTTCAAATTTGCTTTGATCCGTATTAAGGCACGAGGTCGCAAGTAGTTAATGAGAGGTAAGATGTATTCCCACTCCTGGGATTGTGGTCTACCTAACTCATAGAACTTATGCACCATTTGCCAGTTGTATAATTCCTTCGCTTGTAGTTCTGGATCAAATGCACGAGCAACGTGCATCACCTTCGCGTGATTCAGATACCAAGGAAAACATTGATCTCCACAGATCTGTTCTTGCATCTTGTAGAACAAATCTTCAGGCAAGAAATTGTCAATTACCTCCAACGAAGGGACTGTCATCATACTCTCCTAGTTTTTCACGAATAGAACGCCATAATGCTTGTACTTTCTCTAACTCCTTGCCACCACAAACATCTGCCTTGTAGATAAGAGCCCACTTACCTGAGTTACAAATAAGTTTACGCTCTTCATCAGTGAGAGAGATCTCCCACTTAGATGTCGCACTCGCCTTTTTCATAAAAGTTCCTGGAGGATTCAAGTTGCTGTAGAATCTTGTCGCATTCATTATAGCGTCTTTCCTTAAAAGGTCCAATCGCATTCATCTGATAGTAACGAACAGCATCAAAGATCAGTTTCTTCTGGTCTAATGTCAGTTTATTCATCCAGTTTAGTCACAACAAGGGTTTCATCATCGACTTGGTATTGTAGTGTATCCCCAATGAGCCATCCAAGTTCTTCTGTTAACTCATCGGGTAGTGTGACAAAGAGATCGCCGTGGTCATCTTCGTCAATCGTAAGAATAAATCTACGAGACATCCCGTTTCCTAATAACATACATTGTTGAAGCTATGTATGTTTGAACTTTTTCCACGCGACTAATATCAAATGCTTTGTGATGTAAGATGTAACCATCTCCTAGGTACAGTGCCCCGTGATTCAACCGATTGCTGCCGAGGTTCATCAGCAACACATCATATTTTTTCAAATCTCCGAGGTCGAACTGCTCACCCATCTCTGATTCCCTGAACACCTCCCATCCTTCGTCCTCCCAGAGGTCCCTCAGGAACGCTCGGTGGTTGAATGAATAGTCTTCCTTACACTCGTGGATGCCCAGAGCGATTCCAACGTCATACAGCAGGCGGAAACACCCACCTCCTCGTTGTCCTCCCCACTCCCTTCCGAGGAACTCAGAATACTCTTCCTCAAATGCTAGACGGACTCTTTTGGTCATTTTTTACCAGAAAAAAATTTTGTATATGGGGGGACCCATAAATGCGTTTTCGATAATATATGCGACCCTATACTGTTGTAGGTTGCAGAGCGGGTCCCTTTTTAATATGCGAAAAATGTCAATAACCCTCGGAGGATTGCACGTGGTAGCACATACCCTCCGAGACGCAATAATTCAATAGTTTATGATACTTAGTGTACCACGGTTCGATTTCAGTGTCAAGCACAAATTGTGCCCATTCCACTAACTCCGAAGGAGGCAGAGATTGTGCCTCCATTAGTTCACATAAGAACTCAAATCGTTTCATTCTTGTGTAGTGTAATCGATGTCAATATCTCCCCCTGATTGATCATCAAATTCGAGATCTTCAAAGACATCATCCGAATCATCTTCGAGGAATTCATCTATCCAATCGTTGTCTAGTTGTTGATACTCATTAGGGTCAACCATTGAATACATCTCCGTCGAAATCATTGTTGTCTAGTTGTTGCTTACTGTTTGTTCGATTGTGTTGTTCACCCTTGTATGTGTCATTGAATTGATCATACTTAGTGCGGGTTCTTGTTGATCGTTTTTCCCTCAAAGATTTCGGTCTATTTGACCTATACGTGTCGTTGCGTTTGTAAGTGCGACCCATCAGATTGTCGGCAATAATGTGCAGAACTGGACTACTTAGGAACTATAAGGAAAACCTCCGAAAATGTCAATAGTTTGTGTGAATTTCTCTTCGTCCTCTAAGTGTTGACAACTGTCTCGCGATAGAGTAGAGTCTAAGGTCACATCAGTTCCGTACA